TATCTGAATGTAAGAACCTTCCTAGAACTTTCTCTAGAATTCATATTGAATATACTAATAGAGAAGGAGAAATAGTTAAAGACGTTTTAGTATTTAAAAATTCTTGAAAAATAAAGATTATTAAATATCATATATTGATTGAACATAATATTCAATCATTAAAAGTCCTCAAATTGAGGCAAAAAGGAAAATATGAGTTCTCATTCATTAGAAGTTGATATTCTTGTCAACTCAAAACCCATCAAGAAATATGCCCATCAAAATAAAGTATTCGTCGTTTCACCAAAAAATGTTGAATATTCTATTAGAATAAAAAATAATAGCTGGAATCGTAAATTAGTAGTGATTGCAGTAGATGGGATAAATGTTGTGGATGGTCTAGCCGCTGGAGCTTCCAAAGTTGGATATGTTATTAATGGATATTCTTCATCAGTTATTACTGGATTTAGAACATCTCTACAAGACATTCATCCATTTAAATTCAATTATAAAGAAAAAAGTTACGCCGCAAAGTCAGATGAAACCAAAGGAGATACAAGTAATTGCGGTGTTATTGGGGTAGAATCTTATTGGGAAAAGATAGAAGAAGTTCCATTATATACTCTTATTTCATCACATTTAGGTTTAGATACAACTTTATGCGGTAGTTGTTCGTCAAGTGCCGTAGCATCTTCAAATCCACAATACCAATCAGATATTACAACATACGGTCAAGCTTCATGTAGTTCTTTAAATAACGATATTGTTTATCCAGATAATGTTCGATGCTGTAATTTTGATATGGGAACAGAGTTTTCTAAACGAGTAGTCAATAGTCCAGTTAAAGAGGTTCTATTTGAGACAGGTAATTTAGACGAGACAATTGTTCTTTATTACGCATCTTATCATAGTTTGGAAGAGATGGGGATTCCTCTTACAAAAGAAGTCCATGTTTCATTTCCTAACCCTTTTCCGGCTCGTTTTTGTAAACCTCCACGATAATTTACATATTATTGAATAAATATCATCAGATTTCCCTCAAACTACTATAATAGTTTGAGGTTTTTTGTTATGAATTTTACTTTATTTTTAAATTCCAGAGGAAGAGTTGAGCAGCTTAAAAGATTTATTGAAGTGGTCGAAAATGTTACAATTAATTTAGCAGAAACAGAATTAATAATTACAGGCGATAATGATGACCAAGAAACCGTAGAATTTTTAAATTCTCTAAATTCTAGAAAAACTCTTATTTTTAATCCCATAATCGGAGATAGACCAAAAAGTTTATGCGGCTCATATAATAATATGGCAAATAGAGCTAGCGGGAAATATCTATTTGTAATGAACGATGATGCTGAAATATTGACTATGGGTTGGGATGAAATTGCATTAAAGAAAATTTCCGACTTTAAAAAAGAAAAAAATATTAAAGATGATATAATTTTTGGCGTTACTTCTGATACAAGTGTCGATAAGGCCCACACAAAAGAATACCCATCTTTTCCAATTATTAGTAAACAAGCAGTAAACGTTCTTGGATTTTTTATGCACGATAATTTTGTTGGTTTAGGTGGAGATAGTTCTATTTATCGCGTATATCAAGAGTCTCAACGATTAGTAGATATGACCGCAATAGTAGTAGACCATATTTACCATAATACTATTTATAAAGTAATGGCTCCAGATAAAACTGCTGCTGAGATGAGAATGAATTCTGCCGTTAATCCAGTTGACCCATTTTCTTTTGATGTATCAGATGATGTTAAAAAACTACAAGATTTTATTAAAGCTACCAACAAATAAATATGACTGAACAATCATTAAATTGCGACAGAAGATATACCCATACATTTGCTGATTTGGTCGATAGACTAAGTATATGTATTCTAAAAAGTATTTTTATTCCATCAAATAAGAAAGCTTATGATGCGGAAATTCAAGACATAATGCACGATATCGACTTGATTATCTCACAAAAAAATGTTACTCTTAATGCAGAATCGGTAAGAGCCATACAAATCCTAATGCTTTCCAACCGATTTATTTGGGAAAATGAGAGTAAATGTAGAGCTGGGGAAAATCAAGACTTTTCTTTATTAAAAATTACACACTCAATCAATGGAGTTCGAAATACTGCGAGAAATGTATTGTCTAAAGAGATGGGTGAAAGATTAGACTTAAAAGTTGATTGTCTCGCCGCAGAATTACAAACTGATTTCCAAAATTGGAACTTATTTAATAATGAATCAACCACGAATAGTTAATTATGACTTTTATATTAAAGGGGTTTTTGGATTAGAATTTGATTCTTTCAAAGATGAGCGTGGTTATAATTTTGAAGGATTTAATCATAATTACTTAAAAAGGATACCTGCTTTAGATTTAGTATTTAAAGTTGATTCTTTTTCAAAATCCCGAAAATGGACATTAAGAGGTTTCCATGGAGACAAACAAAATCATAAATTAGTTCAATGCCTTTCTGGAAGAATTCAATTAATACTATTAGATGCAAGACCTAATAGTTCGTCTTATGGAAAGACATTAGATATTGGGGTGATTTCTGGAGCTTTACCGAAAGCTTTTATTCTACCTCCTGGAGTATTAAATGCTCACTTATGTTTAAGCGAAGAATGTATATTTTTTTATAAACTAACTTATGGTTATGTTCCAATAGCAGAACAAATTCATGTTAAATGGAACTCTCCAAACTATAATATTTCATGGATTGGTAACTCAAAAGATTTTATATTATCAGAAAGAGACAAATAAATGATTATTTTAATAACTGGCGGAGCTGGATATTTAGGAACTATCTTAATAGAAACACTATTAAATTATAGAAATATAGGATTAATAAGTTTTAAAAAAATAGTAGTTTACGACAATTTACTGTATAAACAAGATGGTATATTTCCATTATTGTCTGATTCTTCCGTAGAATTCGTATTGGGTGATGTTAGAGATTATACTAAACTTCAAGGATATATACAGGAAGCAGATTATATTATTCCTTTGGCGGCTATAGTTGGAGCCCCTGCTTGTGATAATGACCCAAAACTTGCAGAAGAAATTAATTACAGACAACTCTATTATATTTCTCAAAATTGTCCTTATCACTCAAGAATCATTGTTCCAAATACTAATTCTGGATATGGGGCGACTAAAGATGGACAGCCCTGTTCCGAAAAAAGTCCTTTACGTCCATTATCGGTATATGGTGTTACTAAATGTAATGGAGAAAAAGCGGTTATGGAATCTGGACATGGATGTGCTTTTAGATTAGCTACTGTTTTTGGAACATCATATAGGTTTCGTAAAGATTTATTAGTTAACGATTTTGTCTTAAAAGCGATGACTGATAAATATATTGTTTTATTTGAAAGTCATTTTAAAAGAAATTTTATTCACATAAGAGATGTGGCTCATGCTTTTATTCGGGCAATGATGAATTGGGATTTATTTAAAAATGAAGTTTTTAATCTTGGATTATCTTCTGCTAATTTGTCAAAATTAGAATTATGTGAAGCTATAAAAAAACACATTCCAGATTTTGTTATTAAACAAGATGATTTCGCTAAAGATAAAGATAAAAGAAACTATATCGTCTCCAATAAGAAGCTTGAAAATGCCGGATGGACTGCTCTTAATAGCTTAGATGATGGTATTCAAGAACTTATAAAAGCTTATCCAGTATTAATAAATTCTGGTCTTACAACATATACGAATTTATAAAATATGATAACAAATTTAACAAAACAAAACCTCATAGATTTTGAGGAAGACATTGCTCAATGTTTTAATCAGAAGATGATTAAAGCTCCCATTCATCTTTATTCAAATAACGAAGAAGAAATGATTAACGTTTTTCAAGAAATTCGTCCTCAAGATTGGGTTTTTTCTGCTTGGCGAAGTCATTATCAATGTTTATTAAAAGGAGTTCCCCCAGAACAATTAAAACAAGCTATTCTTGATGGAAAATCTATTTCTTTATCCTTTCCATCTTATAAGATATTCTGTTCTGCTATAGTTGGGGGCTCGGTTCCCATTGCTGTCGGAACAGCCCTAGCTATTAAAAGACAAGGATTAGATGAAAAAGTTTATTGTTTTGTGGGAGATATGACTTCTGAGACAGGTATTATGTGGGAGAGCTTAAAATATAGTATTTCTTACGATTTACCTATTGTGTTTATTGTGGAAGATAATGGACTTTCTGTATGCACTGATACAAGAAAAACTTGGAATATGGAAATCCTTACTTTTGAATATCAGCTTCCAAAGTCTTCTAAAAAATACATAAGATATTATAAATACAAAAACAAATGGCCACATGCCGGTTCTGGGTCACGAATTCAATTTTAATGAAAACTTCATATATTTTAGCAACTAACAAAGACTTGGGATTTAGTCAAGATACAATTATTTCTATTTTATCGTTACCAAAACACGATATGGAACTAATAGTCTGTTGTCCACAATCGTCTATACATCCACAACACGAAGATTTTTTAAAACGATATAATATAAAAATAATTATAGACAAAGAATGTTCTGGAAGCATTTTCGCATTTAATTACGCATATTCGTTTACTGATGGAGATTATATAGCTATGATGATAGAAGATATAATCCTTCCTCCTAATTATTTAGATATGCAAGCTTGGATGGAATCGGATTTTATGAAACAAAAACGTTTCAAAATATCTAATACATTATGGGATGCTGGCCCTGGATTATTAATGTATGGACATCATGACCCAAACGCCATTGATGGAGACGAAAGATTTAGATGGCCAATTACTGCTCCACATTTATGTATTAATCCTGCTTATACTCCATATGCTGTAATTCCTCTTCCATTTTTTTTAAGAGAAACTGTTGAGAAAGAACTCCAAGGATATCTTTTTCATCCCAAAATTAAACATCATTTTCCAGACCATTGGTTAGGATTTTTTATATCTAAACAAGAACCATTCGAACCATTTAAATGGAGATGCCCAACGGTTCAATATCAAGTAAATACTAAATACTCTTTTCCTTATGATTGGTCAACTAATAACTATGACATGAAAATTGTCGCCCAGCTAGCAGAAGACTTTATGGCAGGACAACAACTTTACGTCAATCCTTAATATGAGATATTTCAACGAATTAAAAAAATCAATGGAGTTTTTAGCCGATAACCCAAAAACCATATTTTTGGGGCAGGCTGTTATTTATGCTGGAACTGCGATAAGTAACACATTAAAAGATATTCCTGAATATAAACGAATAGAATTTCCGGTAAATGAAGAATTGCAAGCTGGTGTTTCTAATGGTTTAGCTTTAGCCGGACTTATTCCTGTTAGTATATTTCCAAGATGGAATTTCCTACTTCTTGCCACAAATCAAATAGTCAATCATCTTGATAAATTTCCTATTTTTTCTGGATATAAAACCAAGGTTATTATAAGAACAAGTATTGGCTCTGAAAGACCATTACATCCTCAGTATCAACATGTTGGAGATTTTTCAGATGCCTTTAGATTAATGTGTCCTAACATTGAGGTTATTCGATTAGATGAACCAGAACAGATATTTCTATCATATAAAAAGGCTCTAGAAAGAGAAGACGGAAAATCTACTATTTTAGTAGAATATGGAGATTTTTATAATGAAAAATAATGTCTTATTTGTAACCGAAAAATGGGCCGATGGTAATCCTAATTTTGGATTTACTCATACAATGACTGATATTTTTAATACATTCAGTCAAACCCAAAGAAACTATAATTTTAACACCCTTCATATTGACGAAGCTGGAGTTGTTTTTGGAAAGCATGTAGATGATATCCTTCCTCGCTATTGCCTTAGTTGGGATATAAAAATAGTTATTGTTTCTCTTTTGGGGAACTCCCCAATGAATCCTTCTCTGGAATGCTTTCAAAAACTTAAACAATTAGGAATTTTTATTTGCTTCTTATGGTGCGATAGTAACCCAAATGATTTGGCTCTCATTAATTATTTAAGACCAATTACAGACATTAATGTTTTCATGGATGCTTCTTATATTCCCGAAAGAAAATATGAAGAAAACGATTTAGTATTATGGACCCCGCTTGATTCAAATCTTTTTTATCCAGATGATAAAACTAGAGAAGTCTCATTCGTAGGACGCCTTTATCCATACAGAGAGGCATCAATGTCTATGCTTTCAGAAGTTTATCCTAAAGCTATAGTGAAAAGTGGGCAAAGAGAACATCGTTTGTCTTTCGAGGAATACGCCCAAATCACTAGAGAATCGCAAATAATAGTAAATTTTTCATATCACCCACTTGGTTATCACCAAGTAAAAGGAAGAGTATTTGAGGCCACAGCTAGTAATTGTTTACTATTAGAGTCAGATAATCCAGCAACCGAAAAATTATTCATTCCCAATAAAGAATATGTTCCATTTATTTCCCCTAAAGATTTATTAGATAAAGTCAATTACTATTTAGAGAACGAGGAGGAAAGATTAAAGATAGCTCAATCGGGACATGAAGCTTATCAACAGCGTTTTAACATTACAATTTTTTGGAATAAAATAATGTCTCGCGCAGAATCATATTTAAACAATGACTAAAGTTTTAATGTTAAGTGCTAAATGGTGCGACGGAAATCCTAGCTTAGGACTTTCAAATGATTTTCATAATGTATTTAATAGTTTTAGACAGAGTTTTTCAGAAATTCAATATGATATTTTATTTTATGATGAATGCTTAATTACATATTCTTCTCATATAAATGATATACTATTGAACTATTGTGAAAAAAATAACGTCACCACCATAATTGTTTCGTTGATGGGTAACAGTCATTTAAATCCGTCTATTGAGTTATTAGCTCAACTTAAAAATCTTGGATATAAAGTATGCATTATTTGGCCCGACACGGGTCCAACTTGGGGTATGCAAACGATGGCAGCTATTGGGGAAAAAGTTAGTCTTCATGTTTCTTGGGATAATCCTCGCTCTCAGTTTCATGATAATACACCTAGAGTTAGTAATTATTTAAATTTGTGGACTCCAGAAGACAATACTCTATTTAGATTTTTAGATTTTGACAAGAAAGATATTGATGTAAGTTTTCTTGGAAGCACAGATAAATATCACGATAGATTATTTTTCTTGAATCATCTGAAAAAGTTTGCTAACATTTATATTAGCGGTGGACAGAGAGATAAACGTCTTTCTCCAGAACAATACGCTGATATTACACGAAGAAGCAAAATAGGAATTAATTTTGCTCTTAGCCAAACAGGGGTATTTTGGCAAGCAAAAGGCCGAATATTCGAATATACTATGAGCGGAGCTTTATTATTAGATTTAGCCAATCCATCAACAAAAGATTTTTTTACTCCAGGTGAAGATTTTATAGAATTTGTGAATATTGAAGATTTAATTAACAAAATCTCCTATTATCTTAATAATAAAGATGATAGAGAAAAGATAGCTCTGCAAGGACATAAAACTTGTTTATCTAAATACTCTTCTTATAAATATTGGGAGGCGATATTAAAGACAATGAATTCTATATGAAAATTTTAATTACGGGTATTAATGGAAGTGCAGGTAGTTATCTTGGAGAATTTTTGGTAAATACTACTAATCATCAAATATTTGGAACTGTTAGGAATCATAATGGACTATCTAATATTCAAAATATCAAAGATAAAGTTTCAATTATTTATGTTGATTTAATGGATTTTCCCTCTTTGTTAAAAACTCTAGACAAGTATCGTCCAGATGTTATTTTTCATATTGCTTCTATGGCCAACGTAAGGAATTCTTTTGATTCTCCTTGTGTTGTTGTTAATAATAATGTTAATATCACTCTTCATATATTAGAAGCCGTTAGACTTTTAAAAGATAAGGATAATTATAATCCAATTATTCAACTATGTAGCACTTCTGAAGTATACGGAAATCCTAGTAAAGAATTTATTCCTATTGACGAAAATTGTCCACTTCTTCCAATTAATCCATATGCATCATCTAAATTGATGCAAGATAGTCTTGGTTACGTTTATTTTCTTAATTTTAAATTAAATGTAATCAGAACAAGAATGTTCTCTTATTTCAATCCTCGACGACCAGATTTATTTGCTACTCATTTTGCCAGACAAATTATAGATGTTTCCAATGGTAAAAAAGAAACGGTTGAGCACGGAAATCTTTCTTCGATACGAACAATTATCGACCCAATGGAAGCTGCTGAATGTTATTGGTTAATAACCTGTAACGGGAAAATTGGAGAGGTTTATAACATTGGTGGAATAGAACCAATTTCTGTTGGTGGAGTTTTAGAAGCATTAATTAAAAAATCTGGTAAAAATATACCAACAAAGCAAATCTCTGGTTTAATGCGTCCATCTGATATAGATAGACAAATTCCAAATATCCACAAATTTCAAGCAGCGACCGGATGGACCCCCAAAAAAACATTAAGTCAAAGTATTAATGATTTTTGGATAGATGTAAATAATCTATATCGTTAATTCCAATGAAAAAAATTAAAGTTTATTTTAATGAGTTTAACATTCCAACAGATAACACTGTTTATTTTCCCTATTCGTCAGGATTGTTATTAGCATATTGTCTTCAGGACGAAGATGTTAGACTTAATTTTGATTTTCAAGAATTTTTGTTTCGAAGGGAACCATTATTAAATATTTTATCTAGATATGAAAATCCAGATATAGCTTGTTTTTCATCATCAATTTGGAATCATCAGTTAAACTTGGCGGTTGCGAAAGAAATTAAAAATAGATTTCCTAATTGTCTAATTATCTTTGGTGGACCACAAGTTCCATTAAACAGTAATTTTTATATTGAAAATCCCTTTATAGATATAGGAATATTTGGGGAGGGAGAAATTATATTCCGAGATTTATTAATTAAATATTTAAAAAGGGAGAATAATTTTCCCCATCATATTACATTAAAGAATGATGTTACAACTAAAGAAATAGATGTTTTTCCGTCACCATATTCATTAGGACTATTTGACCAATTAATTAAAGATAATCAAGATATTAAATTTAAAGCAATAGTAGAAACAAATCGTTCGTGTCCATTCTCTTGTGATTTTTGTTTTTGGGGACAATCAGACTTAAATAAGAAGATTGTCTTCCATTCTCTTGAATATACAAAGCAAGAAGCCTTATGGCTTGCAAAAAATCAAGTAGAATATATCTTCTGTGCAGACGCAAATTTTGGAATGTATAAAAGAGATATTGATGTAGCCCAACTATTTTCAGATATTAAATTAGAATATGGATATCCAGATAAGTTTCGCGTTTGTTATGGGAAAAATACAACAGAAAATATATTTAATACAGCTTTAATATTATCTAAAGCTAATTTAGCTAAAACAGTAACGCTAGCGAAACAATCTAACGATAAATCTGTATTAGCCAATATTCATCGTTCGAATATTAATACTAAAACATTTAAACAATTACAAATAAAATATACAGAAGCGGGAATCCCTACTTATACCGAATTAATATTAGGTCTTCCAGGAGAAACATATTCTTCATTTTTGTCTGGACTAGAAGAAACCCTAGAATCTGTTATTAATAATCAGGTATTTATTTATCATTGTCAAGTTCTTCCAAATACAGCGATGGCAGAAAAAGATTATATTTCAAAATATGGTTTAAAAACTGTTAAAATCCCACTAGCGGAAGTTCATGGTAGTGTTCGAGATAATTCTATCGTTCAAGAATTTGAGGAAATAGTTATTGGAACTAATTCAATGTCCCAAGAAGAATGGAAAAAGTGTGCCGTTATTTCTTGGTTAGCTCAATCTTTATATGGGCTTAAAGCTGCCGAAGAAATTATTAATTTTCTTATTAAAGAATATAAAATCAAATTTACAGATTATTTTGAATTTATCTCTAAATGCGATATGGATGAAGTAAAATTATTATGGAGAGTAGCAAACGACATTACAGATGGGGAAAGGAGATGTCAACATGATGCTAGATTTGGGTCAATATATTATGACCCAGAAGAATTTGTTTTTTTATTGTTATGCTTAAATCCTAATAAATTCTTTCAAAAATTATTTCAAATAACTGTGGGATTTTTGATGTCTAAAGGTATAGACATAAAAAGTAAGTTTGCGGAGTTATTGACAGTTTTTTCTGTTCAACAAGATAATCTCCCTTCTCCTTACGATTATAGTTCTACTAAAGAGTTTGCTACCAAAGTAGTCTTACATGGAAGAAAAAGTAACTCAACTAAAAAACAAAGAAATCCAATAGGATTTCAATTAATATGAAAAGTCCAGACGTATCTATTATTTTACCGTCTATTCGCCCAGAAAATCTGATTAAATTTTATGAATCAGCTCAAAATGCTTGTCAGAGATATTCTTTTGAAATTATAATTCCTGGTCCATATCTAATTCCAGAAGAATTAATGAAAAAAGGAAATGTTGTATTTATTCATACTTACGCTAATCCAACTATTTGTTTTCAAATGGCGGCTCTTTTAGCTAGGGGGGAATTTATTTATAATACAACAGATGATGGATTATTACAACCCAATGTTATTGATATTGCTGTTGACCTTCATAGAGAAGCATTGACATTCAAAGATATGATAAATATGAGGTATGATGAAGGAGTATTAGACCCGATAACTCTTTTACCTTTAAAAGAAAATCATGAACATTTCTCTCCATATTATTGGATTGCCCATTCTCATGCTGATTTAAGATTACCGGGAATTCCCGTTAATTATAAATTATGTATGCATTTCTTTATTAAGAAGAACTATTTTCTTTGGCTTGGTGGATTTGATTGTAATTATGAATATAGCAATCATGCTTTACACGATTTAGCTTTTAGAGTTCAATCAGATGGAGGACAAATTGTAAGTCTTCCTGTGGTTGCTTTTTATTGTTCTCATCTTCCTGGCCAGCAGGGCGACCATGGACCAGTAAATGATGCTCAATTAGGACCAGACATTACAAGATTTAATTCTATCTACGGAAACTCAACCCTAGATATAAAACAAAGAATTAATTTAAATTATGACGATTGGAAGAATTTTCCTAATATATGGGAAAGAAGATTTGATAAAAATAATTTGTTAGTTAATAAAATATGAAAAACGATTTAGATATCCTACTTATTCATCCGAATTCTGCTAAAAGAGTCTATCAAGACCTTAGTAATAATTTTTCAGCTATAGAACCCCCAATTTGGGCGTTAATGATTGCTTCTTATCTTATAAATAAAGGGTGGAATGTAGAAATACTCGACTGCGAAGCTTTAAGGTTAAATCCAAAAGAAGTATATACAATCGTTAAAAATAAATCTCCAAAAGTAATTGGTATGGTTGTTTATGGGCAACAGCCATCAGCCTCGACACAAAATATGACAGGGGCAATCGACATTATGCATAAATTGGCTGATTTAGATATTACTCGTATCTATATTGGTCCGCACCCCTCTTCGTTACCGATAAGAACTATAGAAGACGACCCAGGAGCATTGGTTTGTCAGGGGGAAGGTCCAATTACATTGGATATATTATTAAAACAAAAAAATCACAAAGATATTAGCGATAGGAAAAAAGTTCCTGGATTGTGGTATTTTAATTATATTTCTGGAAAGATAGAGGGAAATTGCTCTGCTCCTTTATTACGAGACTTAGATAATGATATTCCGAATTTGCCTCTTGACCTTCTTCCTTTAGAACAGTATAGAACTTCTAATTGGCATAGTTGGACTAATGAAAATAAAACTCAACCATTTTTATCTTTATATACCAGTTTGGGATGTCCTTTTCAGTGTTCTTTTTGTATGATTAATTCTCCATTTAATAATGGGGATAATAAAAATAATACTTTCCGCACTTGGTCGCCCGCTCATACATTAAGGATTTTAAGGGGTTTTACTGATAAGGGGGTTACTAATGTTAAAATAGCTGATGAAATGTTTGTCTTAAAACCACCCCATTTTCTTGAAATTTGTAAGGGTGTTATTGATAGCGGGATGAAATTTAATTTTTGGGCTTACGCAAGAATAGACACCGTAAGAGAACAATATTTAGATATTCTTAAAAAAGCTGGAGTAAATTGGCTAGCACTAGGTATTGAATCTGGTAATATTAAAGTAAGGCAAGAAGTCATTAAGGGTAAATTTCAAGAATTAAATATTCATGATATTGTTTCTAAAATTCAAAATCATGGAATTTGTTCTATGAATAATTTTATATTTGGGTTACCAACAGACACCATTGAAACAATGCAATCAACGTTAGATTTAGCTATGAACTTAAATGGCGAATATGCTAATATGTATTGTGCTATGGGTTATCCTGGAAGTCAATTACACAGAGATTTTTCTCAACATAATCCATCTGTTTTACCAGAAAACAATGGCGTCGGATGGATAGGATATTCTCAACACGCTTACGAAACGTTTAATCTTCCGACAGAAGTATTAAAAAATCATGAAATTCTTAAATTTCGTGACGAAGCGGTAATTAAATATTTTAGTAACCCATCTTATTTGGAAAAAATGACATTAAAATTTGGACCTAATTTTAAAACAGAAATACAAAACATGTTAAATATTAGATTAAAAAGAAAAATATTAGGAGACTAATTATGTCAGAACTTATCAAATTACATTTGGGGTGTTACCATCGGAAAATACATGGATATATTAACATAGATATCCGTCCAGAATGCTCTCCAGACCTAGTAGAAGACTGCTTCCTATTATCTTCGTTTAAAAATAATAGTGTTGATGTTATTTATACTTGTCATATGCTTGAACATTGCAAAAGAGACGAAGTTCTTCCAATATTAATCCGCTGGAATGAGATATTAAAACCAGGTGGTATTTTAAGGATTTCTGTCCCAGATTTTGAGGCTTTGTGTGAATATTATATTCAAACAAGAGATTTAGAAGCCATTACAAATTTAATGTTTGGTTCCCAAAAACATGCTTATGATTTTCATTATATTGGTTTTAATGAAAAGTATTTAACTAGTTTATTAAAAGGATTAGATTTCGTAAATATCCATCGTTATGATTGGAGGGAAACAGAACATTTTTATATTGATGATTACTCTCAATGTTATTTGCCAAGTATTGAATATAAATCTAGAAGACTAACTGATGAAATAAAAGGAAAACTAGTTAGTCTAAATATTGAAGCGGTAAAAGCTCTATCTATATGACAAAACCAGAAATTTCAATCTTAATGCCAGCTATTCGTCCGCAGAACTGGACAAAAGTATATGAATCTATTTTGTCTTCAACAAGGCGTTCTTTTGAATTAGTTATTGTGGGACCACACCAATTACCAGAAAATCTTTTACAATATAAAAATATTAAATATGTTAGAGATTTCGGTTCTCCAGTAAGAGCATCTGCTATAGGAAGTCTTTTGTGTGAAGGAACATTTATATATCCCACTCATGCAGATGATTGTTTTTTAATTCAAGATTCTTTGGATAATAATATTGATATCCTTTCTAAATATAACGATGAACATGTAGTTGTTTGTAAGTATTCAGAAAGCGAAAATTTATCCAGAGAAAATGATTATCAAAACGATGATTATTATAAAATTGTTAATGCTTATCCAGTAAATCCAATGGTAATTCCTAGTCATTGGTTAATTTTTAATTCTGTTATTTGGTATAGAACAACTTTTGATAGAATTGGGGGATTTGATTGTCATTTTGAAACCTGCCCAATGGCTCATGCAGATTTAGCTATAAGAAGTCAACACGTTGGTATTAAAGCTATTTTATCGTCTTTTCCATTATTAAAATGTGGCCATATGCCTGGAACCAGTGGCGACCATGCACCCATACATTTTACCCAAATATTGAAAGATGACCCAAAATTTAGATTAAAATATAGCGAACCACTTGACGATTTAGTTAGTTGTATTGATAGATTAAATTGGAAAAAATATCCCAATGTTTGGAAAGAAAGATTTAATTAAAATTATGGAAATCCTTATTTTAGCAGACTCTAGAGCTATGTGGCCGAGAGAATATAGTTGGCCTAATGTATTACAACAGATGCTTGGTAAAGGATATAATATCACGTCTTATATTAGCGGAATAGATAAATGGCTTGCATCTATTAATATGATGGAAGAATTTCTTTTGGACAAATTCCCAGATAAAGTATTCGATATTATCATTATTCAAGCGGGATGGCATGAGGGAGGACCATGCTTCTGGCCCGAAGAAACGTGGAAAGAGATTATAAATACCAAAACCAGAGAATTTAACCAATCTTCTCTTATTGATAAAATAGAAAATAATGGTAAATCTAAATTTTTATATAAAGACGAAAAAGAAGAAAAATCTGTTTTTAAAACATTTAGGTCAAGAGGAAGAAATGTTATTTTTATTAATATGCATTCTGTTCGGCCACCAAACGATTTAAATAAAGAGTATGGTCTTGGAATGACTCATCAATATAAACAACTAGAAGCTAATTTTAGATTTTCTCCTGTTGATTGCGATTCTTTTTCTTTACCACAAGACAATGAATGGATATCTAATTGTTGTTTACCTGATAGGTTGCATTATATGTTTCATGGAATTAATTATATTGCTACTTATTTAGCCAGATATATTCAACGAGCACACAAAATATTACCCAACCTATTAGCAGATTCATCTAAACACAAATCTCTTTTTGAAGAATCCAAAAGAATAGGTTCATTTATTGCAAATAATACACAGGAACGAGATAAAGTAATTTTGTGCGATGATTTGACTTCCAATTTAATTGCTGCTTTTTGGGGATGTATTCTTTATAATCGTATTCCATTGATTATACAACATCCTTCAGTTAAAGTTCATTCTTCAGAATTTCATAAAAAGTTACAAAGAATAAAAGAAATAGTAAATCCATCATTTTGTTTTTGTTCGGAAAAATATTTTTCGTCGCTTAAGACATTTTTTAACGCGGCATTTACTATAAATAATCCTCACAATGATAGATATGAATTAGATTTGATTGATTATTCTTCTGATGATGTCGCCTTTTTGCAATTATCATCAGGAACCACTGGTGACGTTAAAATATTAGAAGTAACACATAAGCAAGCAATAGAGAATGTCGAAGAATATGCTCTTATTTCTAACATCAATCAGTATAGTTCTATTGTTTCTTGGCTACCATTATATCACGATATGGGATTAATTACTTCGGTTATTATTCCTGTTGTTATGGATTGTTCAGTTGCATATATAGATACATTTTTATGGCTTTCTCGCCCAGTGTTAATATTAGAAATGATTGAGAAATATAAAGCTACTCATGTTTGGTGGCCGAATTTTGTTTTTTCGTTTTTGGCTAATCAAAAAGACGATATATCTAAAATAGATTTATCTTCTTTACAATTTTTAATTAGTTGTTCTGAGCTTTCATTCAATAAAGATATTAATAAATTTATTGAAAAATATAAAAATAATAAACTTAATTGTCAGATAGCTAATTGTTATGCCCTAGCGGAAAATGTATTTGCCGTCAGTCAATCTAATTCTCTATCTTCAATAACACTAGCTAATGGTTTTTCATTAACAAGTTGCGGTAGAGCTATGCAGGGGATTTCTGTTTTAATTTTAAATGATAACGAAGAAGATATTACTGGGGAACCAGTTGTTGGTAAAATTTATATTAAAAGTAATACTATTACAACTAAGACTCTAAATAAATATGGATATTATGATACTGGAGATTTAGGATTAATATATAATGGAGAAATTTTTGTAGCTGGAAGAAATAAAGACAATTTTGTTTCTTTTGGAATTAATATTTATCCAGAATTAGTTGAAAAAAGTCTTGATGGTATCAAAGGAATTACCCCAGGAAGAATAGCTTGTATTGGAATCCAAGATAATGAACTAGGAACATGTAGAACATTTATTATTGCTGAAACAAACGACTTATCTCTTGCTGACGTTATCTCTAAAGAAATATCTTTAACTGTTAAAAATTTATACGAAGTCTCCCCTACTGTATTTATAGAAAATCCATCGTTTTTAATCAAAACTTCCAGTGGTAAAATAAGCCGTTTTCGTTCTGGGGAAAAACTAATTAAAAAAATAGGAATATTAAATATCATTAATAAATTCTTGGCTGAAAAAAATAAACCGAGTATTAGAATAAGCGACAGATTATATACCTCTGGTTTATTGGATAGTTTGGAACTGTTTGAATTAATTCTATTCTTAGAAAAATCAGGGGTATCTTTAAATAAAGAATTATTAACCAAAGATAGTTTTCGTATTGATTTAGACAAAATTGATAATATTGATGGAATTATAGCAGTATTACCAATATAAAAGATATGAAGTATGAATGTTTTGATTTTATCTGATTCTCGTGGAACTGTCCCACAAGGAAACTCATACATAAATAAATTAATACGTCTATTACCGAATTTTTCTTTTACTTATTTTAATATTGGTTCTCAATTTCATATTAATACCCTAAATAAACTAGAAGAGTTTGTTATTGATTTAAATAAGAAATTTGATATATTAATAATTCAAGTTGGAATACATGATAATGGAGTTTTGCCTTGGCCTAAAACGATATGGGAATATTATTTAAATACCAAATATAGAAGATTTGAAAAAGCTTTTTTGTATCAACGTCCACCGTTCATGAATACAAATTTGTTTTTTTATCAAAACGAACAAGAAGAAAAAGATTGTTTTAAAACGTTTAGGAAATATTGCAAAAAAATAGTTTTTTTAAGTCCTCATGGTATATATTTATCAGTTTTCGAAAATAAAGTGATTCATTTTGGAGAGGACTATAGACAACTAAACCTAAATAATATTAATAGAATATCTAAACTGGCCGACGAAACAATTTTTCTGCCACAAGACGAAAAATTTAAATTAAAATATACTATGGATGCAGGAATTCACTATAATGACGCTGGTCATAATTTTATCGTGAGAAAAATTAAAAAAGCATTAAAATCATGAAAAAAATACTAATAACTGGAAAAACTGGAACAGTTGGTCAGAACTTAAACTTTGGAATAGGTTTTTCTTCTCACGAATATGATTTAAGAGATAAAGACCAATGCAACCTCTTGTTTATGTCTCATCGCCCAGATGCGGTTGTTCATTGTGCTGCAAAGGTTGGGGGATTAAAATTTCATATCGAACAAAAATATAAGTTATTCTACGATAATATTTTAATTAATACTAATGTTTTGGAAGCATGTAAAAACATGCATGTCCCAAGAGTATTATCGTTTTTATCTTCATGTATTTTTTCAGAAGAAATAAATAGACCTTATAAAGAAGAAGATTTACATATTGGATTTCCGGCGCAAGTCCATTATCCTTATGGATTCGCGAAAAGAATGCTAGAAATACAAAGTCGTATTTGCTATGAAGAACATGGATTAATTTATAATTGTATTATTCCAACTAATATTTATGGCCCAAATGATGATTTTAATCTAGAAACCGGACATGTAATAGGAGTATTAATATATAAAGCTCATCAAGCGAAATTAAATGATACCTCTTTTTCTGTTTGGGGTGATGGAGAACAAGAACGAGAATTTTTATATGTAGATGACGTGGCAAAATTAACTGAATGGGCTTTAGAATATTATAACGATAAAGAACCATTAATCTTTTGTAATAATCAGACTATTAAAATAAAATATATTGCAACTTTAATAGCTCGTGCGTTCGGAATAGAAAATAAATTAGAGTTTGATACCACTAAACCATCTGGACAGAAAATTAGACGTTTAAGCGGAAATAAGCTATTATCATTAAATGACTTCCCATTTACGTCAATTGAAAATGGAATAGAAAAAACCATTGAATGGTATTTAAATAATTATCCTAATATCAGAAAATAATATGAATCAAATTAATCATCCATTAATGGCGGAAAATATTGACGAACAAGATATTCAATGTATTCAAGAATTTCTCTCTCAAAGACCTATACCGAAACTTACTAATGGCCCAAAAGTATTAGAATTTGAAAAAGAATGGTCTAAGTGGCTTGGGGTGAAATACAGCTTATTTGTTAATTCTGGAAGTTCAGCAAATGAGTTAACAATGTTAGCTATTAAATATCTTTATGGGGTTGGAGAGGTTATTGTTCCTCCGTTAACGTGGGTCAGCGATATTTCTGCGGTTATTCATGCGAATATGAAGCCCGTTTTTTGTGATATTAATTTTGGAAATCTTTCTTTTGACGAGCAAAAACTTTTTAAATTAATTACCCCTTCTACCAAAGCTATTTTCCTAACTCATGTTTTGGGTATAAACGGACTATCTCAACGGATTTTAGATATATGTAAAGAAAACGATATTTTATTAATAGAAGATGTATGTGAAAGTCATGGAACAACATTTAAGAATAAAAAATGTGGTTCTTTTGGATTTGCTAGTAATTTTAGTTTTTATTTTGCTCATCATATGTCCACCATTGAGGGAGGAATGGTTTGTACTAATAATCGTAAATTCTATGAAGTATTAAGGTGTTTGCGTTCCCATGGGATGTTAAGGGAATCAACACATGAAGTATTTAAAAAACAAATACTAAAAGAAAATCCTACTCTTAATCAAGACTTTGTATTCATTGCTCCATCTCATAATTTTAGAAGTACAGAAATTAATGCAGTATTAGGATTATCTCAACTTAAAAAATTAGACTCAAATAATAAACTAAGACAAGAAAACTTTAAATACTTTTATGATGGTTTAAGACCAGATTTATATCATAAAGAGTTAAATTTACAAGGACAATGTAATTATGCTTTTATTGTTATCCTAAGAAATGGAAGTTTTAAATTAAGAGATAAGATAGAAAAAACATTAAATAAAAATGGTATAGAATTTAGAAGGGGACTTTCTGGCGGCGGGAGTCAATTAAAACAACCATATTTAAAATCTATCGTTAAAATAAACGAGGAAGATTTTCCCCGAATGGAATTTATCCATCATTTTTCATGGTATATCGGAAATTATCCTTCTTTAACTAAAGAAAAAATAGACAATCTACTTAATATTCTCAATAATATTAAGTGATATGAAACCGATTCTTGTTATTGGAGATACTTGCTCAGATGTATTTTTTTATGGGACTTGCGAAAGGCTAGCTCCCGATTCACCAGTCCCAGTTTTAGATATAGTTAAGCAAGAAAAAACTTTAGGGATGGCTGGAAATGTCTATCGAAATATTATAGATTTAGATTTTCCTTGTGAGATAGTTACTAATAATAATTATCATGAGATTACTAAAACTAGATATGTGGATATTAAAACAAACCACATGTTTATAAGAATAGATTCCCAAGCAGAATACTCTCCTATAGACCGTCAAACTTTAGAAGCCCTTCCGTGGGACCATTGTTCGGCTGTAGTTATTTCTGATTATGATAAGGGATTCTTGAGTGAAAAAGACATTCAATATATTGCTGAACATCATCCTCTGACATTTTTAGATACTAAGAAGGTTCTTGGAGAGTGGGCTAATGATATTACTTTTATTAAGATTAATCGAAAAGAATATAGAGCTTCATTAAAATGTTTAACCCCAAGACTTCAATTAAAAATTATTGAAACATTAGGAGCTGATGGATGTAAGTATTTAGAACAAATTTTTCCAGTTAAACTTGTTGAAATTAAAAATTTATCAGGAGCAGGAGATTCATTCTTAGCTGGATTAGCTGTTAGTTTCGTAAAAACAGAGAATATGAATATTGCTATTCCATTCGCGAATAGTGTTGCTACGAAAGTAGTCCAAAAACTGGGAATTGGAACTATAAAAGGATAATATATGGATGGCTCAATATTTCGCGGATTCGAGGTTATTTATAAATTATTTGTAGTGCTATTGGTTGTTTTTGTTCCATTAGGATTATGGAAAATGGTAGATATTATTATTTGGTTATTTAAACATTTATCAGTTAGTTTTCAATAAAATTTATGGAAAAAACAGTTATTATTACGGGTGTAAGTGGTCAGGATGGGTCATATATGGCAGAATATTGTCTTAATTTGGGACATAGAGTAATTGGTATGGTTAGACGAACCTCTCAGATGAATGATAAAAATTACGGTCATTTATTAAATAATCCCTTATTTAAGGTGGAAAGGGGAGATTTAACAGACAGTTCTTCTCTTGATAACATAGTGTCAAAATATAGGCCAGATTATTTTATTAATTTAGCGGCTCAATCTTTTGTAGCAGACAGTTGGACTATCCCAGAAGAGACATTTATGGTCGGGGCAGTTGGAGTCTTAAAATGTTTAGAAGCTATTAGAAAATATGCTCCTTTATGTCGTTTTTATAATGCTGGTTCCTCAGAAGAGTTTGGAGACGTTCTATTCTCCCCACAAGACGAAACTCATCCCATGCGGCCAAGGTCGCCCTACGGGGCAGCTAAGTGTGCCGCTAGGCATCTGGTCAAAGTCTATAGAGAATCTTATGGTTTGTATGCTGTCCAAGGCTATCTTTTTAATCACGAAAGCGAAAGAAGGGGTTCTCAATTCGTCACTCGAAAAATAACGCAAGGGGTTGCTCGTATTAAAAAAGCATTACTAAATAATGAACCTTTTAAACCAATCGAACTTGGAAATGTTTATACTAAAAGGGATTGGTCACACGCTGAAGATTTCATGGATGGTGTCTGGAGAATGCTAAATCAAGACAGATATAATATTGAACTTAATGACGAATTAAAATATGTAATTGGTGATAAAAAAACCGTATGGATATATTTAATTAAAAACCTTAAAGAATATGTTTTAGCTTCTGGAGAAACTCATACTATTGAAGAATTTGTTACTTTGGCTTTTAAACATGCGGGAATAGATGCTTTATGGGTAAATGGAACAACTGTCGAAGATTGTTTCAAAGGAATATCTTTTGACCCATTAAAAAGTAACTGCGGCATTCGTCAACCAAATGGGGTATATCCGTTTTTAGTTAATATTAGTAAAGAATTTTATCGACCCAACGAAGTAGAACTTTTACTCGGAAATCCAAATAAAGCAAAATCCGAATTAGGATGGAAGCCAAAAATTTCATTTGACTCATTAGTAAAACGCATGGTATCATGGGACTTATATGAAGCAGGACTCCAACCACAAAGAAATAATACAAAGCAAGAAAAAAGCTCCCAGGAAACTCAGCAATCAACAAAAATTAAGCAGTAAATTTTTAACGTGTGAATTCTTGCCCAAAACTCCCTCCTTTTGGGCGGGACAGATGAAGATTGTTAATGGTTTAATTAAAAAATATGGATTAGAATTTCTATTTTGGTGTCCTAAACCTAACAATTATAAAATTACTTCTATGGTTTGGTTTCTCACAGAAGAAGGGAAACATTTTTTGTCAGACCAATTACTTGAATATAGTAAACAAAATACTAATCTATCTATTGACCCCATAAAGGTTGACCTAAAAGAAACTAAACTCGGCGAAGATATTATATTAGATAAAAAACCCAAAACTCTTAAAGAATTTTTAAATTATGGCAAAGAAAGATAAAATTGAACAACCAGTAGATACATCTCAATTATCCAAGAATTTCCTATCAGCTATGCTGAATGGGTATAAAGATTCTCATTTTAATTTTGATTGTCAAAATCCAGTTATTATTAGTTCTGGTTCATTAAAATTAGATAACTATATTAAAGTAAAATCGGGTATGATATTAAGGATGGGTGGCCCAGCCGAAACAGGAAAGACCTCTCAATCTTTACTTTTTGCAGATAATTATATGAAGTCTTTGCCTAAAGCTAAGACTATTTATATTAATGCCGAAGCTAAACTAAGCGAAGAACTAAGAAAAAGGACATCTTTAAAATTTGTTACTGACCCTAACGAATGGGAATATGGAACAGTTTTCGTTCTTAATTCTAACTGTTTAGATACAATTTGTGATGTTTTACATGGTCTTTATAAACAAACTCATGAAGCTGGAGAACATTTGGCTTGTGTTATCGACAGTGTAGACATGTTAATGTTAGCATCATCTTTAGATAAAAAGATGTCTGAATCTAAAAAACCGGCAGGCATTAATTTCCTAACGAAAGAACTTCTTCGTCGTTTATCTCACATGATAACTAATTATAATGGTTTCATGATAATGATTACTCAATATAGTGCTACTTTTACCATGAGTATGTATGAGAAAGAAGCCCCAAATATCATGGATGGTAATCAAACCCACGCTCTAAATCATCAAGCCTCATATGCTTTATACTATCGACCAAGAGCCGCTAGTCATTATATTTTAGAAACAGAAGGGGAAAGACCAGACCCAATTAAAAATCCTATTCTTGGTATTAATGTTAAAATTGAAATTAAAAAATCAGCTTCAGATAATACTGGATACACCATTGAAATTCCTATTAAAAAGGGAAAAGTGGGTAATGCTATTTGGGTAGAAAAAGAACTTTTTGATTCATTATTTTTATTAGGACTAGTATCAAAGAAAGGGGCTTGGATTGAACTTTCTGATATTGTGACGAAGTGGATTGAAGAAGTTAATCTTCCCATTATTGCTGAAAATGAAGAAATTCAAAAACATAATGAAAAAGCTAAAGAAGCAGAAAAATTACCACTTAAACCATTAATTGAATATAAGTCTAAGCATCAAGGACTTGTTCAATTTTCTGAATATTTTGAGGCTAATCCTCCTACATTAAATATTTTAATTAACAAAATTAAAACTCTTTACTCATGAGGCTATTTAATATTAATGGAAAATTAGTTACCAAAAACGTTACCAGATATTTAATTAAATGGGATAAAGCATGTAAATCTAAACTCCAATTTAAAGTTAAAAAATTTCTTAGACCTTTTTGGCGTCCATTTATTGTTTATGAAGAATTTCCGGTTTATGGAACACTTTTAAAAGTCGATATATTAAACGCTTCATTAAAAGTGGCTATAGAAGTTCAAGGGCCACAACATAATGAGTTTCATTATTTCCATGATGGAAAACCAGAATTATTCTTAGATTCCGTTAAAAGAGACTGCAAAAAAATGGAATGGTTAGAAAGAAATGGTTTTCAATTAATAGAAATTATGTATAATGAAGTAGATACACTATCAAAAGAATGGTTTAGACAAAAATTTAATCTTATTCTCTAAATAAAATATCTGTGTAAATACAATTATGACAAATCGACAAGGCTCCATGCCGAAACATGTATTAAATTTAATAAATGAACATGCTCTTGGTGGATTTGTTTTATATTATTTTAATAGCGAAAATGGACATCCAGAACATATTATGTTTTTTGAAAGTCCAGCCCACTGTTTAGCATTACAAAAATATATTGGAGATTGGAGTGAGGGTTTAAAACAAGCGTCTATTGAAGCTTCTAAACACTCAATCCAAGCATTAAGTGAGGGAGAAGAAGACGAAGAAGACGAATAACCTTGACAATGAGGCAGTCTTATTCTAGTATAATCTACTATGGCCCTTCATTCTCTTCAAATAGAAAAACACGTTTTAGGAGGTTTAATTCAGAATCCAAACATCATGATAGATGTTATCGGATTTATTTCAGAAAAAGATTTCGTAGCTGAACCTCATGGAGTTATTTTTTCCTGCTTAAAACAGATTATCCTTGCTAGTGAAAATGTCGATAAAGTTCTTCTTGCCCAAAAAATAACAGGATTGGGAATCTCTTTCAAAGACAAAATTAATATCTTTGATTATATTGATGCTATATCATTCTCTAGTATTACTCCAAAAGCAACATTCAAAGCTTGTCAAGAATTATCCAAATTAAAAGCTCTTAGAGAATTAAGTCATACCTGTAATAAGATTCAACAACACTTAGAAAAATCATCTAATAATCCTCTAGAACAAACTATTGCCGAAGTTGATGCTTTATACGGAGATAAAGTATCTTCTTTTTCTATTGAAGACGAGCCAGATGATTTATTTTCTGATGTTTATGAAATGATTGAATCATTAGGGAATAATCCTAACGAAGAAATAGGACTATTAACTCCATTTAATGATTTTAACCGAATGTATGGTGGCCTTAGAGGCGGAAATGTATATGCCGTGGCATCTAGAGCTGGGCAAGGAAAAACTACTTGGCTCAACCATTTAGCCTGTGAAACGGGCAGAATTAATAATGTTCCAGCCCTAATATTAGATACAGAAATGGTTTCTAAAGAAATTAAATTAAGAACAGCCGCAGCATTCTCTGGTGTCCCATTATGGTATCTAGAAACCGGAAATTGGAGAAAAAATGCAGATATGGTAGAAAAAGTAAGAAAAATTCTTCCATCTCTAAAAAGTAAATATAAGACTTATCATTATCATGTTGGCAATAAGCATATAGATGAAGTAATGGCCATTATGAGAAGATGGTATTATAAAATCGTTGGTAGAGGTAACAAGGCTATTATTATTTACGATTATTTAAAACTCACAACGGAAAAGGTAGGACAAAATTGGGCTGAATATCAAGTGTTAGGAGAAAAGGTAGATAAATTAAAAAGAATAGCCCTAGAATTAGATTTACCCATTTTTTCCGCTATTCAAATTAATAGAACTGGAGAGAATTCTGGAAGAACATCGGCAAATGTAGTTGATGATGCTTCTGCTATTGCCATTTCTGATAGATTAGCGTGGTTTGCTACATACTTAGCTATTTTGAGAAGAAAAACAGAAGATGAAATAGTATTAGATACTCTGGATAGCGGAACCCATAAACTCGTAGAAATTAAAGCTCGATATCAAGGAAGAGAGGCTGCTGGACATAGGGACTTAGTATTACGAGAATTCCCAGATGGAAGCAGAAAATATGTAAGAAATTACCTTAATTTTGAGATAAGTAATTTTAATATTGAAGAACGAGGAACTGTCCACGATGCTATTCAAAGACAAAATTCTCAATTTCTGGTAACGGATAGTGTTGGTATTAGAGAAGAAACATTATGATTGAAAGTATTAAGGATGTTCTTCATAAAATTGGTTATTCTCAATTAATAGATAATGGTCAATATTTTCGCACAAAACCATTATATAGAGATTCAGATAACCCGACATCTCTATCTATAGATAAAACTACTGGTGATTGGTATGATTTTGGGACAAATACTGGGGGAAAGCTTCTTCAGTTTATTCACCTTCATTCTACCGGCACTTCTATTTTGTCCGTAGATGATTTAAATAAAGTCCAATCTTTTCAACCAGTAGTTAGTCATCAAGTCGAAATTCAAGAACAAGAAATATTCTCTAAGGATTGTCTGGTTAGATTATTAAAAGATAATTCTTATTGGAATAATCGAGGAATAAGTAATGAGACTTTGGAAATTTTCAGTGGGGGAGTAGCAATAAAGGGCAAACTTATGAATAGGTATGTTTTTCCTATTTTTAATGAAAGACATGACCTAGTAGGATTTAGCGGCAGAGCCCTACAAAATTTTAATCCTAAATGGAAACTTCTAGGGAGTAAATCAAAATGGAGTTACCCTTTAATATTTAATAAACCAGAAATCATCAAAAATAAATATGTAATTTTAGTAGAGAGTATCGGGGATATGTTAGCTTTGTGGGAGGCTGAAATAAAAAATGTTTTAGTGTTATTTGGTATAGATATTAGTTCTAGTATTGTTACCTCTCTTATTAAATTAGATGTTAATAAAATCGTTTTAGCGTTAAATAACGACAAAGATAATAACTTTATAGGAAATATAGCTAGTGAAAACGGTAAAAAATTTCTTTCTAAGTTTTTTGATGAATCTCAAATTCTAATTTCATTACCTACTTTAAAAGATTTTGGAGATATGACTGTCGAAGAAATAAATTTATGGAAGACAAACCTACCCCTTTAATAGGATTATCCGCTTCTCGAACAAAACTTTTAGACCAATGTTCTTGGCAATATTGGGCAAATTACCATATTCAACTACCTCAAATTCAAAATGAAGGAGCAAAAAAGGGTTCTATTTGTCATTCTGTTTTTGAGGTCTTGTTAAAAAAGAAACATAAAAAACATTATAAACAGATAATTAAAGAAAATTCTATTATTGGAAGTAAAGCTGTTTATCGAATGGTTCTTCACCATATAAGAAAATTAAAACTTTCTCTAACTAAAGAATTATTAGTTATGATAGACCAAATGATTATGGTCGGACTAAAAAATGATTTTTTTATTAAAAATGGGAAATTAGTAGCTCCAGAATTTGAATTTGATTTATCCAACGAATCACCTTGTTATAGAATTAAAGGATTTATGGATAAGCCAGTTATTGTCGGTAATGAAATAATTATAGATGATTTTAAATCTTCTAAGAAAAAATTTGAAGGAGAAGACCAAGAATCTAATCTTCAAGCACTAATTTATAGTCTTGCAGCGAAAAAACTTTGGCCACATCTATCGCCAAGAGTCAGATTTATTTTTCTACAGTATCCAGATAGTCCGATTATGGAATTAAAATTTACTGACAATGCTTTAAAAGGACTAGAGTTTTATTTAGAAGAAATAGAAAAAAAGGTATTATTTTTTAATAAATATGATGCCATGAAAAATTTTGCCGCTCACATTGAACCCTCTCCAAATGAATTTAAAGGAAAGGTGGTTTGTGGCTATGCTAAAAAACCAGGACAATTAAAAAAAGATGGAACAAAAATGTGGCATTGTCCATATAAATTTCCATTTCAATATTATCGTGTAAAAATGAAAGACGGGAAAGAAAAGACGTTTTTTACCATAGAAGAAATTCCAAAAGATATAGCATTAGAAATTAAACTAGAACAATATGCTGGTTGTCCAGCCTTTTTCTCTCCAGCGTTAGACATAAATATTAAACCTCAACCCCCTGTTATAAAAAGAAATGTTTTGGACGATTTCAACTTTTAACTCTTGACTTTTGGATAAGAAAAACTTAACATATACATATGTATTCTACATTGCCGTTGTTTAAAAGTCACTTTAGTTTGGGTAAAAGTATCCTAACTTTAGAAGCTCCGACTTGTAAAGAATCTTATCCTGTTTCTATTTTTGACCTTCTCGTAGCTAATAAATTAAAAATTCTTCCATTGGTTGATGATAATATTAGTGGCTTACTACAAGCGAGTAAAAACGCCAAAGAAAATAAAATTAAACTAATGTTTGGTTTAAGACTCTTCTTTACCGAAGATTGTTTAAATCAAAATGAGGATTCGCTTAAAAAGCGGGCAAGATATATAATATTTGCTAAAAATCCAAATGGCTATAAAGACCTACTTCGTCTTTGGTCTTTTGCAGCGAAAGATGGATTTTATTATACTCCATGTTTAGATTTTAAACAATTGAAAAAATTATGGACAGATAATCTTTCTTTGGTGGTTCCATTTTATGATTCTTTTCTTTATTTAAATACTTTTTATTCGCACCAACACGTTCCAGATTTTTCTTTTACTTCTCCCGTTTTTCTCCAAGAAGATAATAATTTGCCTTTTGATTCGCTATTATTAAATAGAGTGATAGACTTTACTACATCGAAGAAATTCCCAATCATGCCAGCTCAAAGTATCTATTATAAAAATGAAGATGATTTTTTGGCTTATATCACTTTTAGATGTATCCATAATCGAGGCCATTCTTCCAAATCGACCGTAGAAAGACCTGAACTAGACCACATGGGAAGTAATACATTTAATTTTAAAAGATGGTTAAAAAATAATCAAACCGCATGAAAATATTCGACTTTAATGAACAATTACCTATTGGGAAAACAGGAGAATTAATCTTTTCTCAAATTTATAAGAATTTAAATATCAAATTATCAGAAGATAAACGGTGGGATTTTGAACTTGGTGATAAAATCAAAATTGAGTTAAAAACCGACACATATAATATGGAAGCTACTGAAAACTTTTTTATGGAATTATATAGTGATTCAGATAAGGGAACTTTAGGCGGTCCATGGAGAGCCCTTTCTGATGGGGTTGAATATTTTGTTTATTTTTATATTTCCAATGGAACATTTTTTTGGTTTAAAACGCAAGAATTATGTAATGCCTTAGAAAATATTATTGCTCAATTTAATTTAAAATTAAAGGCTATCAGTAATAAGGGATGGACTACCCAAGGATATCTCATAAATAGAGATTTATTAAAAAATGTAATATGTCAATTAGATGTAGTTCCTTCGAATGAACCAAAAACAGACCCAGACGACTCCAACCCACCCTTTTAATATGGAAGATAACCTATTACGATATGATAAAAAATCAGTATTTACTTTTATTGATTTAGAGACATTTAATTTATGTCTTAACTTTATATTTAATCGCCCTTGGCAAGTTGGGATTATTCAGGTTAAGGGAGATAAAATTATTGACTCCCAAGATATTAGAGTTAAATGGCCAGATTCCCCCCATTTATCTATAGGCAGAGAGGCGGCAGTAATTACTAGATTCAATCCAGAAGAACATGAAAAATTAGCTATCTTGCCAGAAGAGGCTTTTAAAATATTTTGGCCAATGCTTGTAAATTCTGATTATATTATTATGCATAATGGTCTTAGGTTTGATTTATATTTATTAAAGGGATTCGCGGAAATGATGGGTGTCGATTGGAAATTCATAATGAACAAGGTGATTGATACTAAATCTGTTGCTCAGGGAATTAAAATGAATATTCCTTATAGAAAAGCAGATGGAACTTTTTTGGAGTATCAATATAGAATGGCAAATGCAGTTGTTAAGGGAATTAAAACTAATCTTACCGCTCTTGGAAAAGAATATGGAATAGAACATGATTACGAACAACTCCATCATGCGATTAATGATTTGCTATTAAATTTAAAAGTCTGGGATAAGTTAAAATATCAATTGGATTTATGAATATTAAATTTAGAATATGGTCTTTTAATCTAAAAGGATGGATAAACGATTTATTTCTTGAGAATTTAGGATTCATTTATTCTCAAACTTTAAATAGTTATCTTAAAAACTTACAGTTTAATAAATCTATTTGTATCCAGCAATTTACTGGCCTAGTAGATAAAAATGGAAAAGAAATTTACGAAGGAGATATTGTAACCACTCATCATTATGATGATTGGGATGATAATGAAGGATTCGATGTTATCAACATGGTAAAATGGTGCCCAATTCACGTAGGATGGAGAGGATTTACAAAAGAAATAGAGAAAAAATCTTATGCTGGAAATAAATTATCCAAACCGATAACTATCATTGGTAATATTTTCGAAAATCCACAATTATGCAAGTAAATGAATTTATAAACGATTTTGAATCAATGGAGGTTCCCATTCTTGGGGTTCGACTTCCAGAATTCGCTATTGAAGAGAAATATTTAAAAGCAGTTGGTTTAAAATTAGGAACATCTAATTATGATTTTCTTCGAGCTTTATGTATTGAGGGGTTTAAGAAACTAAAAATATCTAAATCTAACCCAAATTATCAAATTTATGGAGATAGAGTTAAACACGAACTTGGAATTCTTTCCGAATTAGGATTTGTTGATTACCTATTATTAGTATGGGATGTCATTAATTATTGTAAAGAAAATGATATTCCGACTGGTTTGGGTCGAGGAAGCGCGGCAGGAAGTCTTGTCCTTTATCTTATTGGTGTCACTAAAATAGACCCTATTAAATACGGACTCTATTTTGAAAGATTCGTGTCTAAAATTAGAGCTAAAAAACAAATCTTTGACGGAATTACCTATTTAGACGGTTCGTTAATGTGCGATGTGGATTTGGATATCTGCTACTATAATCGTCCAAAAGTATTAGCTTATTTGGATAAGAAATTTGCCGGAAAAACATCTAAGATTCTTACATTTAATACTTTATCAGCTAAATTGGTTATTAAAGAGGTCGGTAAGATTCTAGGTGGAGTTCCAGAAGAAGAAATGACTCATGTTACAAGTATGATTCCTAAACAGCATGGAATCTTGGAGGATTTAGATGTTGCCTATGAAAAAGTGGGAGAATTTAAAGAATGGTGTGATACTCATAGTCTTGTTTATTCTGTAGCTTTAAAATTAAAAGACCTTATTAAAAATAAGGGGGTTCATCCATCAGGAATTATGATTACTCATGGAAACCTACTAGATTCTTGCCCCACAGAACTTTCTTCAGAAAAGGAAATTGTTTCTTCCTATGACATGAACTGGGTGTCATTATTTTCTGTTAAGTTAGATGCTTTGGGTTTACGTGGAGTGTCGGTCGTAGATGATATATGTAAACAATTAGGAATTAAGGTCGAAGACATAGATTTAAATGACCCAATTATATATCAGAGCCTACAAAGTTTGAAATACCCACAAGGTCTATTCCAATTAGAGGCTGACCTATGCTTTAAAACAACCCAAAAAGTTAAACCAAAGAATATGCAAGAATTAAGTGCTATTCTTGCTGTCGCCCGTCCTGGTGCGATGCAATTTATTGACAAGCTCGCTCTGTATACAACAACTGGAACTATTGACAGTATTCATCCATTTTTTGAAGATATTTTAATAGAAACTGGTGGGGTTGCCCTATATCAGGAGCAGTTAATGAAAATGGCTAATAAAATTGGTTTCACCTTGGATGAAGCCGAAATTTTAAGGAGAATTGTAGGAAAAAAGAAAGTTGACGAAGTTAAAAAATGGAAAAGTAAAATTGAAGAAAAAGTAAAAGAGCAAGGACTTGATAAAGAAATAGGAGAAATCTTATGGAAGATTTTGGAAGATTCGGCAAGTTATTCATTCAACAAGAGCCATAGTGTAAGTTATGCTGCATTGGCTGCTTTAACAGTCTACTTAAAATTCAAATATCCAACAAATTTCTTCTTGTCTCTTCTTTCTATGAGTCAACATGAACCTGACCCCATAGGAGAAATAGCTAAAATCCATAAAGAAATGCAATATTTTAATATTAAATTGCTTTCTCCAAGCTTATCTTATTCCCAAATTAAATTTACTATTGAAGGAAAAGATATTCGTTTCGGTCTTTCTTCTATTAAGGGCATTGCCGAAAAAACAATTGAAAAACTTAATAATTTTAAACGAGAACATGCCAATAAATTTGAATTATTTGAATCTGCGAAAGAAGCCGGTCTAACAATCGGAGTCCTCTCCGCTCTTATTCAGGCTGGAACACTGTCTAAATTTGGCGATAAAAGAGCATATTTAGTCTATGAGGCTCAATTATGGAACCTTCTTAAACCGAAAGAAAAACAAAACGCTATTTCTTTAGCTTTAAAGTATGATTATAAATTAATTCCCATTGTTAAAGCGTTAAATCAGGTTCATAAAGATGAAAAAGGACGACCTTTAATCAAGGATTCAAGAATGGCAACTATAAAAAAGGGTTCAGAAAGATATAAAAATATTTTTGAACTAAATGATGTATGTGCTGATTTCGCTAACTGGTGGTATGAAAAACGATTATTGGGTTATGTTTCCGACAAGCACTTAATTGATATATTCTTATCCAAAAAAAGTTCATTATCCCCCATTAATGAAATATTAGAATTGCCAGAGGATTCTTACGTTGATTTTATTGGTCATATTGATGAAAATCCTACGCTTGGAACTTCTAGGACAGCTAGAAAAAGCAAATATGCCAAATATCAAATCAGTGACGAAACAGGGACCGTTAAAGTCATGATTTTTAATGATTCTCTTGAAGAATGTAAAACTTTAAATGGAGTTCTTCCTAAACAAGAAGATATCGTAATTGTAAGCGGAAGGAAAAAGGGGGATGATACTATTTTCGCCCGCTTAATTGCTGTTCAACAAAATGTAATTTATACAAAACTTTCAGAATTAAAAGACCCAACAGTTTAAATCAAATTTTTTGATACTAAACATATAGGTAATCCTTCTGTCGCGAAAGCACTATTTAATAAATCTTCTTGAAGGGTTACCCTTGTTCCTCTTCCTGAAGTTATACATTTTCCACTATTTATAATAGCATCAGTTGAAACAGAATCATACATCTGAAACTGATTAGATATTCCATATTGTTTAGATATATCTGGATTTTTTAAACCATTAGGTAACGGTTGTCCCCTAGATGCGGAAAAAATCATAGCACTATTAGTAAAGGTTAATCCGTCGTCAGGGGGCATTATTTCTATGGTTTCTCCAGGATTTAAAATCTCAATTGAACTAAATGCTGGCCATAAAAGTTTGTTGTAATTTTCTGGATATGTCATAAACATTCCACTATATTCTTGGTAATCTGTAATTCTAAGTCCTGGTTTTCTTTGTTTCATGATTGATGGCGCTTCTAATACTGGACGATTAGTAGTAGAAGTTGGTTCAATAAAAAATTTGGGGTTTAATCTTGATAAAACTGGGGACATATATACTGGGTCATATAGTGGTTTGAGTTCGTCTCCCGAAGAAATATTTTCTAATATAATTCCCTCGGTGAATATAGCTGTATCGGCTTGACCTAAATACCCCATTTCTCCAGAGACGACACAATAACCAGAAGGATTAATAATATGTAAATCTTCATATGGAATAGCTTTATATTCTATAGAAACATTTTTAAAAGTAAATGAAATTCTTACTCCCTCTCTATATCCGCTAATATCCATTCCCTGTCGTCTTTGTCTACATCTTTTAGACCAATATTCTTCTACGGTATCTGAAGAATCATATATAAAATTATCAAAAGAGTCTATTCTTCCATAGCCTGTAAACCGACTTTCGTCGTCTGGTTGAGGATAAAGTTTACCTGTTCTAGAAAAAGTAACAAAAGTATGAGAACCCTTGAGTCCCTCAAAACCATTAGAATGTGGAATAACAAATTTTAATTCTAGTCCATTATTAGGAAAATTATGGATATTTAACCAATCACGTTCTCCTTTATGGAAATTAAGATGATAGTTTTCTCCATTTAGGGTTTTTCTTGCTTTAAGTGTTAATTTGCCCGAAGGAACTCCCTTTTTTGTTTCTGCCAAATGTCCATCTTCAATATATCCATCTCCACCCACCGTTGGATTGGAATAAACATTTATATGTAATGGATAACCAGCCTTAATAACTGAAACAATAGAGTAATTAGCATATCTTCCACCTTCTTCTAATTTTAGTCCACTAATAATATACTGACTTTCTTTCGTAGGGTCGTCAGTGCAATTAGGATTATCAGCATACATCTGTGAAACTTTTCTATTATTTACATATAGGTCAGTAAATCCTTGCACACTATTAGGATACATTAAACCGATTTCTACATCTCTATCAAACGGACCAATAGTTATACCTGAAGAATCATACCATTCGCCGATAGATGAGGTTTTATTAATAATTGGGAATAAAGTTGATAAATCAAATTCTAAATACATTCCACTTCTAAAAGTAGTAATGAGATTCCCAGTATATCCTATTTTTGCATACTGAATAACAGAGCTGCTAGTAAACGGTAGAGGTAACGAACCAGTATATCCCAGTGGATTATATCTTAATGAAGAAGCCCAAATAACTGTCCCTGTTGGAGAACTATTAAATAATAAAATTCCATCATCATCTTCTGGAGTTCTAAAACACTGATAATCATAACATGGATAATCATCACTTCTATCTCGACAATAAATACTATAAGTTTGAGCTGAAAAGCCCAACCAAGCATCACCAATTATTTCGCGAGAATGATATCCACCCTGCCCAGAGGCAGAATATAAACCATAATTTAATAACTCTTCTTGTCGTCCCCCAATATATTCAAAAAATAATGGGTCTTTTCCTGTCTCTATATCAAATCGTTGGTCATTATTATCTGTAATTTGACAGGTCTGAGAGTAATAATCAGCAAATGTAGAATTAATCCCAGGAGTCATTCCCAACCTACCAGAATTAATATTAAAAATAGGAGGAGTATAAATTAATTCTACTTCATCAGTAAACGCATCGTAAGCATGAAATAGTCCCAAAGATAATGGCCGCAAATCATATGTATAAATATAATGTTCTGAATCTAAACCTGTAAACCATTTATGAGTCCAAACATCATATCCTGTAAGATAATATCCGTTTTCAAAATAGGTATTTATATCTGCATCTAAATTAAAGGTAGTATTATTTTTTCCAGAAGGAACAAATCCTTTATAAAGTGGAGCCCATTGATTATTAACCAAATTAATTCCTAGTCGTTTTTGAAATGGTTGGTCAACTTTTTTATTATTAATATCTAGAGATGACCATCCGACATCATTTGTTTCGAATATTTTGGTCATGATAGGGGCATTATTTGGATATGCTAATCCCCCTAATCCATCTGGACGTTTTACTGGAATATATTTAATATTAGATGAGACTGTTCCATCAGAATTGATATGATATACCCCAAAAATTTCTTTTACCACTTCTTCTCTTACCTCTAAATTAAATTTTACTTTATAAGGAAATCCTCTAAGTTTTCCTACATATAAAGCATTAGCTCCTAATGCTTGTGGATATAAAAACTTACGATTTTCCGTATTAAATGGACCACTAGTAAATCTTGGAAGATAGTTGTCTGATGACTGAGTGGCCATGATTCTAGGAAATTCGTTTTCCATATCTTCTGGCAATGGAGAAAATGAAGACCATCCAGTATATTTAATATTACTTGTTTCTGGGAAGCTATTGTCCAAATAATAATATTCTCTTTGAATACCTGATTCGTCAAATGCTATTTTTTTCACCAATCCAACTGTTTGCCCATTAACTAAATATCCACTAATAAATGTAATTGTCTTAACGTCGTCACCAATAATATCTTCTTGATAGCTATCAATAATATTATTTAATTCAATAATTTGTCCACCACCACTTAATAAATAACCAGTATATTCAAAATGGGAATTTTTTAAAACTTTAGAAACCAAACTATATTTTCCCTCAAAGAAATCACCCATAGAAAAAAATTGTTTAGTTATTTCGTCTCTATTGTTAAGTTCAGCAGAACCTATTTTGGTATAAAATTTAGCCCTTGCCCCATTTTCAGAATAACCATAAGTATTATTATCTTCTCCCGTCGCAATAGGAAAAGAAGAAACCGAATTACTTCTAGACGATTCTGAGGAATAGCTCGCCCCTTTGGATGAAGTTTGAGATGGAAATAAAACGATTTTTGCCCTACTTCCAAATGTTTGATTATCAAATGTTTGAAAAAAAGCTAAAGCAGGTAAAGAACTAAATTCACTGGGTTGCGGTGGACCAAAATACCAATATTGTTTACCAAAACTTTCATTCCAGGTTTGTAAATCGTCCCCAACCAAAGTTCCGTTATGAATAGGATTATGAGAATCAATAGTTAGCATTCTTTTGGATATATTTCCTGTATTACAAACCGGATTTGCCAAGAAATATTGATAGTCTTCTTTATTTAAACCCTCTTCAGAAACAAATAATGGAGAAAATTTCCATCCAGTAAAATTAGAAGAAGCACAAGTAACACATTTAACTTCATCTGAGCACTTGATAACAGACCCAGTAAATCCTATGTGCATTGACTGGGCAACATTGGTGCAGTCCATAGATGCTGGACTTTTAGCGTATTCTTGGTATAACCCTATTCTTCCAGGACTATCTGTTCTAACTGAAGACGAAGTAACCTTCACATTATTACCATTATTATCTACTTCATAGGAATAAAGTGTTCTTCTATTATGATGCCAATCAGAAACCGGCATTCCAGATTTGTCGAAATGAATATAAGCATTTTTTACGTCAGAATTAAAATCTCCAGAAGATGGCGGTCCATCGTTGAAAATCCTGTGAAATTTTATATTAGGCACTGGTCCGATATAAGATTTTGGGTCGCGACAAGGCACTGTTCTTAAATATGTAAAGGAAATTGGCTGACCATTAGCTCCTATAATATTAACATTATCTTCTACACAATCACTAACATCATCCCCAATAGCATCATAAAGTAATTCTCCAGATACATAATAATACTGATTTTCTATGTCTTTCAATATTTGGAGATTAGGTTGATGAAAAATTTTACTAGTATCATACCAATTATAATTTGATACTTCTGATTCTTTATTTCTATCTGACGTAGCAATATATGCAATAGTAGAAGAATAATCATTTGACAATAAAGATTCCACGGCACTAATAGAAAATGGATGAATTACTTCTCCTGTTCTTGTCGTTTCGAATGGACTATTCTCGAAAACAATACTTCCAATATTATTTAATACTTGTCCTATAACTTTAGATAATGTTGAAATTTTGACCCCACCAGCCCCAATCATACAGTAACCAAAAATAATAGCATGAGCAGCAATATTTAATAATTCTCTTTCATTTTCTGTATTATCTGGCAGATAGTTATTAATAATATATGCCATCGAACTTTCATAATTTTTATAAGTAGAGGTCTGAGAAAAACCCACCGTATTTTCAATATCAGAATCTTCTTGCAGATAATTATAAAAATCATCCCCGGCATCCTGTCCAAGATTAAAACCAGCCGCCATAGCCATGCACATCTTATTCCTAAACCCTTTTTTATTTAAAACGGCTAAACGAATATATACGGCAGATATACTTAAACCAAAAATTGTTCTTAGACCATTATCTTCCATTTTTATCCTTCTTCTCCTCTTATATTAAACTGACTATACAAATTTGAAGCATAATTCTGAGCATCATTAAAAGCCGTAATATTACCCACTAATACGCTACTCATATGTCCAGCCCCTAAGTGTAAAGTCGGAGTAATAAAATTACAATGTTCAGAACCTCCATCTTGGCAGGGAGATATTCCAACTATATCGGTATTTGTCTCAGGGAAATAAGATGTCCCAACATTAAGCATTCCACGAGTAATCCTAGCGTGAGGAGTATTAATTGGACTTCTAAATATAACATCACTATCTTTGCTAGATAGTTCATCTGTTATAATTAAACTTCCGTTACTTTTTTCATTAGCAATGGGAACAAGCCTTAATTTCTTTTTTTGTCGATTTGCGTTTTCTTCGACATAATTAAATAATTTTTGTGCTTTTCCTCCAGGGAAAAATCCTTGCCCATATCTCATACTTAAACATGGGTCAAAACAATCTCCAGCCATCAATCTTGATGGAGGACAACTATACGCTGAAAAATCTGGGCTTCCGGCCAATTGAGAAGCGGTCATAACATAATCACACACTGTAGAATTAAATCCTGGATAATTTTCCTCACAGGAAAAAGAGATATCCCCATATGGTTTAGAAGTTCCCTCGGTTCCCCGTTTACCCCACCAAATATTTCTAATAGACGGTAAATCCATAAAACCAAGATTGCTTCGTTTAGCATTTATTTGATTGACTAATGAAACATGGTTAGCGGAAGACTCTTTTTTTACATATAATCCATATATTGATGGGGCATCAAACATCATATTAAATCTTCTTCCCCATGCCATTGAATAGAATCCTAAAGAAATTCCATTTCCATTTCTATCTCTATTATGACGTTTTACTTTCCACTGATAGGCATATGGGCCATACATCGGCCTTCTTTCCAAATATGTATTGTTTGGTTGTCCCAACCAAAAATATTGAATAGCAGAATTCATTGCTCTTAATCCAGGACAAATAAAAGTCTCATTTCTTACATTTTTCTTTTTTACTGGGTCACATAATATATAAAATCTATCAAAAGCTTCAATATAATAAAGCATATTTCTACCAAATCCATTATTTGTATATCCACAATTCAATCCAGCTAAATCAGTGGGACGAATTAAAGCTTTCGCTTCTTCTAATAATCGTTCTGAGGCTTCCTCATTTTTTGGTGCTCCAGCCCCAATAAATTGAATATCTCTATCTTTTACAGTAGATATTTTTCCAAAACGTTTAATAGAGCCCAAATTATTGCCCCATTGCCAATGACCGATACCCTTATTTGGATAATTTAATTCTCCATAATTCGTAACCGGAGGATATAATTCAGCAATAGTTGACAAACTAGATAATTTCATTCCTTTTCTAGTATCTTTTGTAGCAACAGCTTTTTGTTTTAATGTCCAATGTGTAACTCGATAATTATTAAAATATACCATTGTTCTTATACCACGTTTTCCAATAGGCATACTATAGTTTTCGCATTCTGGCAAATGTTTATATCCATACAAGAGATTACCTTCTTGTTGGTTAAGAAGCTTGCTAAATGGAATAAGACTACCATAATCAAGAAGATGTCCCCACGATTCTCTTAATCCCCGTGTGTCTGTTAAAGTGGATGGTTTATAGCTTCTCGTTGCCCCAACATAACCAATACTTCCAACAAAACGATAAGCCGATACATCTCCCCATCCTGCATTTGGTGGTGGAATTTTTTGCTCAATCACACTCTCAGGAATTGCATGTGGGTCTTCTTGATATCCACAATAAGGACCAATAAAAGAATATACTTCTGGACTAATAGATATAATTTGCAATTCATCATTTTTATCAAATACTTCAAAGTCTACTCTAATGTCTCCATTAGCATTCGAGGCATTTTTAACAGAAACATCAAATCTCAACCAGTCTTCTATTATTAATTCAGAAGGATTGCTCATTCTTATGCCAAATCTTCCTGACGCTAAACAAAAATAATAATAATCACTATCTTCATCTTTTATAGTCCCTTGAATAAAAGAATAATCATCTTCACTATTATTTTCTGGGGAATAAACTGGAGAGCAATCTAACGGATGAATAATGGTGCAAGTATTAGAATCTCCTTCTAAAGCACACCAATTTCCTCCCGTATTAGATGGTTCAGTCAATTCAAAATTACTACTTGATAGAAATTCGGGATATTTATCTTTTTTAACTCTATGCCATTTATATTGTAATGGATATAGGTTGCGTTTATTTTTATTAAATATCTTTAATTTTTCGCACCAAAAGGCAATTTCTGGATATCTAGTGGTCATCTTATCTTCTGGAATAGAATGATAATCTACCGCTGAACATCTTAAAGTTGGATGTTGTCCTATTTTACAATGAACTTTAGGTAATGGTTGCTGAGTGAAAATAGGAGTAAAACAAGAAAAATTTTTATCTAATTGTCCTATTTCATTATAACCAATTGCTAACCAACCGCTTGGAGAATATTTTCTTCCTAAAGTATCTAAAATTAGTCCGCTAAGAACAGGTTCATACGAAGGAGTCGGAATCATTTTATTAAATCTAATATCATTAAAAAATCCAGGATAATAAAAAGTATTTTGGGAAAAGGATAAAGTCGCCAACGTGTCCATCAAACCTGAAATCGCGCCTCTACTTCCATAAGCCCCCTCAAAAAATCTTCTTTTTACATCTGGTAATTCTGAATTTGTCCCCCAAGAAAAAGGCATTCTCGACCACCCTGTATGCTCTAAATAATCTTTAGATTTATCAAATGAAAAATAAATATGATTTAGCGGGAATAAATCAATCGGATTTCCATGAATGAAATTTTCCATGTATCTTGTCATCATCCGTTTTTCTCGTCCAGAAATAATTGATTGATAAAAAGATTCGTTTATACCATTATCGTCCCTGATATAATATCCATATCTATCTTCTAAAACTTGCCACCAATCCAATCCTGCTCCCGATAAAATTTGAATATAATTTTGTCTAAATTGATTATAACTATTATTTGTAAATAATAAATCAGAAACTTTGCCACTAGTTACGACAAATTTAGTACTAGCTAACCCCTCTTGAACGATAATCTGAGGTTCATTTCCACTAAAAGAAGCTAATCCACTAGTAAAAATGTCCTGAAATTTTCGATAAAGTTGATTAATAGAAAATTCAAATCTAGGATATTGACTAATAATCCAAGAATATTCTGCCGAACCAGTAATTCCAGAATAGTTTGCCCATAAGAAAAACCCTTTATTAAAAGCATACATATTGGAATACTTTTCTTCCATTTGCGCTGTTCTTAATAAGTTGTCATAAGCAGAAAAACTCCATTTTCCATTGGTATCTAAAGAATCAGGTTCAGTTGATTCTTTGTCGAACTCTAGGGGCTCTGTTTGTTGAGGTAATTCTGAAGCATTTTCTACTCCGCTCCATGGATAATCAAGAGCTAAAGTTTTACAACTATTAAGAAATCTTGTTCCATAAAAACCAAATTTTCTAATAGCTGCATAATAAGGAATATCAAAATGCGTTGATGGGCAGGCATATATAGAAGCTCCGACAGTCCAAGGAAGAAAATCTACCGTATCTGGACATTGACGATTTTGCCAATAAGATTTTTCATGAGATAATGTTGGTTGAAAAAGTAATGTTCCTTCACTTGGACTTCTATAAGTTATACCTTCTCTTATTTGGTTGAAGTTATTATAAAATGGAATAGTAGAAGCATTATCTTCAAATGTAAAATGCCAATAATGCCAAGGGTCAGCCCCAGCAAAACTTACTTGGTCACCAATACTTCCATATAAAATATCAGGAGCTTCAATTAACTGAACCCCATTGGTCCCTTTCCCGACGCTAGTATCTGTTTCCATTAAATTCGCTAAACAAAGAGCGTTATTTAATTTGTTTGTTTGAGAAGAATAAGAATATTGAGGAATAGGTTTTCCGCTACTATCAAAAGACACGTAATTATAATCTTCGTCACTAGTAGTAGAATATCTTCCGTTAACTTTAATATCGAAATTATCTAATGAAGTTGGAATTGGATTCTGGTTATATGGAGTAGTTGCCCCAAGAGCATTAGTTGTTCCTTGAATTAATGAAAATTGAAATTCATCATAATAAACTTGAACCGCAACAGTACTTTGTGGACATACTTCTTTTGGACTGTATATCGGGGAAAAAGAATTTGCGCTTAATGTATTAGTAGATAAAGTTACATCTGAAGCACTTTTAGAAACAATACCAAACATCTCATTATATTCTGTTACAGTTAACGGAGAACAAGAACCCATGTCTAATGCTTGAGTTGCATCTTGGTTAGCATTAAAAATATTAATGTTTTCTCCATACGGAGGAAGAAAGTATCCTCCTGGATAAAAAGCATTATAGAAATTAAATCCATCATAAAACGAATCTTTGTCATGCCCAAACCCATGGCATGAACCATAAAGAATAGCTTTATCATAATAATATAAAACGCCAGTCCTATCACTTACTGCTACTTCTGAAGAAGTAAATTTTCTAGCCACGCCAGATTTTCTATGAACTTTATTATCTAAATATGCTCCAAATGGTGGTTCAAAATTTTCGGTTGGATAAGAAGGACTTGAAAATTCAAACATCTTTCCCCTGATACCCCTATTATGAATTTTAAAATAAAATCCAGTTAAGATATCATTTTCAACTGTAACCCCAGGAAATTCTCCAATTTTCATGTAATTTTGTTTGACTTTTGCCTTATCTTATGATATTATTAATTACACAAGGTTATACATTATGTTTCATATATACCATCCGACTAAAACTAATAAGGGGTTTGCCTGTTCATTCTGGTTTTCAATAAGAGAAAAGTGTGTTTTTGCTACTATTGTTAAACAAGCTGGATGGGACGAAAAAGCAGACAACGGTCTTTTTAAAGCAAGTTTAGAAGACCCAACAAAGCACGTTAATATTAAATTATCAGATATAGAAGTCGGACATATTTTAGAATGTCTAGATAAAAATCGCGATTTCAAAACATATCATGATAATGAACTGAAACCAAAACATATATCTTTTACTACATGGATGGGAGCCGCTCAAAAAGATGTCTCTGGAGCAGTTATTAAAGAAGCCTGCCAGCAAGGATTTTCTTTCTCTATCTCTGTAATTGACAAGGAAGACTCTACTAATAAAAATAGTTTCTATATAGGTTTAAATTTTGGAGAAGCAAGACTGTTAAGAGAGTTTCTATTGTTTGCCCTTCACCATTTCTTTGAAGAAAGAACATCTTTAGCTGCGAATAAAAACAATAATTCAAAGTCTAAAACAATAGATATTTAATTATGAGTCGCAAAAAAAAGGTTCTAATCCTAACGGACCACCCGTTAGCTAAAACAGGTTTTGGAAGAAATGCAAGAGCTTTATTGGAGTATTTATATTTAACCAATAAATATGAATTAGTTAATTTGGCTGTTGGCGCAGTTAATTCTCCAGATTTATCGCGCACCCCATGGAAAACTCTCCCAACTGTTTTCCCGCCACAATTAGAAGAAATAAAAAAGCAAAATGACCCAAGGGCTTGGGAAAATATAGATAGAATGGCTGGATACGGAGCTTTCTCGGTAGACGCTGCGGTTAAAAGCGAAAAACCAGATGTATTTATTGCTATTCAAGATATTTGGGGAATTGATTTCTGCGCCGAAAAAGCATGGTTTCCTAAAATTACTGCCGCTTTATGGACGACGTTAGATTCTCGCCCTATTCTTCCAAAAGCTGTTGAAGTAGCTTCTAAAATTAAACATTTTTGGTCTTGGGCTGACTTCGCTACGCAAGACCTTCACAAAATGGGACATAAACATGTCAAAACAATTCGTGGAGCGTTAGCTACGAAATTATTTTATAGATTATCTGAGGAAAATAGGAAAAGTCTTCGAAAACAACATAATATTAATGAAAATACTTGGGTTATTGGTTTTGTGTTTAGAAACCAATTAAGGAAATCGGTTCCTAACCTTTTACAGGGTTATAAATTATTTATTGACAGAAACCCTCAAATTAAAACTAAACTCTTATTACATACGAACTGGACAGAGGGTTGGGATATTCCAAAACTTTTAGACGAAAACGAAATTAAAAAAGAAAACGTTCTTACGACTTTTGTTTGTCGTTCTTGTAAAAAATACGAAATAAAATCTCCATTAGCAACAGAACAAGATTGTCCTCATTGTCGAACTGCTAAGTCACAAATAACTACTCATCCTTCATTTGGTATTTCTGAGCAAGAATTAAATGAAGTATATAATCTTATGGATGTTTACTGCCATCCATTTACTAGTGGGGGACAAGAAATCCCTGTCCAAGAAGCAAAATTGGCTGAATTGATAACTTTGGTTACTAATTATAGTTGCGGAGAAGATTTGTGCGTAGAAGAATCTGGGTCTTTTCCATTAGAATGGTCGGAATATAGAGAACCAGGAACTCAATTTATTAAGGCTTCTACATATCCAGCTTCAATAGCCAAACAATTAGAAAAAGTATTTAAATTAAAACCCCAAAATAAAAGAGAACTAGAAAAGAAATCTAGGCAATGGGCGATAGATAATTTCGCAACAGAGATAATTGGAAAACAAATAGAAGAATTTATTGAATCAGCTCCATTTGCCGAAGATTCTTGTTTTATCGAAGATGTTCCTGCAAAAAATCCAGAGGCAGCCATCCCTGAGATTAAAGATGATGGGGATTGGCTAATTCATATGTATCACAACATATTAAAGATGCCTATTGGTAAAGACGACCCAGGTTTTTTACATTGGATAGCTCGCATAAAAGAAGGCGTCCCAAGGATAGAAATAGAAAAATTCTTTAGACATACAGCTACCGTTGAAAATCAAAAAAATCAAATTGCTCCCCTTACTTTTGATTGTCTTTTAAATAAAGAAGATAAAGGAAGAGTATTAGTTGTTATGCCCGAGAGTGCTGGAGATGTGTTTTTAACGACTTCTATTTTTAAATCTATTAAGGACCGTTACCCAGATTGGGCCTTATATGTTGCGACAAAGCCCCAATTTAAAGATATTTTAATTGCTAATCCGTTTGTGGATAAATGCCTTGATTATCATCCTATGATGGAAAACTTAACTTGGCTTGAGGGAAACTCTTCTCATAATGGATATTTTAATGTCGCATATTTACCCCATGCTCTTACTCAAAGATATATCGCCTACTATCATGGTGGAGAAGATAAACTTGATTTAAATTTAAAATAAAGAAACCTTATGCATCTTGTAGAAACATACGCTTTACAGTGTGGAGCTAAAATTCATAAACCATTCATTTATGAAACGTTTTTTCCTATTCCGATAGAGAAATATATTACTTTTCAGGCTCAATCCCAGCAAAATATAGACGCTAAAAATTATTCTTATTGGCAAGATGTCATTGACATGATTTATCCTATCCTATTAAAGAATAATATTTCTATATTACAAGTTGGACTTCCTTATGAAGCTCCCTATGGAAGAGTAGTTGACCTTAGAGGGGCGACATCTATTAATCAATTAGCATATTTAATGAAGGGTTCTTTATTACATTTTGGTCCTGATAGTTTTGGTATTCATTTGGGCTCTCATTATGATATTCCGATTGTCGCATTATATAGTTCAACTCGTCCAGAAATAGCTGGCCCATATTTTAGTTCTAAAGATAAAACGATTTTATTTAAATGTTATGAAAGAGTTGGAAATAAAAAGCCCTCTTATGCATTACAAGAGAATCCTAAATCAATTAATAAAATCTTACCTGAAGAAATAGCTAACGCAATATTAAAATTATTAAATATTAATTTCGTTTTACCAATACAGACCGTTCATTTAGGGGATAGGTATTCTAATGTTCTTATCCGAGAGCTAATTCCTAATCATCCATCAAATATAGGAAATCCTGATTCTCCAGTAGAGGTTCGAATAGATAAATTTTTAGATGAGCAGCTTCTTGCTCATCATTTAAATTATCTTAAAAAGGCAATTTTAGTTACAGATAAGCCAATAAATTTAAACCTATTACGTTATTTTAAAGGAAATATTCCGACAATAGTATATAAGATTCCAGAATATGATGATATAGAATTCGTAAGAAACGTTATATCTATCGGAATTCCAATAGTTTTATCTTCTGAATTGCCAGATGACAAACTATTACCTAAAAAAATTAATTACTATGAATTTGGTCCAATTACCAGAACAGGGGTAATTAATGAAAAAATCAGACAAGAATTACTTCCTAAAATAGACAAATTATATTTTAAATCAAGTAAAATTGTTATTTCTCAAGGGCAAATTTTCTATTCCTTTTCAGCTTTAGATAATAATACACCTTCTCAAAATAATCAAGAATATCAAAAAGCTGTAGATTCCCCATTATTTTGGAGAGATTTAGATTTCTATACAATAGTAGAAAAACTTGACACTCCAATAACTACTTGATATCATAAGTCTATGAATAATTCTCCAGATAATCAATTAACAAACGCCCCCGTTTTAGACCCTCTTAAACCAGATAGAGTCATAGGCTGGATTCCTCCAGCCGTCATTTCAAGAAATGATGCTGGACTAATTATTGGGAATAACTATATATTTAATCCTGATAATACTATTAATTGGAGGAAAATGATAAAACCAGAGTTTCTGGTTCCGAACAAACAAATTTTTGAAAAACGAAATAAACCAGTTCCACCGTCAATCGAAGGATTAGATGATAAAGAACTTCTAATCCTATTAGGCGGAATTAAAGAATTAGCTCAATGTCGAGGATTTACTTCTGTTAAATATGTCGTTAGCAGCCCAACACCAGAATATGTTATTGCTGTTTGTTCCATTGATTGGATAGCAAATTATGAAACAGAAAATCGACCTATTACTTTTTCTGCTATTGGAGATGCTCATCCAAGAAATACGACCAATTTTGGGCAGAATTTTCTTGGTCCTATAGCAGAAAATAGAGCTTTTGTCCGTTGTGTTAGAAATTTTCTTAAAATTAATATCGTATCTCAAGAAGAAATCGGTGGAACAGTCGCTTTTGAAGAAGACCCAGCATCGACTCTTTTAAAAGATACTATGGAAAAATATGGAATTTCCTTCGCAAAAGTCAAAGAAAAACTTGTTGCTGAAAATGTAGAGGGAGCATCATTATTTCAATCTATTTATGATATTCCAAAATTTAAGCAATTAGAATTAATAGCTCGTATTAAAACTAAAGTTGCCGAAGCTCAAGCAGAAGAAAAAAAATAATCTATCCGCGAACAATATTAGAATATGTAGGGTTGTAGGAAATAGTTCCTACAGCCCTTGTTTTTGCTGTCGGAAACTGATTTGGAGTAGTAATAACTAAAGGAATACATTCATTAGTAGCACTTCGTTGTTTATTATCTATATTAATATCTTCGTAATCTATTGCCGCCAATGTAATATATGGATAATTATAAAATAGATATCCCCCATTTGAAGAATAAACCGGAGTCACCCCTCCCCATGTTCTCGAAAACACTTTCGTTAATATTTCGCTTTTGCTACTATTCGAAGAATTGATAGATAATGCAAATGCTTCATATTGATACTTCTGCAAAAAACAACGATAATATCCATTAGAGCCCTCGTATGGTTCTATGGTTTTTTGTCTTAAAGCTAATATTCTATCGCTGTTTCCGGCAAAATATGGAAGAGTCGAACCCTCTGAGTGCCATGTTCCATATGTAATATTTGGGGAAAAAACTGCTTCGCGAGATAAAAAAATATCACTATTCGCTGGGGTTAATGCTTTTGGAAGTTTTTTAATTTTAATAGTTTCCCCTAAATAATATGGATTATTTATTCTGGCTATAGATGAAGTGCTATAGTTTCCAGCTAATCCAATACTTACATTACCAAGTGCATCAGACCTTCTTTGCTCTGTTGGGGTAGTAAGGGCTCCCTCTACATTAATCCATAAATGTTCTGGACGCTTAACGACAGCTAATGTCCATGGCCAGGAATCGGCTGTTAAAATTCTATCTACAGACTCAATCATTACAATAACATATCTGCTAAGAATGTCAAAATGATAATCTTCATCAAGGCCAGGGTCACCATAATTAGCAATAACGCGAGCTTCTTTTATTTCAGCTTTTTCGTTATTTCTAGTTTTAATTTTTTCTGTATTGTCTGACATATTAAAAATCTAAATCTCCCAAAGAGACAGTCCAAGGATTATTTGTATAAGCCTCAGAACTATAAACCGAATCGAGTTCTCCTTGTGTTAATAAAAATCCGAGGTCATTTCCTTCTGAATAAATTCCTGTTAAATCATTACGCTTTTTTTTTAAGCTATACGGGTCTGTTGAATAAGAACGTAAACCGGATATAACGTTTGTAATAGAATTTGAATTAAATCCTAATGATAAATTAATACCCATTTCTTCTGTAATATCTAATCCATTAAATACTAATTTGATATTAAAATAATTTTCCTCTGGGGGGAGTTCAAAAGCAAATAATATGGGAGAGGCAACAGAATAATATAATTGTGGGGTTTCTCCCATTAATCCTGTAAAAATAGACCACTTATTCCAAAAATTATAAGCACCCCCTGACCCTGTAAACCTCATCTGAAGAGTCCCAGAGGCATTTTGTCCAGTATAAGTATCTGTCAATGAATTTCGTTCGAAATTCATGATTGGTCGTAAACCAGAAGAATATCCCGAACCTAAATTTGTAATATCAATACCTGTTACTTTATAACCCGTTATTCCTGTTCCAAAAGTGCCAGTAGTATATAATACTTCTCCAGTTAAATAGCCCGCAGCAATATCAATAGCTCCATAAGTATTAAATGGGGAAAACCAACCCTCATTATATCCAGATTTTAATGGAATATCAAAACATCCAGTTCCCCATTCCCCCGTATTAATAATTGCTCTTGGAGCCTGAGTATATCCAGAACCAACACCTATTCCTGAATAACCATTAACTACATAAAAGTATTGATTACCCGAACCATACACATCTTGAAATAAAACTCTTGTTGTTAGTAATTTTCCCGTGGCCCCCGTCCCAAAATTGCCAATACCAGAAAAATTTATACCCAAATTTCCAGTACAACCACTACTAAATAAAAGAGTATTAAAATTTTGTTGGATGCCGGTAACATAATAATATCCGCTAAATTTAACGAAAGGAATATCTAAATATTCTCCACTACTCGTTAAAGTAAAACCAGTAATATACACCCCACTATAAGTATTACCATCAATAGGACGGATACCAGATATTCTTCCGGTAATATGAATACCCGAAGAATCAATATTTCCTAATCCATCTATTTTAGATGCATAATAAGATAATGTAATCGAACTGTTAGTCCCACTATGAAGAAAATTATTTCCTGACCAAGTTCCCTCAAAAGGAACAAAAGCAATATTTGAATTATTAAATCCAGTTAAATTTTCTATAGAAACATCGAATAATCCGCTTCTCTCAGTTGAAGATTCTAAATTTTGCTCTCCCTCATTAGCAAATAAAGATAATTTCCATGAAATTTCATTATTTAATTGAGAACTATCATTGTCATTAAATATTAATCTTTCTTGACCTGTCCCCAAACATCCAATAATCTGATTTCCAGTTAACGACTCTTCCAAAGAATTATAAAATTCTGCTCTATGTCCATAAACCCAAGATACTATATCACTAGAATATATTCCTGTTAAAGTCCCATTAATGCGAAATGTTTCTGGCATCGACAAAGAATATGAAAATGGGCTTGATGAGACTTCAACATCACATTGTAAATTCTCGGCCCCAACATTTATTCCAATAGCATCTAATGTCTGTCTTAAGCAATTTCTTTCTACAAACGGAACACTATTTGCTAATATGTAACAAATATTTCCAGTATTATTACTGGCATCATTTATAAACCAGCCAGACAACGAAAATGGTTCTCCAGTATTATACGAAGACAAAACAGTTTGTTTGTTAGAAGATAAAATAAAACCACTTCTTAAAAAAATATTCTTTTCGAAAGATAAACCTGAAAAAATAAAACGACATTCTCCCCAGTCAGACACACGAATATTATTAAAAGCAAAAGAAAATTCATTTGCCCTTTGTAATCTTAATGTATTATTCCCAGTAAAAAACATTATTTTATCCTTGGTATTATTTTATTTAAAATCGCCTCTTGTCGAGGTAGCACTTTTGGTCTATCTGAAAACGACAAAGAGGTTGTTAATCCATTATCACTTACACTTAAGGATAAACTGTTTAATCCATAATCGGGACTAAGATAAGAAACAAATTCCCCAAAATCACTTGGACCACCAGCTAAAGATAATTCTACTGATTTCATTGGAGTAGTTAGTTCATATCCATTAATTTGTTTAATAAAATTATGATAAGATTCAACAGTAGTTAGAACTTGTGTTTCGCCAGTAATAACTGTCATATAAGATAAAAATCTCATAGAATATGGGTCTAATTGTGGGGGAAGGTCTGGGTCAACACTATTATTTAATATTTTAATAGATGATGTTCCATTATTATCAGTATTAACTGGTTCTCCATATATTTCGTTAATTTCTGGGGAACGAAGCTCTAAATCAACCTGTGATTGCAAAACCCCACGATATCCCCCCAAAGCATTAGTCGAAACTGGATAAATAATAGTCATATTTGCTTCGGCAGACGTATAAGATAAACTATTAGATGTAACATCGGCCCAATAAAGATTTCCATAAACGTCAGAGTTTGCCCCAGCTTGAATAAGTTTATCAATTTCCGTATTTCTGACAGGATTTTTTACAATTTTTATTTGAAGACCCCTAGAGTTTGGTTGAATTAAATATTCCCATGGGAAGCCTTCTGTAAAATAATTTACTTTATTTTCATCAATAATACAACCATATCTCGGGTCAGTATTTCCTCCTTCTACCCATTTGCCAGATAAAAGATTATTGCACATTTCTTGTAGTAATGATAAGTCACAAATGCTTTGTGTTTTAGTCTCTATTCTTCGTTTTGTTGCTTCTCTTTCTTTATCAATAAATTGTTGAAGAACTGTTCCGTTTATAAAATTAGTCCCCCGAGCATTAAAAGATAGATAAACATTTGGATGGCTTCTTGTATCTGTTAATACTAATAAATGTAATTTCGAACAAGTTTGTTGCGAAATATAATGTAAATCATAATAAGATTCAATATGCCTATCCAAATCACTTACTACTGGCAAGTTGTTCAATGCAAAAGCTACTTCGCCCCTAAATTCAGTTAAATTAGGAGATGCTTTTGGTTTAAATAACTCTAAATTCCAATCTTGATATTTTTTTGAAATAGCATTATTAATATTAGTAAAATTATCTTCTGAACTAAACTCTTGAACACATGCGTCTCCAAGATTTAATGACATAGTTCGTTTAAATTCTTCTACGCTCGTTCCCCACTCATTGTCTATATCTGAATAAAATAATCCAGCAGGAAAAACCCCCGTTCCAATTTGGTCAACCGCAATTGGTAATGCTTCTGATATTGGGGTTAACAATCCTGAATATAAAATTAAATCTTTAAATGGAGCAAATTTCAACTGATAATATTGGGTGATAGAGGGCTCACAATTATGGGAAATTCTTAATAAAGAAGTTCCCTCTTCTCCATAAAACCCTTCACTTGGGCTTAAATCTTTCAATTGATTAGCCGACATATAAGGGAATCTATTTAAAAGTCCTTGGGTAACTATCCCATATTTATACATGGAACTAGCGGCGTCTTGTTCCCAACGCTGAATATCCTCTTTAAAACTTGAATAATAATATCCAACATAAACCTTATAAAATCTTTGGTCCAAACAGATATTAGATATTTCATCCCCATTACCACCACCAACAATTTTTTGAATAACAGCGGATTTATCTACGCCAGTTAACTCTACTAATGGAACCATCCCTAATGCTCTAAAATTAGAAGCCCTTATTTCCTCTGTCATCCCATAAATAGCTTGGTCTTGACAATATAAATCTCGTAACGTTTCATCATATCTTGATAAAGCTATAGAAGTATCAATGTCACCAAACGTTCTTCCGTCTAGTTCGGATAAAGTTTTCTCTCGGTCATTATGTCCAATTTCGAAACTATTTGTCCACGCAACATCCCAAAACCAAGTTCCAAAAACATCTGTTCTTAATACTGGCGTGTTTGATTTTTTATTAAAATCAATTGGATGTAACGGCAAAATTCCTATATATCTTTTAGGGGCTTTAGAATGGGTTTTTGATTGTTTTGCTCTAGTATTTGTAGTAATAACAGATTGTTTGAATGTGTTATCTAAACTAGTTGATGCTTTATAAGAAAGAATGGCTGTATTTTGATTAATGGCAAACTGGGAACCCAGTGCGGTTGTTGGGTCAGCGATATTGACAATGTTAGAGATATCTATAGCTCTATTTAAATTGATGCCAATAAATGACTTACCCCTACAATAAAAATCATATCCTAAATCAGAGCACCATTGTTGTAACACCTCTCTTAATGAACCTATATAATTTTGACGATAAATATAATCAGCATCGTTTACAGCAACGGGAAATACACCATCAAATTTTAATCCTCTTAGTCTTAAAGATGCCAATAATTGATTAAAATTATAACTAACCCCAGCTAAATCACCACATCTTTCTTCACTAGCCTCTTCCGTTCCTAATATTAAATATCCTCCATTCAAATCAAATGTAACCTTTTCAGTTTTCAATTCAAACAGTTGTTCCCATTGACGATAAATATGAGAGACTTTTAGCGTAGAAGCGAAGTTATCGTATACTTTACCGTTAATTCCAACATAGGAACCAAATGCTAAATCTCTACTAGCTCGTCCCAGCATGGTAATACTATCCCCAGCTAGCAAACAATCTGGACAAACTACAGAAAATTCCATATTTGCATTTAACGTATAAACAAATTGATTTCCTTGTTTTTTTATTAAACCAACATAAATCTTATCTAATATTAAAGAATAATCTTTAAAAACTACATTGAGGATTTTAGTTTCATTTTGTATTTCAATATCATATTGATATAAAATGAAATCTGTAAATGTTACCCCATTGAAATCAATATCATATAAATTTTCTTTCCCTCCGTCTCCAGCTCCGCATTTTAAATCGTCATCTTTAATATCAAATACGGCATAATTTTGTGCTCTATTTTCAACCTCTAATACGATACTTAATTTTATCTCTGTGGGAGAAGAACTATAACCAATCTCACAAGAAGCATTATAAATCCATCCACCAAAAGCAAATGCAGTTGGCCACGAACCCCTGACCAAATTTTTTCCAAAGCGTAATGAATTATAATTACCCTTTGGAGAAATTGTTATACCTTGTAATATTTGATATGCCATAATTAAGGAATCTCTGAATACCAATACCAAGTATAATATGGACTTGCCGTTGTCCCATCAATAAATTTGGCTCGATAATTATATGTTAAAGTAATTGGAACCGTATCTACGACATTAAAATTTGGATAACCAGAAGTAGAAAAACCAGAAAATCCATTTCCAGTATTTCTCTCAGTTTGTAAATAATAATTACTAAACGCTGATGAAGTGTCGAAACTTCCCGTAAAAGATGTTGATGGTCCATTATAGTTTATTGTTTCTCCGGTTTTATTTGGTGCCTGGGGCATTCCACTAATAGCTTTAGTTACCCCAAATGGTCCAAAAACATTTCCGCTATGATACCTTGCCTGAACAAAACCTCGGTGGTTTCTACTAGATGGTAACCATCCAGTTATACCTGTGGCTTGAGTGCTAACCATTCCCGAAGGAATAAAATATTCATCTGATGAACCATCTGGATAAGTCAATTTGCTATATAATTCGACAAATAATCCTGTTGGATAATAATTAATGCCACCAGTCCATCCAATCGAATATCCTGTAGAACCGCTTACCCACATTCCTGTCGCCCCAGATACATGATATGTTGTTGGAAATACAAAATTCCAATATCCAGTAGTATCTAAATTTAAAGAAGAATACAAAACATATTCTAAAATTGGAATATCAATAATTCCGCTAACAAAAGAGCAGGGAACAAAACGACGATAATCTCGTTGATAATATTGACGAATTCCATTTAACCATACCTGTTCTGAAAATCCAGTAATATTAGTAAGATTCACTTGGGAACCAGTAATATTAAAAAGATAACGATAAAAACCACTATATTGAGGAATAAAAGACAACTCATTATCTTGTATATCCGAAAATCCAGACGGAATTCCTGTCTCTGGAATTTGGTCGGCAGAAAAATATGGTAATCCTGTTCCAGTTAATATAACCACAAAACCATTAGTCCCAGAACCAGAAATAGAATATTGATATCCCGATACTAATTTCTGACCATTTAAATATAAATCATATCCAAAGAACGGATAAGTATTATTTCCAGTACAAATACCAGATAGCCCAGTAATAAAAATCGCCCCAGTTATTCCAGTAGGTTCATTAAACTGCGATGATGGAGGAAAAAATCCTCCGCCACTAACAGCTATTCTACTTTGATACCAATAACCACTATATGGGATAACGGTTGAATTTTTCTTTAAAATATCATACGTTAAATTATCGTCATCAAAAAAACCACTAATACTATTTCTGGATACATAATAATCCACCCCATTTGTTTCAGCTAAACCATTACCAAATAATTGAATAAATCCTGTATCTTGAGGCCACATGTTGCCGGTAATTTTTCTACTTAGATAGGGAATTTCTCTAGAATAAGTATAAATTTCTACAACATCTCCAGAAGTTAAAGATAAATCAAAATCTATAGAATACTGAGAAAAAGAACTTAACGTCGCCAAATCATATAAAAATGCAGTATCGTTTCGTGTTCCTGTAAATGGAATACCAGAAAATAAAGGAAAAACAATTTCACCAGTTGTCACTAATCCAGATAATCCAGATTGGACAATAACATTAACTACTTGTCCATTAGTTCTAGTCATTGTCCCTGTTATATATGATAGTCCAGTAACCGCCACTTCTTGAATTCCTGAAAAATACGTTCCTGTTATTTGATATCCACTACTAGCATAGTATCCTGTAACCGTATTATATCCAGAAACAAAAGAACAATCAGCACACACAGAAATATCATACGGTAAAATAGAATCTTTAAATAAAATAGCATGATAAATATTACCAAAGAATCCCGTTGCCCCAGTATTGTTATTATTAAAAAATTCACCTAAATATAAATTTGAAGTATTTAAAAATGCTCCAGAAAAATACAAAGAAGCATTAAAATAACTATTATCGGCCATATTAACAATACCAAAATCTATATATCTATTATCTACTAATCCAACGTATATTAAATCTCTAACACTAAGTTCTTTATTTAATGTTTCTAATTTACCAGATGTTTGAAGAAATAGTCTATTTGAATCAGTAATTCCCAAATAAAAACCACTAGATAATCCGCTGATATTATCAACTGTAGATATTATAATTTGATTTTTACCTAAAAATGCCCCACTTCTTTTAGAACATCCATTCGAGGCAATATCTAAGATAATACCGAAATTTCCTGTATGTTTATATCCAATGCTATATCCGTTATTTCCTGAAAATTGATTTCCTGTAAAAGGAAAAGGGGAAAGATTAATTAATGGGACTGCTTGAGAAGAGATTTCTCCACTTATAAAGTGTTGACCAGTAGTATAAAGTTGATTATATATTATTCCCGTTGTTCCACTATTAAAAGAATATACTCCTTCTAAAGCATTTGAAGCTCCAGTAGAAATATTATAATAACTTATACATGTTAGAAATGGGCCAATATTCATTACCTTTTTCCATTTTTAATTACACTTTTTAATAACCAAAAGAGTAGCCAGGAATTCTCGTAAAACTTCTAGACGTGGAACCTACTAGTTTAGTATATAATACGCCAGAACTTTGTGTATCCATACCTATCCACTCTTTATTATAAGAGATATCAGACAAACCCGTTGATAAATTATCATTAATTACCACTCCATCTGACACATAAATGTCTCTTAATCTATCCAAAATGCCAGAAGCAATACTTGTAAGAGTTTTAGGATTCAAAGAATCAGCAGTAACATCAATAGAAATTTTAGCCCTATTTCTCATTTGAGAATCTTGAACTACATAATGTCCTTCAATATTTCCAGCAGCTAACGTATCAAATTTCCATAAAGATGGTTGGACAGAAACATTATATTTTTGATTAGCTCCTAATAAATCTCCCCCTTCAGGCATGGACATGTTAATTTTAAAATTACCAACACCAGAATTCTCTTGAATAGAAATTGGAAGATTGGCAGAAAGAAAATTTCCTGGGGTTGCAATTCCAGAGAACAACGGAGAACTTACTATTAATCCTGAAAGATAAGTTCTCCAATTGCTTATTTGAGATTTAAAAAGAGATAATTGATTTAATTTATAATCCAATGGTCCCAAACAAAAAAATTCCCCTTCTATTTTCCAAACATTTTTTGGTAAGACTCTATCTACATCTACAGAAATATTATAATCAAAATATCCTGTAATATCTCCAGACGTTAAACCAGAAATATAATTACTTCTTATTTCAAAAGTATTTGTTCCTGAATCCTGATTTAACGAAAAGTTACTAATACCCAAAAAGCCAGTTAATATACCAAGATTTTGTATACGAGAAAGAATATTAATCCCTGTGACCGAAGAACTTAAATTTCCAGCCGAGTCGTTATATGGAGAACCCTGAATTTTTAAATTAGTTTCAATCGTCGGATAAATAGCGTCTACTGGATTATTAATAGTCGCAGAAAATGTCTCTAAATAAGTGTCGGTCGAACCAGTAACATATTTATAGGTTTCTGTAACTGAAAAAGAAGAACTTAATCTATCAATCACCTCAACAACATTAAATAAAACAGGCTTTCCAGTGGGAATAAAAAATGACGTTGAATTAGCCCCCGTGAAAAATTTTACAAATGTTACAGCATTATTAAAGGCTGAGGAAGAATTTTTAATACCCTTGGCTGATATTTTATGAGATAAAGAAACTATTCCGTCATCACCTTGACTAAAAGAATATTCATTAATCGGTTCAATGACCCCGCTTGGAATAGTATAAGACTTTAAAGAAATAGAATATGGAACTTGCCCTCCAGAATAAAAATAATTATTACTGAAACTTAAATTATCAATAACAACATTTGTCCAATCATATAAAGTAGAACCACCGATTTCAGATACAGTCAATCTCCCAAATTGTCCAGTAAAAATATTAGTTAGAGTGTTAATGGCCCCAGAACCGTTAATGCCTGTGATAAATCCATCTAAAGTTATTTGGGCTACTTGTCCCCATCGTTGATTGTAATCAATAAACTGTTGAGAAAACCTAACTAGCGGGGTTGGGCTAAGAGTGCTATTATTATATGTTACAGATAAGTCTCCCATATTAAGATGTATATTTCTTTACTGTATAATCAACGGTCATAACCAATTGAATAATCCCCTCTGAATTAATTGTATATTTTATGTCAGATAATTGATAAGTAAAAGCTATGGGAATTATATTAACAAATTGTTTCATAAATAATTCTATTCCATGTCTATATAAGGCCGTTAAATATGTAGACGTATTACTTCTAAATGTCGTCAAAAATTCATTAGGATTATATCCCGCTCCACCGTCTAAGGTTATTTGAATTTGTCCTCTTTGTGTTTGATAAGCATAATTAATGACACTTAACTTTGATGGTCTATTGACCACTTTATATTCTGTAACTATATCTACTGGTCGAGTGTCCTGAACTTTTGTATCTAAAAAATAGAAAAATACATTATTAATCGTAACAAAAAATCTTGGATGATTAGAATATTGGAATGTGGCCGTAGCCTTATTTTTTTTAGATGGCCAAGAAAATGATGATTGAATCCATTTGATAGGTAAAGCGGCATTATAAAATTGACTATTTAAATAATAGCCTGTTACTGTTTTCGGAGACGAAATATTAACCCCAGACAAAGTATAAATAATATTTCCTTGTGGGGGCGATTTTCTATTAAAAACATAATCAAAAGAATGTTTAATGTCTATTAGGTTTTTTTCGTCAACATTCATTTCCATGGTTTCATTCGTGGACACGCCACTAGCTGAAAACTGAGCATCATTAGTAAATTCTATTTCATAATCAGAGGTCATTGCCAAATGATTATATGTAATGCTCGTTCGTTTTGCGCCAGTTATTAAAATATCAGTGATATTATATTGCGACGAAAAATTTTTAAATTTATTATATACATCATTGCATCTAGAATATGCAGAAGAAAGAAGGCTATTGCAAGCATCTCTTGATTGAGCAAAAGACATATATCCTTTAATATTAGAGGATTCTACCACGTCAATAATACCATTATCTCTTAATTCTAATTTATGTTTTAGATTATACGAACGAGGAGATGCCGCTTGCGACCCAGAAAAAGGAAAAACTTCTCTTCGTTTGCTAAAACTATAGGTATGTCTAAAAGTATCAAATGTTTCACTATAATAATCTCTAAAATATCCAGTATCCCCCAAAGATTCTCCACCAGAAACACCTATCGACCCTAAATTAGAATAATAATCAACGCTAAAAATTCCAGAGGCAATCGTTAAAGCCGCGGTTCTATTTCCGGTCGCTAATCCAAAAGAGACATTATGGAGAAAACTTTTAATGCCAGCTTCGCTTCGCTCTAACGAAAACTCTTCTTTAAAGTCGTTAAGTCCAGAAGAATATTGGGTAAAGAAAGAGGGATTTACTCCAGTATAAAAAGCTCCACTTAATTCTGGTTGGGTTTGTCCTACTGACAATGGAGACGTTTTAACCTCTATTTGGACATTATACTTTAGTCCTCGTAAAGAATCGCTGGGAAAAGAATAATCAGCTTGGGTTTGAAGAACTTTAACACTTATATCTCCAGAAAATCTATTTTTAAAATCATTAAGAAAATATGAATGAACTGCCGAAGAATTAAAATTTCCACCAGTAAGATTTAATGAAAGTAATTCGTAGTCAAATATTTGTGTTTCTCGCCAAAATGTAGAGTCTCCTAAAAGTTCTTTTTTAAGAGTATAACCTAGTAGTCCTGTTGTAATTCCTGATAGGTTAATTGGCATATTTATTCTATGGCAGCGGGAGCTACGGTAACATTATTTATTGATTGAAGATTAACAACTTGAGCTTGTAACTCAGCTAATTTAGCCTTTAATGGCTCAATAAATGTTTTCATAATCATGTCTGGAACATTAGCGGCGTCTTTTAATGAAATCTCGACTTTCATATTAGAGTTAACTGTGGCTGGTTCTCCAGTTTTAGCAGCGTTTTCTAAGGCTTTTTGTTGTTCTCCATTTTGTTTAATAACGTCTAAATTAGCTCGGATAGCCTTTAATTCTTGAGTAGATGATTGTAAACTTCCCAATTGTCCATTTGCTGTAGGACTAAATGCTTTTTGCCATCCATCTAGTGATTTTGCGCTTTCATCATTAGTTTTAATAAGTTTGTCTAAATATTGGGTCATTTTTTCGTTACTGTCCCCCTTCATCAATCTAGATTGAACATATTGCTCGATTTCAAACCCTCGACTACTAAGATTTACATCTCCCATTCTTGATTTATAAAGGGCTTGACCGGCAGAGAAACTTCCATAAGCCACAGAGGTTCCTAGTCCAACCGGACCAGCAAATTTCGACCCAATATTAGCAGCAGCCATTCCCATAGAAGCTAATCCTCCGTAAGAAGCGGCAGTTCCAAGAGCTGAAGTTCCCCCTGATTCTTCTCCTGCTTGTAACATCATAGGAAGCATCATTGCCGAAGCTATCATTCCTCCTTTTCCTATTCCTTTCCAATTCATCTTTCCCGCCCTATTTTTCATATTTTGGAAAAATGACATTTTCCTTCTAGCTTCTTCTCCACCGACCCCCGGCATAAATATAGGTGTTCCTGGACGACTAACAGGATTATAAGGACGATATGGACCTTGGCCTCTAGGAACACCAACATCATCATCAAAATTAACTGGATAATATTTAGAAGAAGAATATTGTGCTTGAGGTTTATAAGCTGCTTGTTGAGCTAATAGTTTTCCTAATCTATTATAGGCAAATAATTGTATGGCCCCAGTAATGGCTGCTCCAGCCACAGCCCCACCAACACTTGGTAAGGAACCAGCGATGTTCCATTGTTTTTTAAGCTCTGGTTCCTGTGTCGCCCCCTCAAAACGTTTAGCAATCTTTTCCATAACATCAGTAAAACGTTTTAAATCGGTTGCTTCAGAAGCAGCATTTAGTTTTCTGACATCCGTAATATCTTGTAAAGCGGATTTTACTTGCTTACCTGTGGTAACTAAAGATTCTCCAAATCCCTTAATTTCTTTAGAGGTTTGGGAAAATGCTTCATTAAGTTGTTTTGGGATAGTCGAAATATCTTTATCTCCAGCCTGTAACATTTTTGCGTTTTCTGGTTGTAGTTGGAGCTGTAATGAAGCTAAAGCAGACATCTCTGAGCCTGCCTGTTTATATCCTTTAAAACCGCTCACTGTTTCTTTAGATAAACCAAGTCGTTGTAACATCCCCGACATTTCATTAAATGACTTATCTTGAGAAAACGATATTCCCGATTGGGCTGTAGAAAAAGCTCTTGACATTAATTTAGAAAGAGGATTTTTGCCACTTAAATCAATAGCAACATTACTTTCCTTCATTTTATTTAAAAATAACATTGCCCCTTGGCCTTTAATTTCTGGATTAGTTCCCTTTTCCATGAGAGAGAGCCCGCGCACGATATCTTGTCTAAAAGTGCGACGAGAATCTCTATCCATGAAATTTTTCATTCCGCCCATGAAATTTGCTAACTGTTTGAAATTCATTTCTTGTCTAAAAGCTTCAAATCCGGCCACGATTTTGTCTGATTTTTCAGCGGTATCTAGGGTGTTATTAGCTGTTAAAAATACTCCCTGTTGAATAGCTTTTAATACTTCTGGTGACCTATTCGATTCCATGTATTTTTGTATTTTTGATTGGTCACCAATAGATGTGCCAGAAGAAGCAGCGACCATTTTTTCAAAAGCTTCAAAATTAAACCCACCAGTTGGAGTCTTAAAGTCTTTTAAAATATTTCCTTGGCCCAATACTTTAGCTAAACCAGTATTGAGTCCTTCAATTAGCACTTGAGAACTAGGATTAATAGTAGATTGTAATCCTTTAGCGCCCAATTGAGTTGCGGTAAGATTTTTAGCCATGCTATCGAAAGATTGAACATAAATATTTTTTAAAGAGCCCTGAACGTCTCTAGCTATTTCTCCCTCTTTAAATTGTCCCTCATTAGAAACCTGGTTAAGTTCCATAGAGGTTCTTAAACTTCTTATAGACCTTTCCCCAAATTGTTGTTGCAATAATGGCATAAGGGCGTTAGTCTTTTCGGCCTCTAAAGTGGTTTTTCCATATGATTGTTTTGCTGCAAGACCCCTTAATCCCAACGCATTATCTGTAGCAAACGACCCCTGATTAATATATAATCTTCTAAGTGATTGCTCTCGTTGAGTAACCATTTCTAGTCTTTGTTGTCGGACAGAATTCTGTTGAGTAAGAGTTTCTCGTGCGGAAACAGCTTCAGGCAATGAGGACATCTGTTGTTGAGCCATGATATTCCTCATTTTTTGAACAATAACCTGAATATCTTGTTCTCCTTTTCCTCTTTCTCCTATAGAATTTATAAAAGAACTAGATGTCTTATCGTTATTTAAAATATTTCTAAAAGTTCCCGCTTGTGTAACGTTATTTTTTAATGAAGTTTTAACCTCTTCAGATAATTGATTAACAATACCCCCAGCGATAGACGAGATATTTTGTTCTACAGAACTTTTTTCTAATTCCGAATTATAACTAAAGGTTCCGCTACTCATTCCTAATCCAGACCTTTTTCCCGACAACTCCATAATTAATTGTCCAAGTTGAGCTTTTTCTAATTCTTTTTCCTTAAGGGCTCTTGCTTCTTGTAATAGTCCTATTTTTGCGGCACTTGTAGGTGCCGATTCAATTCTTGCGGCCAAAACCTTTCCTTCTCCATTAGTCGTAGCCGATGAAGTTTTAAGTTCGGAAAGAAGATTAATATATTTAACTGTTTCTTGATTTAAAACCCGAAGAGGAACAGCAGAATCATGAACAAGAGTATCATATTCTCCTAATGTTCTGGTAAGAGCATCAAGTTTTGATATAAATTTTTGAGTTTTAGATGTTTGTAACTCTAATTGAAAACGAGAACCCTCTAATCCTTTCATCCAGGTATCTAAAGACTGTGTTATTCCTGCCCCAGCAATACCGCCAGCAATTGTTTTGCCTATTCTATTTGGAAATGTCACTAGTGCCTGTCCAGCATTAGTGGCAGCAGTAGTTAAATTATCAAAAGCTGCCCCAGCAGTAGGACTAAATTTTCCCGCGATAGAAGATGCCATTCCCCCAAGCATAGCTCCACCGAAACTAGTGAAAAGTCCTGCTTTAAAAGTTGATTGTTTTGATGTTTCTAGTCTTGATTTTTCTTTATTTAAAGCCTCAGAATATCCTTGAATGGATGCCCCAAATTTATCTTCCATTTCTTTTGGAGATGTAAATCTAACTTTTTCAGCACTTTTATCTAACGAAGAAGTAAAGAACACTTGTGCAGTTTCTTGTTTTAATAAGGATTTATGTAATCTGGAATATTCTTGGGTGACGAGATTCATTTTTTGCAATTCTTTATCGTGAGAATTTAAAAAGAATCCATATTTGCTATTTACCTTAGACATGATATCCCGAGAATAATTTAATTGAGAGGCAAATCCAACTAAACTTAACATTACAGAATTACCTAAATTTGTTCCAAAAATTTCTCCTTCTGCTAAATTAGGAATAAATCCTCCCGCAGAACTTCGTTGTCGCTTAATTTGTCCTAAACTTTGTCGAGAAGAATGTTGATTAATTGCATTACCAACAGTCCCCTGATTAGAATCAAAAGCAGCTAAACCCATCGGATTAGATGGAGAAACTAATAAGGGATGAGAACCAACTCGACCTCTTCCCCCCGTCATGGAATTTTCTGCCCTTAAAGCTTCCCCAAGTGGAGAAATAAATCCTCCAGCAGCAGACATATAAGATAATCGACCTAACGGCCCCATTTCCTTTTCTAAACGAGCAAATAAAGCCTCAAATTCTTGCATTGTTCCCTCGTGAATAGTAGCATTAGGATTTTCTTTTCGTCCTTCTGAAATCATTCTGGCTCTAAGAGAAGGAATAGAACCCCTAAATGCTTTAATCTTAGACGCAAGTCCATAAGCTAATCCATAAACTCCAGTATCAGCTTGAGAGGTAGTATTTAATAAGAGTTGTTCTACTCCTGCCAAGTCGGCTTGGGATAAAATCATTTTACCACCCATACCCTTAGCCGCCGCCAATTTCCCCGCTCCCATTGGTCCAGTTTGGACCATTAAAGGTCTACGAGTAGCCATTGCTCCATATAACAATGATTCAAAAGAGTTAGTGCTACGAGAAGCCGATGATTGAAAAGTATCCCTATCTAAAATTCCAATATTACCTCTTTTTTCATTAAAAGTATTAACCCCCAAAATAGGAGGAACTTTTGAAGATGGACCGACTAATCTTCCAGCGTCATCGCCTACTAAAGTTCTAAAAATCTTTCCAGGCATTGAAGTTATACCCTCTTCGATACTAGCTTTAATTTCTGCCCCAGAGAATTTTTCGTTTGTTCCAATATATTGGGCGATATCAGGATGATATCCCATAATATCTAATGCTGCGTTTTTACCCCCAACAGGCACTCCGCGCTCCTGAAAGAAGTTCTTCATTGAGGCATCGAATATATTTCCAAACACGCTCCCCATTGATTCTTTCGGAAGAGGAAAACCCATCGTCTTTGCGTCTGCCATTAATTTTTCGTATAAAGCTGGTCCTTGAGAATGAGATAAAAATTTCAAAGGAACTCTAAAAGAATTTTCTCCAGCTTGAAATGGGGTTACATAGGAATAATTCTTAAAAGGTTTAACATTACTAGATTGGGCATAGGCAGCAATCATGGGAAATTGCGGTGCTAGCCAAGAGAGCATTTCTTGGGCATCGGCAGGATTAATTTTAGTATTAATAGCTGACTGTTTGGCCATTCTTTCTCCAGCTATATTACTTCGGGTCATGATACTTGCGAAAGCGTCTGCCGATTCTGAGGAAAATCCTTCAAATCCAGTTTTGCCCACGGCGACACCACCTAGCCATTTTCTTAAATCTTCTTTGCTTTTTGGAATTAGCCCTTTTTTCTGGGCTCTTTTCATGAATAAATCATATTGAGGTCCAGGTAAGAATTGTTTTGCGGCTTCAGATAAATCATTCGGTTGAAAGAAATTATCTTCAAAAGCTAAATTAGGAATAAAACCACCAGCATAAACAGGGTCTACAACACCAAGTCTAGCCCCTTGTCTTGCCATTGACGCTCCCACTTGAGACTGAAGTCGTGGGTTCTTTCTTAATCTATCGGATAGTTTACCAGCTTTATTAGGATTTTTATTAATTTTATCAAAAATATCTAATGCTCTATCATTAAAAACAGTATTTCCTGGATGACCAATAAAATCATTAGCATGGACTCCGACACTCATCATCTCTCGAAATGCAGACAATTGTAAAGCTGACATTAAATCTTCATATCGACCAAACTGCCTACTTCTTTGAATAGAACTTTTAGAAGCATCCCATAGATTTCTTCCAGGAAGAACTTCTTTACCAACTCTTCCAGCCCTCATTGACCCCGATAATCCACCAAATATTTTGGGATAAGTAAATAACGAACCCTCTTTATTTAGAGCTTCTAATTTTTTTCCGGTAGTATATTCTTTTGAAACAGATTCATGCAACATCATTTCATCGACAGAACCATCATCTAAATAAGATGTATTAAATTTTTTTGCGCCAATACTATAACCACCAATATTTTTTCTATAATCAAAAAACTCCCCATAAGAACCAGAACCCAAACTTCGGGCTGATTTTGGAATTGCCAAATTAGGAACAAAACCCCCAGCTACGGGTCTTCTAGCTAACAATTTTGGGTCTATGCCATTGGTCGCTATAGAATTAGCTCTATGTAAGTCCCAAGCTTTAGTCCCCTCTGGTGGATGAATATAATCATAAGCCATTCCATTAGGTCCAATGACAGTTGATTTACTTTCATTAGCATTAGCCAATACTCTCAACGAAGAACTCCCTACTTTTACCTGAGTAGACAATGTTCTTCCGGCAAAATATCCTAATGACCTAGCGGCAGCTTGCTCTGGGTCTAAAGCTAGGTTAGGGACAAATCCTCCAGCAGCCGTTTTGCCCATACTAATAGATGGAGCTAGAATATTAGTCATGGCGCTCGCATAAGTAGCGCGTAATTTTAATTCTGTATTTTGTTTTTGTAATGTTGCTAAAATCGCCTGAGATTTTGATAATACCGTTTCCTCTCCAGAAACTAATTTATCTAAAGCATCTTTTTCTTGAGTTAGTAATGCAACGATTGTTTGTTCTATAGCCTCTCGTTCTTTAGCTTTCTGGTCTAATCCAACGAAATCTTTAGTAGAGTCAATAACGAACTTCTGCAAACGTTCGAATAATTTTAAAATAGCAAATAATGCGAATTGAATTGCTGGCCCACCTAAAATAGTAGCCACCCCTTTAAGTAATCCTTGAGCCCCGACAGATTCAATCTTTTGATAAATCCCTTCGTCTTCAGTTGAACTTTTATCAGTAAATGCCGTTACTTTACTAAGAAGAGAATTAAAAACATCTAATCCAGAACGCATAGAACCACCTAGTAATAAAGTTCCAATATTATTAAAAGATTTTTCTAGCTCGTTCGTTGTTCTGATAAGTTGAGCTGAAATAGTATTGTTAAGAATTTTTAAACGAGCATCCACTGAACCAATTGATTCTTCGGCAGTTTTCATGGCCCCACCAAAAATACTCATATTAGAACCAAGGTCAGCCATAATAGCTTTCAAAATGTTAATTTGATAAACTCCACCGACCATTTCCGCAACAAACGATTTTTGGGCAACCGCTAAACTATCATAAGTAGAAGATAAATTTTTTAATACTTGAATAAGAGGAAGCATTTCTCCCTGTAAATTTCGAACCATTACTCCCGCACTTTCAAGGTCTAAAAGAACCTCGGGACGTTGTAGACGAGTAAAAATGGTCTTAAAGGCGTTACCGATGACGCTACCACCACGAGCAGTAACTTGTTGGGCAGCAGTAACTAGGGCAATGGTTTCATTAAAAGAAACATTGGCATCGCTCGCAGAGGCACCTACTCGGCTTAGGGCTTTAGCTAAATCTCCAGCACTAACAGCATATTTAGCATCTACAGACGCTAATCTATTAACAACATCTTCGGCGTCAAGAGCTTCTTTGGTAAAGCTGTTTAGAGCACCAGTTAAAGAAGAAACGGCTTCTTCATATCCTAAACCCGAAAGACGACTAAGAGCAAGAGCTGCGCTGGTTCTTTTAAGGGTTTCTTCTACCCCTAAACCCTGACGAGAAAATTCGGTAGCAGCTTTGGCCGCATCTTGAAAACTAACCCCAGTTTGATTAGCTATTCTAAATAAATTATTAGAAAATGATTGTAGGTCGCGAGAACCCAAATTAAGTAAAGAATTAATGCTAGATAAGGCTTTTTCTACTTGAACGGTAGATTCTACTAATTTAACGAAGGCGGTTCTTAACGCATAAATAGACCCAGCAGAAGCACCGAAAGCAATAACACGAGCATTAGAAGCCGCTAATGATTTTTGGAATTCGGTAGCTTTACCAGTAATTCTTCCTAGAGCCGGTATAAAATCGCTTTTAGAGAGGGACGCGCCAAGAGCAGCCGATTTAGAACGCATGTCGTTCATAAACCTCGTTACCGGGGAAGAATCCACTTCCGTACCAATCTTTAACATCATGTTATATCCCATAACTTTTTCCGTTATGTTTAATATTACACTTATTTAGCGAGTATCTCTCTTACCTAACATGATACTATAATTTTGGTCATACCAATCCAAAATATGTTGAACGGGTTGATTATCAGATGGTTCTGGGGGATTACCTTTACTTTGAGAGGCTATATTTAAATTTCTTGAGCCACAAGCAATTAAAAGAAGTTGGTGATTGGTTAAATATGCAATTGGTCTATTTAAAAAAAAGAAGACATTCTCTTTCGCGTATGAGAATGCATTAATAAAAAATGGCATGACCGAAATAAGACGGATATTCAATTCAGAGAATAATACCATATTAGATTCTAAGAGTTGACTATATTTTGCAATTTCTTCCTCGCTTAATAATTCAAATTCTTCCCATGAATTAAAAAATGGGATTGAACAGTCTTTGTCTTTAAAAAAACAAAAATAAATTAAATACCTAAAACAATCCTTCTCGCTTAATTCTTCGGCAGTTAATCCTAAAGATTGTTCTCTTTCTAAAAGTAAAATAGCGAGGTCTAATTTGTCTTTTTCTATGGCTTTTTTAATAAATTCTTGCTGTTGAGGGATAATAGATTCTATCATCTTACTATTATCTTTGATTCTTAATTTAAGAGCAGCTATTTCTTCTTCTTTTATTGGTGTCCACTGTTCTGTTAAATAGGCTATTTCTAGTTTTTCTTTTTCTGGAAGAATTCCATTAGAGACATAGAAATTAAAAAAATCTTGCCTTTTCTTTAAAATAGAAATGTTATCTGGTTCAGATAGATGCTTAATATAAGCGGAAATTGGGTCTAAAAAACTGTAACCGTCAATAATTTCTTTATAAATTAATCTTAACTGCTGAATTTCAGATAATTTAAGTGCTGACATTAGCTGGGGTTTCGGTAATTAATGGTTGTGGGTCTGGGTCTTCCACAGGATTATAATTATTAGATGTTTCTAAATATAACTTTTCGACATTAGAAAAATCAGTAGTGGAAATGGTTGTATTTCGAGCTGTAAACCAAAAACTAACTAAAAATGAGAGGCGTCGAATTACTTCTGAATAAAAGCCATCATTCATCTCATCAAATTCATCTAATTTAGACATTTTTTCGTCGAAACTTCCCTCTCCGAAAAGAGGTTTATATTCTTTACTATTTTCTTGAATAAGACTCAATTGTAAAGACCACCATTCTAACGTATCGTTACGAGCCTTCATCTCAGCGGTGCTTTCAAAAATATCAGAATAAGCACTTTGAATTTGCCCCAATTCCGAGTTGATTTTATTAATTTGAACAAGAAGTTCGTTTTTTGACTCAGTATTTCCATCGGCATCTGGACCCGTTTTAGCGAAGAACTCTTGTTCTAATTTAATAGCTTGAGCCTTTAAAGTCTCGATTCTTACTTTTTCTGTCTCTGAAAGCGGCCCACCATCATTAGCATAACGCTTAGATACTAATGAATAAGGTAATAGCCCCGCCTTTAAATAATCAGCAAGGGTTTTAGAATAAAAAATTTCTGCGGCTTTAAATAAACGTCTGTCAGGTTTAAGGATGGCAACTTTAATTGGTTGAAGCTTTTTGAGGATTCTTTTAATTTCTATTTTATTTCCGTTGGCGTCAACAGTTTTTTCAATAGTGGGGTTTTCTATTAATTTACTAATAGTTGTTTCGAATAAAAATTTCATGTCTTTCATAATACCTTTTGCCTAATTATGGTATCTCTATCGGTTGAGATGTTACAAATTTTTTAATTACTTTTTTAGAAGAAGCAATAGTTTCTACTTTTTTAGCGTCTATTTGAAAATTAAAAAAATCTAAAAATGAAAGGAGTTGTCTTTGACAATCGTTACCATTATCTAAAACTCTTTTTCTTAATTGGTCATAATATTCAACAGTAAAAAAATTAACCTGCTCTGTTATTTCTGGACCGACTGATTTTTCCACTTTTTGAAGCATTATATTATGTTGGTTACGAACATCTTCTAAAAGCTCTAAGAAAGTTTTATAAAGATGAGTAATTTCTTTGTGAACTTGTATTGTAATTAAATCATTTTCCGGTTGCATACCTTTTTCCTTACCTTAATATACACAAAAAAACCCCGATTTCTCGGGGTTTGTAACTTTAACGGAAAGACTAAAATTATGGATAAGCCAATCCAAAATCACTAAAGTTGGCAGAAACGTCTTCCAATGAATAAGAGTAGCTTGCTCCAACGTTACCAACGGCGTTATTAAACGATTTAGAAACAACTGCCCCTTGAGGTAATTGAATACTTAATCGCCCGACAGTAAATACGGCGGCACCAGACGCAGCAGAAGGAGTATCAACAGACGTTCCCTCTACACTGATAGATGCTTTAAATGGAGGTTTAGCAACCATAGAAAAACTTGAAGCTACTTGTTGTTGAGTTCCCGATGTTTTACCCCCAAGACATGAAATCGTTTCATTTGGAAGGTCAAGACTAAATCTAAAACTATTGGCACATCCAGTATTTACTGCTCCAGATACATAATTAGATACGACAGGAGTAAATGTAGCAGGCATGTTTGTTTGTTGGGTAAATCCAACACCAGTTGGGGCGGAAGAAAACGTTGGTTCACCAACACCGGCAAAAGAAAGGGAAGCGGTAGCGAAAGCCCCATTAGAAATTTCTACACCGATATTAGTTAAAATACCAGACATATAGAACCCATTAGGAGTAACGGCTATGGTTGAAACCTGTCCATTCAAAGCTTCTCCCGTAAGAGTTTGAATTAACAACGTGTCAAGAATGTTCGTTCGAGAAGAGTCATCAATAAGACCTACCCCCGTGGAAAGAGGAAGATAGGTTTTAATATCAGCTCGGCAAGTACTTACGCTATTTTGGATACGGCCCAATGAACCTAATCTTCCGAAAGAAAGAATATCTTCAATTGGTCGAGTGACTTCACAACTGGCAGATTGAACTGGTAAATAACGAGTTATGGAAACCCCAGTGTTGTAGGGTGAAATTGCTACTTGTTGTCCAACATATAAAATTCTGGCTGGCATAAATTTTCCTTTTTAGTCTAAGATAATATACAGTTTTTTTGGATGTTTGTGAAATATCAATTTACCAATGTCTTATGAGTACGGAGATATCAAAATCTACCATAGCCATATTCCTGTTGATATTTTTAAAATTACCATCCTGTGGTATATCAATTACTTTTACACTTAAAATCATTGGTTGGTAAATGGAATCAAACGCTAAATTATTATAATGATAGAAATTTGTTCCAGTTAATGTTCCTAGCGGAGAAAATGGTGTCGATAATGCTATAGGTAGAAATCTATAGTTTAGATTTTTTAATACACAAGATGCGGCAATTTTTTGATATTCGTTATCGGCGACAATAATAGCTCTTAGTCTTATCTGACTATTATCCATTCCACCAAGGGCAAAGGGTCTAGAATCCTGAATTTTAGGTTTAATAAATACAATCGGGCTCGTTTTAACCTCAATATCTAATCCCGTTACCGAAGATGGAGATGAATTATTAGAAACATATTTTGTATCAAACAACAACTTCCACTCGGGTTTATCGGTTAATTGTACTGAAAATTCTTTAACCCCAAAGTCTCCACTGACTACTGTTCCAGCAGGTAAAGCCCCTGTAAAATAAAGCATTCCTTGATAATGATTAATGCCTTGATATCCACTTTGACCAATTGAAATAGGCACATTATTTAAATAAATACCTGACAAAACAGTTACCCCCGTTACCGATTTATCATTACATAACGATTTATAAGTAGAAGCATAACAATAAGTATTAGCTATATTACTTGGAACCTGATAAAAAAGCCCAGAAGTATTAAAAAAAGCTTGCCCAGTAGACTGTAAAGAGTGGTCTACGAATAATAAAAAACTACTAATTACTTTATTATCTAATTGGGCAATCATATCTCATTATCTTTGGCTATTTATTCTATTTCTAAAGTTATTTAATAATTCGCTCATATATTTAACGGGAGATTGTTGTAAATCTTCATTATTCTCAATATCTCCAGGTAATTGTAACCCCATAGAAGAACGACTTTTTTGCCATTGCTTAAACATATATTGTGGTGCGCTATCCAGACCATCTTCTACGGCCTCTACCCAGCTTGTAGAGCCATCTTCCCATGGCATTGGTGTAACATCATGAACGTCTTTTAAAGTTGGTACAGAGACTCGAAAATAGTAATTTCCATTTATATAAGATGTCTTAACGAATCTAATGCTTTGAGATAGGTATTGTTTTAAATTATCTGTTGGTTTATCTCCCTGTTTAAAACCAATAAAAGAGAATAAATTTCCGTATCCATCCAAAGAATTAGTCAAATTAATACCTTTTGGTCCCATTAATAATTCCGCTGTAACTGGGTGATAATCAAATTCGGTTAATAAAGAACTTTTGGCTCTATAAAACTGACCATAAGCACGATTATAGGCCAACTTTTCGACTTTTGTAGAGAGTAAAGTTTTTTTAATCTTGTCTTGAATACTTTGTTGGTTTATAGAAATAGAAATTTTCATATTTAATGAGTATTAACCAACGAAAAGACATAATAGGCACTATCTAAAAATGATTGTTTTCTTTCATCGCTATCTAATAAAAACGTTCGCCCATCGACAATAATATGTTGAGTTTCCCCATCTTGAATATAAGCTCGTGCGTTTTCTCTTACTTTAATCTTTACTTTATCAGCAAAAATATGGGATACGATTTCTGGATTTAATTCGGCGTTAGACGACTTATCATAATAAATAACAGCAGGATAGATTCCTGATACTGGCGTATATGTATACTGTTCTTCTACCTGACTTTCTCCAAAACCAAATAAGTTAGAAGAAGATAGACTAGCAACAGGAGTTTTACTTGGGGATTTAACAATAACAATATTTCGACAAAATGTATCAAAAATATCATTAAAAATTCCCGTTAAAAGGGCTCTTTCAGTTGAAGAAATTAAACTTGCCATAACTAATCCCTAATATAATATCTTGTAGAAGGATAAATTCCAACAACGGTATCGTCTCCTGCCACTTGCGATGGAGGAGAACTTCGACTTCTATAAGCGGTAATTAATAAATCTAACGCCGCTATTTCGTCTCTTCTAACAGTTGCTAAAGTTTTGCTTATTTCGTTTCTGTTAACCTTCGTCACGCTAGAGCCCTGGTCTTCAACCCTTAAAATAGAATCAGTCGCTAGGGCATTCATATTAGTCCGTATTTGAATCTCATAATCGTAGATTCTATACATTTGTTTAATAATCGAAACAGCTTCAACAGATATTTCTTCACCACTTTCCCCTAGTATTTCAAATGACCCATCATCTACATAAAAAGACTCATATAATAAATTATTAATGGCTCCAACCTTACCGCGAATCCAAGAAGCAATGGCTGGGATACTAGTTGAAGTGGGACTTCCAGCATCAAGGTATATTTCGTTTGCGACATCAACAATTTTCATATATTAATTTACACCATTATAGAACTAAAGCTGTTATATCATCTACTTTTCGTTCAATTCTGGTAAGAGCTGCCGTTTCTCCACCACCCTGAACTAATACTGCCTGATTAGAAGTAGAAAGATTAATTAAAACATTGAAATTTCCACTAGTCTGAACAAAAGGATTCCCGCTACCGCCGTCTACAAATAAATTACCATCTACAGCCAAAACATGACCAGATTCGTATGGTTTTATTTTCCAATCGTTTAATATAAAAAAATAGCGACCCACAGAAACCACATCAGAAATTGGGTCACCCCCCACAGTAGAAAAAGTCGGCAAATATTTACTATTATCTCCAGACAAAACCCATTCTTTCCAGTCGGAATATAAACCTTGCACCGACAAAGTATTAACCCCGCTTGGTAAATAAACCCTTTTATTATTACCATCGAAAGTAAAAGCCATAAATTTTTAAAATTATGTATTTAAATAATTTCTTTCTTTGGCCGCTGACAAAGAAATAGCGTTAGAAGAACTTCTTACAATGGTGGCTGTAGAAGAAACATATTGGGCTCCCGACAATCCAATACCTATTGCTGTAACAGCAGCATTTGCTTCTGCGGTTCTTCCTCCTTGAACATTTCCATCATAATCAAAACTAAAACTTACAGATGATTGACCATTAATTAATCCACTAATATCTACAGAATCATTATCTTTAACTATTACAGCCCCACTAGAACCAAAATCACCAGAAGGAACAGACGTAAAAAATACCCAATATTTTGAAGATAAATCATTAATTAAATTTGTTCCAAAGGTAATAGTCCCAGCGGAAACATATGGAAAAGTTCTTTCCACACCTGAGATATCCATAAAAGAAACATTATTAATATCAGTAGATGGGACATTGTCGATAAATACCCCCGAAGCACAAGTCAAAATATCCCCAACAAATGACATTAACCTTCTTGTTAACTTTCCAGTGTATAAACCCGTACTCGCTTCTATATTCCATCCAGAATTAATGTTAACATTTTGTCTTAATAAATATTGACTTTTCTCATATACATAATCTAAATCATTATCCTTAGCGTCAACAATAATATTAAATCTATAACCAGAAGCACCAATAGTTCGAGAAACATATCCAGTATAAAATGTACCACTAATACCTGTATAATTATCTCCAGTAGCAATAACGGAATCTGGATATGTAATATTAATATCAGAAGTGTTAGCAAGAGGAACACCGTATTTTCTATACGTTAATGCCGAAATACTCTGTTCTGTTGGCAAATCATAACTAGAATATGTTTCCCCAGATTGTCTAAGAAATATTTTAAAATAATCCCGACGATAACTTGAATCTCCAGAACCATAAATTTGAACTGGCTGATTTACAACATTAGAAAAAGCGGTATCAATAGCTTGTCCGCTAGAAGATTGTTGATAATAAGCCGTGTCTCCCGTTGAATAAAAACTACCTAATGTAGTAATATTCATATATTCTTCTGTGACAACGCCAGTTGTATTTCTTAACGCCCAACCGCCTTCTCTAACAAGATTTTTTGTCGCTGCTCCAGAAAAATTCCATCCGTTAATTAACTCGAACTGTTCGCTAGTAATAGCCTCCATTGGAAATTCATACTTAATTAAAGTATTGTCATTTTTCCATTCTTCTTTTAACCATGAATACAAACATTGAAGAGTAACCCCATCGTTACTGAGATTACCTAACGTATTTAGTATCAACTGTTTACCTGTAGTATCAATTGTTACCTCAACTCCTTGGTTGAGAAAATCTGGGTCTTGTAAAATAGCCATAATATTTTCCTTTAGAGATTACACCTCTTCATGTGTAAAATAATAGTAGTATCAATAATATATGAATATTTACACAGAAAATGAACTTGTGGGATTATCTCCATTGTCATCTGGACAACAAATATTTAGAATCTTACCCTCATTTGAACCTCATCGCGACCCAGAACAACAATATAATTTAATTATTAGAGAATTAGATAACATACGAAGAAGAATAATGGGGTCTGCTTTTCATGTTTTATCTTATCCGGAACTTACAGATAAAGTAAAAGAATATTTTAATTTTAAAGAGGAGCCTTTTTCATGGTTGATTTTAAAAGAAGAAATAATATCAATAGAACATCTTCCAAATTGGGTCGTTGCTACAGATAAAAATAATTCTCCAAATATTTTTTATATTAGAGATTTAACTATAATTATTGCTTACTAATTAGGATTTAAATAAATTCTATCTAATTTTTGTTGAACAAACAAGGATAAACCATCTTCCCCTAACGTTTGGCTATTATATCTTATAGGAATATATCCTAAAGACATTATTATTATATCTATCGAAATATCTTCCCCTTCCCAAACGTAATTATATGTAAAAGACGTATCAGACGATTCAATTCCAGCTATATAATTTAAATTACTTGATTTATATACTCTAACTTCAGACCCAGTTTCAAGACCATTAATAACTAAAGAAGTATTAACAGAATTTAATGGATATAAACTACCAGTTATTAAATCCCAATTAGTTAGTCCTGTTATTACAAATCTTGTTTGGGGTGTATTTGGTCCACGACAAATCATTCTGAATTTAGGTTTAAATCCAAAATATGGGTCTAGTATTTCATTTTCTATTTGTCCGGTATTTCTCCATTCTCCATAAAAACCAGTTCCACTATTATCTATGTCATAAAAAATTTCTACTCCAGACGGCGTTGAAAGATTGATAGGGGAAACATTTCCTGTTCTATAAAATCCCGTATATCCTTTAATATAATAGGACCAAGTAAAATCAGCATAATCACCCGAATTGTTAAAATAAATAATTCCGTTAGAAAATCCTCTAAAATTACCAGTAATATTACTTCCAGGAGAAAACATAACATTCATAAATCCAGAATGTTCATTAAACCAATAGTCGTAATAAGAAGAATTATAAGAAGGATTACTAGTAGACGGCAAAGGAAATGTGGCCCCAGAAAAATAACAACCCCTAATAATACAATTTTTTGGTAAAGTCCCCATTAGATTACCCGCAGTATTTGTTCTATTTATCCCTGTATCAAATTCATAAACATTTTGGATAATCGCCCCATTAGTGTCATTGGTCAAATACAGATACGAATAAGAAGATGATGTTCCAGCCCCTCCACTTAAATATAGTCTCTGAATACGATTATCATTTACTCCAGCAGACGCCAAACTCAACGTTCCACTTATAAAAACACTATCACCTTTCAACGTATAAGGGACAGGGTTAGTAGTAGAACCCACATTTTGAATAATATTATTCTTAGCGGCCCCAAAGATAATAGGTTTATAAAGACTAAATGGTGGAAGAATAGTCACCCCATCTATTAAATTCGAATCTGAAGTACTTAGTATATTAATTGCATATCTTTGTTTATGCCAATAACCATTATTGTATGGTAATATTAAATGGCCAGAGCCGGTGATATCTGTAGCACAAGTCAAATTTAAAAAGGTACAGTTGGTTGTAGTTATATAAAAATCATGACCATATAATCTTATATTATTAAAAGAAACATTATCGCAATATTCTGGTCGAAAATGATGATAACCACCAGCAGGAACCAATCTTATCCCATACACATCTATATCTTCCATTTGTCCATTTGATAAAAAACCTAGATATATAGAAGAACTCGAAACGACACTCTCACAAGCATTTGTGATAGTCCAACCAGAAAATAAAAATGATAAATTTACATTAGAGATAGATATAGCATACGTTTGGCAAGCTCCGGTTATACTTCCCAAAGCCAAATCTTTTATAATTAAAGACTCGGAGATATCGGCTATAGATAATCTTTCGTCTATACCAATAGATTCTATATATAGGTTGTTTGTTTGGACTAATGAAAGAAAATTAACTGTAGACATTCTTTTTAATACGACATCTCCTCCAGCAGTAGTAGAGGTCATAGTTCCTATATTATTATTTGTAGACATCGCAAGGGGAAGAAAACTGAAATATCCAGTTGGTGAATATCGTCCAGTCGTTGTGAATTCGCTAATATGAATATTCGGAACTCTCACTTTCGCCCCAGAAGGAATAAACACCCCCGAAACAGAAGGAAAAATAATATCTCTACTTCCGCTATAACTAAAACCCAAAGAAGGATTATCTGGATTACCTCTTCCTGTATCTTGCCAACACCAATTTCCCCATCTTTCACTTAATCCTGTTAAATGAATAACATCCCAAACATTTCTAGCAGTATGGATATTAATATATCTAGTATAAACGTCAGAACCCGAAGCTGTTTCTACCCAAACAGCAGGAACAAAATTATCAATAAAATATCTAAATGTTTGTCCTGTTTGGCCGTTGCCAGTTCCCAAGTCATACCACTCACCAGATATGATTAAAGAGCCCAAAGATGTAGTTGTCCATAAAGAAGGAGAAATCGAATTATCTGCTCTATGTTTAGTCAAAAGTATCCATCCTACCCTATCTGTTCCACTTAAATAACCAGAAAAATCATTATTAGCAAAGGGTTCGTTGGTAATCATCGGTCCACTTAAACTTCTACATTTTAATTCTCCTGAATAAAATCCAGAATTTTGATAATGACCAGTATATATGATTTCTCCAGTAACATTACTCCATAAACCTGTTAATACAGAACCAGAGGAAGGTAAAACTCCGCTATGTCCTGTATAAAAAATACTACGAATTTTTGTTCCGTCTATAATAAATTTTCCATCGCTTACGTTTATTGGTCCAGGAAATTTTGGGTGAGATAATGACCATTGCCAGTCTTGGTCTATTATTAAGGTGGAGTTTCCGTTAATCGTATAGGTTTCCCCATTATTAAGACCAGTACAAGCAGTACTATCGTGATAATATGTTTGACCATCTGAAAGGGTTACGCTTGCCATAAATTATAAAAATTCTATTCCAGTAATATTAGATGAATCCCTTAATATTCTTTTTTGATAATAACCATAAGATACGCCAGTAATTTGCTCGTCTATATTACGATATATTCTTACGCTTCGACCATTAGCATAATTTACACCCGTAATCGTATCAGCGCCGTCTCTTAATATTGTAGCGTTACTTTTAAAATAATCTAAAGTTAAAGAGGTAATTCCAGTAGAGATACTTAAATCATTACTTAAAATATCAACCGCTCCCATTAAACCATTTATATTTAAAACTCCAGATGATTCTGCACTAGTAATAAAACCAGATGGATTAGAAATTGGATAATAAATTAAAGCGGCCTGTCCTGTATCTAATAATTTTCCTGTTGGAGTAGACCCGCCCCCAAAAGAACCTGTTTGTCCAGTAGTAACAAAAGAACCAGTATTATAAATAGAAACAAAGCTTCCGGTTTGCCCTGTTGAAACATATCCAGAATACGTGTATCCGGTAACAAATCCAGAATTAATGTATCCGCTTGGGTTAGTTCTTGGATATAAAGAACTTGCGTCGATACCACTAGCGAAACCGCTTGGATTAGAACGAGGATAATAGGTTGAGTCTATCCAACCAGTGTCTACAGAGCTACCAGTAGAAGCTCCCGTTTGAACGAAAGGGATATCAGAAACAATGACTTCTAAATTAGATTGGGTAACTGAAACTTCCTGAGTAGATAAAGAAGTAGAATATTGAGGGCTCCCACCGACACTTGCCTCAACATTCAGTCCTGAAATAACAGTAACCGTAATATTCATTTATTATTTTAATATGTGGCCTCTGGATATACGGAAGCCTTACCCATTAAAGCTTTAGATACGACCGCTGTTCCTGTATGTCTAATCTCTACGTCATATACTAAATAAGCAATAGGTAAAATAGCGGTTCCAGTTGATGCAATACTTAAAGTAATGGTCCCACTAGCGGGAGTGACTACCGTCGCATTTAAATCAGCTAATTTAGTGGTATCTGAATATCTCTTTTTTAAATAACCGCTCATGGTATAAGGAGTTAAGTCAATAGGAACGCTATCATCGTCTCTAAGCGTTAAACCTAAAGAATACGTCGCCCCCTGATAAATTTCTAAATCGTAAGTTGTCATGGTTTTAATTACACTGGCCAATTATAATTCTGAGTATAAGAACCGAATACCCCAGAAGAAATACGAGAAAAACGATAAAAGTCCGTTTTATCCCCACTCGCGCTCCCCACCGTTTGAACTGGGGAACCGGCACCATCCCAACAGAAAAAGTATTCTCCAGTCCATGTTACTACCCATGACTGAGATTTAGGATTGGTAACGATAACCCTTATCTCTTGTCCATCATATAATCCAGTAATAATTATTGACGTATCTTCCTTTAATCTTACTTTAAAAGTTGTGCCAGATATTGCGTTTAGATGGACGGTGGCACCAGGATTAACTGAAATGGTATTGTCAGAAGCGATTCTTCGTCTATTACCCCTGGTGTCTGTTAAATAAAGGGCATTTCCATCATATTCTACCGCTCCAGATTCAGGGCTGGCAATTAATGCTCCGCTACCGAATCTCATTGGGGCACAAGCAGCTTTTCCGGCACTATTTCCACTGAAATAAGCTTGGGCAATGCCAACATTTTCTACTCTAAATCCTACATTATTATAAAAAGTTTTATTTCCAGAAACTATCTGATTGCCAGTAGTTCTTACATATCCGGTAGTTAAAGCGGAGCTATCTAAAAATCCTCCAGTTTTATTATCTGTTACAACATTATATCCACTAAGCGATAATGATTTAGCTTTCCAGTCTCCAGTAAGAATTCTTCCAGACCAATTAATAGATAAATTCTCTAAATTATCGTTTAAAATATAAGATGCCCAATCTAAAGAAACCCCAAATAAACTATAAAGTTGTTTGCTATCTACGGAAATAGAACTTCCCCCCGCTGCCGGACCGATTGTATTTACATTAATATTATCGGCAAATGTTTTTGTTCCTGAAATTGTTTGATTTCCTGTTGTTTTAACAATTCCAGTATATGAAGTCCCAGAAGTAAATTGGGTTATGTTTCCTTCTGTAACGACATTATAACCACTAAGAACTAATCCTTGGGCATACCAATTTCCCCCAGTTAATAAACGAGTATTCCAGTTTAAAGTCGTAGATTCTCCATTATCTAACAACTCTCTTAAACTCCACCAAATCGAAGCTAATCCATCATCGGCTATTATTTGTGAGCCTACAAAATCAATATATTGAGAACTTCCATCCGAACCAATATATATCGCATATATAGTTGAAAGAAAAGATTTGGTTCCACTCACCACTTGTAATCCAGTAGTTCTTACAAATCCGGTAGAAGAAGGCGTCCCCGCAAAAGAACTTATGTTTCCTTCAGTAATAACATTATAACCACTTAAAGTTAGTCCTTCTGCATTCCAAGCTCCACCTGTTAGCAATTTTGATTGCCAATTTAACGTCGAATCTTCTGTATTCTTTAATAAATCACGACTATCCCAGTCAATACTTGCCGAGCCCGCGCTTGTTGTTGTTCTAGAATTTTCTAAATCGACCATCGAAAGAGAACTTCCAGATGAGACGATAGAAGAAACTTTTAATTGGGAAGCGAAGGTCTTAATTCCGCTAACTGTTTGATTACCTGTAGTTCTTACAAATCCAGTAGTTAAAGCGGTGCCATCTATAAAACTTCCCGTTTTGGTATTCAGTGCGTAATACGTGCTCAATGATGCGTCAGCGAACTTACCTGTATCAGCATCTTCTACGAAATTGCCCGTTTTAGTGTTCAGCGCATACGTTGTTGTTACATCCCCAGAACGGATAAACGAGGCCGGATTGGTAATCGGATAAAATTGACCACTCTGACCAGTAGTAATAAAACCACCAGTCATAGAAGCAAAAACTATCTCTCCAGTCGTTGGTCTAATACCAGTCCCAGTTGTCGAAACGTAATCATTTTCCCAAGAAATAAGACGTAAAGACGGTTTTCTAATACGAAACGATGCGTCTACAGTTACATTTGCTGTATTTTGATGAAAAAATTGTAAACCAGGATAAGCGACGGTGGCTTCTGTAAAAGTCCTGACTCCACTTGATGTCTGATATCCAGTATCAGATGAAAGAAGGGTAATTGTGGAACCATAAGTAGAATTTAAAGAAGAATCTGCTGAGTTTCTTTCTGTAATTAAAACCGACAAAGTAATCCCTGTTCCGCTTAGTAATCTTGCTTCACAACTTCCTAACCAAATATCCCCCACACTAGCAGGCGAAAATCTTGCGGTATTAAATGCTGCATACACTCCACCAGCACTTACGATATTTGGTCTTCCAGATAATCTAAAATCTATATATTCATAACCACTTTCAACGCCAGTATTTCCAACAATTCCAGTAACCTGTGTTGGATTTCCATAAGCATAACTCCATCCATAAGGCATCGCTCCACCAGAACCATAAATCCCAGGAGTATTCGTTCCTTTTAATGCTGAATTAGGAACAGCATTACCTATATTACTTAACCTCCAATTATCAATAATTCCTTTAACTGGATAATAATATCTATCAAAATATCCAGTTCCTACGCTAGCTGGCACAAAATTTCCAGTTTGACCAGTAGTAACGAATCCCCCAGTAGATAATGAAGTGACAAATGAGCCAGTTTTCGTATTCAGCGCATAATACGTGCTTAACGATGCGTCGGCGAACTTACCCGTATCGGAATCTTCTACGAAATTCCCCGTCTTAGTGTTTAACGCATACGTGGTCGTTACGTCTCCAGAACGGATAAACGAAGCGGGATTCGTAATTGGATAAAACTGACCCGTTTGACTGCTCGTAATAAATGAGCCCGTCTGAGAAGCCAAAGTAAACGATGACGCATGATAACCATCCAATAAGTCAGAATTAGAATATTCGTTTAAAATACCAGTTTTTTGACCCGTAATATTTGATTCGTCAGTAACTAAAGTAAAATTATAACCAGTAGATTTATTACGAAAATTCAAATAACCCATTGTTATTTGAGAAAGAAATATTTTAGGATACCACCAAACGGTGCCTGTTTGTCCTAATAATATACAATTATTTGTTCCATCATGGGCAAATCTTACCCCAGAAAAGGGAATAGAGCCTAAAGACTTCGCTGAATATTGAAACCAACTATTAGTAGATGATGCACAGAATCCACCTAATAATAATTTCCAAGCTCCTGTTGTGGGATAACTAGCACTAGCATTATAGCTATACCCGTCTATTTCCAAATACAACATTGTTTCAGACCAAGAAAATGGGAGTCTTAATTTTAATGTCCCCGTTTGTGGTGTTGGTGCCCCACTATAATCTCCGACAAAAGTAGCCACATCTTTATATCGAACAATACTAACGTTTTGGTCTAAATCTACAGTAGTTGGTCCCCTAATCTGTAATCCACTTGTAAGTAAACCGCTAAGGTTGGCATTTTTATTTTGTTCAACAAAATTGCCTGTCTTAGTATTAAGGGTATAATATGTACTCAACGATGCGTCAGCGAATTTTCCCGTATCAGAATTCTCAACAAAAGCTCCTGTATTAGTGGCCCCATAAATACCCCCGGTCATATTTATATTACTAGTTTGAATACCGAAAATATCAGCTTTAAATATTCCAGTATTCATCCCATAAGCAAAACCTAATCCAGCATTATTAGAAATATCTAACTCCGTCATTATCATTTCATTTGCTGGTAAAGATGTATATCCACTCCAAGGACAACCACTCCATTTATAAGAAGAATGATGAAATGAATCATCATTCTTAACTAAACAAAACATTGAGGGTGTAGACCCTGTATCTGTATTAGTTGCAAAAATATCAAATGCAGAAAATGCATTGACACTATTTAATACAATTCTGGCTTTAATAAATCTATTATTAGTTTGATGTAATAAAGATATAGCTGCTCCAGTAGTCCAATCTTTACTAATATAAAAAACGTGAGTGCCAGGAACAGTAAATCCACCTTCACCACCTACACTTACCCAAGCAGCCCCTCTACCGCTATCAGACCATGGACTCATAGCAATTCTATACCACCAACTACTTAATGTACCAGTAGACGATAGATAAGAATTAAAATATAAATCTCTTTCTAAATAACCAGTCTTAGAAGATTCAACAAATGAGCCAGTTTTAGTGTTAAGAGCATATGTTGTGGTAACATCTCCACTTCTAATAAATTGAGCCGGGTTATTAATCGGATAATAAGCTCCCGTTTGATTAGATGTAATGAAACTTCCCGTTTGGCTCGCAAACGCAAACGATGAAGCGTGATATCCATCAAGAGTATCCGCTTGAGATAAATAATTAAGTCTTCCAGTAACAATACCTGTTATTGATGAATCATCTGTAATCGGAGAAAAACTCCATCCAGTAGCCCTATTTAAAAAATTACTTTGACCCAAAAGAACTCTAGATAATATAATTTTTGGATATTGCCAAACAGTTCCCGTAAATCCTAATAAAACACAACAATTTGTTCCATCATGACCAAAACGAACCCCAGAAAAAGGTAATGTGCCTAATGATTTTGCATCGCAATAAAACCATTGGGCAGGAATAGTCGTCGCATGATTGGTTCCCCCTAATAATAATTTCCAAGCTCCTGAATAATCATGTACAAATCCATCTAATTCTAAAGACATCATAGATGTTGTCCAAGAAAAAGGCATAGTTAATTTTATTATTCCTGTAAAAGCAGTTGTCCCACCACTATTATTGGCATAAAATGCAACATTATTATGTGCTTCAATTAATGAAGAATTGAAATTTGTAGTTAACGGACCTTGCATTCTTAATCCAGTTGTAAGAATAAGTCCACTAAGGATACCCGTTCTATTTTGTTCGATGAAATTACCCGTTTGGCTACTTGTAATAAAAGCTCCCGTTTTAGTATTAAGCGCGTAATACGTGCTTAACGAAGCGTCGGCGAACTTACCCGTATCGGAATCTTCTACGAAATTCCCCGTCTTAGTGTTTAACGCATACGTGGTCGTTACGTCTCCAGAACGGATAAATGAGGCAGGATTAGAAATGGGATAAAATTGCCCAGTAATATCCCCCGAGGTCATGATAGCATTTCTAACTCCCGTTCCGTCCGTTAACCATAGATGATAACCATCATATTCTACCGTCCCGCTTTCGTAAGGGGGACTTATCAACACCCCGCTGTTGAATTTAATAAGGGCCGCGTCTGGTCCGGTATAATCAACGGGGGTTTTAATATGTAACATGGAAACAAAAGTTTTAACCCCAGAAATTGTTTGATTACCAGTAGTTATTACCGACCCGGTTATCAGCTTGGATATTTCCACGAATGAACCAGTTTTTGTATCCTCAACGAAATCTCCCGTTTTGGTGTTTAATGCGTAGGTTGTGGTTACATCTCCAGAACGAATAAAACTTGCGGGATTATTGATTGGATAATAAGCCCCCGTTTGGCTAGTGGTTACAAATACTCCTGTTTGACTACCCATTACAAATCCAGAAGGATTTCCAGAACGAGGATAAAATTCCCCGGTCATTGAAACAAACACAATTTGTCCAGTGGTTGCATAAATAGGAATACCCGACGTTACAATATAATCAGACTCCCAACTTGTTTGTCTAGCAGATATTTTTCGTAATCTAATCGAGGCATCTACCGTTACCCCAGAAGCATAATAACTATATATTACTGGTGCAAAATAAGCCACCGTAGGTTGGGTCATTTTACTAGTTGCAGTTAAAGTTAAATAACCAGAATTAATTAAACTTACCGAAGGTCCATTGATACTACCTAAAGATGTAAAAGAAGAATTTCTCTCTACAATACCTGGTGTTAATATAATCCCAGTACCACTAATTAATCTTGCATCAAAATTAGTAGTCCAATATTGCCCCGAATGAGTACTCGCTGGTTGAGTAGCATATAAATAATAAACAATAATAGTAGAATCATAAGTAGCAACACCAGAAAACCTTATATCTAAAGTGTTATATCCACTCTCAAAACCCGTTTGACCTAAAATAGCATAAATCTGTCCTAGTCCCGCAGCGTTAGCATAAATCCAACTAGATGGCATTGCTCCTCCCGAATTATATATTCCTGGAGAACCACCAATCATAGCTGAGTTAGATACAGCATTTCCTCTATTACTAATTTTCCAATTTTCTACTAAACCAGAAATGTTCCCAGAGTTAGTAAATTGAGCTGGGTTACTTATTGGATAAAACTGTCCAGTTTGACCTGATGTAATAAACGAACCAGTTAAAGATGACGTGATAAAACTTCCAGTTTCGCTATTTTCTACAAAAGCTCCAGTTTTACTACTCTCAACGAAACTTCCTGTCTTTCCAGATACAACAAAAGCTCCTGTTTTAAAATTTTCAACGAAAGAACCAGTTTTACCACTCTCGACAAATGAACCCGTTTTTGAACTTTCAACAAATCCACCAGTTTTAGTATTAAGAGCAAAAAGATTTAATCCTGTTCCTGATGTTAAAAATTTATCTCTAACACCAGTTCCATCAGTTAAATAAAGAAACTGTCCATCGTATTCAACAGCTCCGCTTTCTGGTGTCGTCATTAACCAACCACTATTAAATTTCATTGGGGCCGTATTTGGACCAGTATAACTTGGAGCAAAATGAATTTGAGCGGTAGGAGATGTAATCGTAGATTTAGCAGCGATGTTGGTCGTTACAACTGTCCCTAAAAATGTTTTCGTTCCGCTAATAGAAGTATTTCCAATTACCGCAACATATCCTGTAGATACATATCGCCTATCAGCTAAAATTCCAGTCCTTCCTGTTTCTACAAACGCCCCAGTTTTTGTTCCAGATACATAAGTAGCCGCCACGTCTCCCGAACGAATAAATTGTGCTGGATTTAAGATTGAATAAAATTGTCCTGTCTGACCCGTCGTAATAAAACTTCCCGTATTAGGAACTCCACCAGAAATAATTAGTCCCATTTGTCCAGAAGCTACATTTCCAGTAGTAATAGTTATAGTTCCTTGTCCTGATATTCTTAATATTCCCGTTAGATTATAATAACCAGTTGTTCCCGCTCCAGTAATATAACTACCACTTCTAGCAAACTGACCCGTTTGGCTTGTAGTAATAAATACTCCGGTTTTAGAAGCGATAGCAAACTGTCCAGTCTGACCAGTGTTAATAAATATTCCTGTTTTACTAGCCATAGCAAACTGCCCAGTAACACCAGTTGTAACTAATCCACTTGTCGTTCCGCTAAAAGTAAAAGTAGAACCAACCAATGTAGAAATTACTTGCCCAGCTCCAGTAACAGTTAATATACCTGATAGTCCATTAATACTAGTAACACCACCAGCCTCAGCAGCCGTAATATAGTTACTTGGATTAGAATATCTTGGATAAAAATTTCCTGATTGACCAGTTGAAACAAAAAGTCCCGTTTGGGCTTGAGTAATGAGGTTATAGCCACTAAGAGTCCAATTACCCACCAATATTCCACTATTCCAATTAAGTTTTTCCTGTTCTGAATAATCTAATAGTTGACGACCACTCCAATTAATACTCGCTAAAGAATCTGGGTCAGACAATATTCCCAAAACAACACTAATTCCAGCGACGTTTCCCGTATTTGAAATGTTAGAAACGTAAATATTATTAGTAAAAGTTTTAATACCAGCAATCGTTTGATTTCCAGTGGTAGCCACATATCCAGAAATAATACAATTTTTAAATGTAAACCCACTAATATATGGAGAAGCATCATATAAATTAATTTTTGATGTCCCAGATTGATTAGTTAAATAAAATGCAGAAGAGGTAAAAACTAAAGGATTAGTTCCCGCTCCAGTATTATAAAGAACAAGACGAATATTATTTAAATCACTTTGTTGAACTAATACGCCAGTAAGTTGTCCAGTATTTAAATTAGTAAGAAGACTTCCATTTCCAGAAAAAATCCCCCCTGCTGTAACCATCGCTGTTGTCCCAGCGAATCTTACTTGTCCAGCAGTAATAACAGTATTTCCCTCGTCATCAAAAGCTATTTTCCCCCTTGATAAAAATCCTCCTCCATCATATCTAAAACCAACCCCAAGAGATGGTCCCGTATAACCAATAGTACTATCCTTAACAAGAAAAACCCCGGTAGAATTATTCGGATTTATTATAACTTGATATCCGCCAGTATTACCAATAGTTAAACCAGAAGAAGTCAATTTCCAATAAGTAGAATTTATATTTTGAATACCACTTAATCCATCCACGCCAGAAAATTCTACTGAAGATGTAAATCTTTTTATTCCTGTAATAGTTTGATTACCTGTCGTCTTTACATTTCCGCTATTCTCTAATCCAGTAAAACGATTAAGTAAATAATTGCCAGTAATAGCTAAATTTGTAGTTACCTGATTTATGGCATCTGATAAAGCTCCGCTGGCCCCAGTTAATTGAACAAATGTAACATATCCGCTATTTGCAAAATCAAGAGTCGTAACGGCTCGATAACCACTAGAATATAACTCTTGAGCATAAACATTAAAACCAAGAACAAATGGACGATTTGAACTTATTCCATATAAGGAATTAGTTAAACCATACATATCCATTACTATATTTTCTGATGGAAAACCTAATCTTTTTCCAAGCAAATAATAATTCTCTGATGTGCCTGTCTTAAAATGAAATACCCCACCACGAATAACATCCTGTAAACTTAAATAATCTAAAATCAATCCGCTCGCGCCATTAAAATAAGCGGACTTCATGAAGTTTCCAGTAATATAACCAGAAGAAAGATACGGCTCGTTATTAATTTTAGAAACAAATAAATCAAATCCAGAAATAATAGAACGTCCAGAAATTCCTGGACTTAAATTAATGATTCCTGTATTATTAAGACTTTTAATTTGAAATAGATTTTGAGCCCCATCGAATTTTAAAAATGGAAGTTCTTGAGTATTAGCCCATAAAACAAATCCAGTATATTGCCCATTGCTATTAAAAGCAAATCCTGTTTGGGCCATCATTCCAGATACTACTTGACCAGATACTAAAAATCCGCTAGGATTAGAACGAGGATAATAACCATTATCTACCTGAGTAAGAATATTAGTATTATTACCAGATAAATATGGATAAGTAACGAAAGTGTCGGATTCGACAGAAGATATATAACCAGAAGGATTAGAATGACGGGGATAAAATTCTCCAGTGAGTTGGCCAGTATTTGTTGCTGTTCCTGTAATAGACCCAGTATTTAAATATTCTCCAACTACCTCTAAAATATAACCAGAAACTTCTGGTTTATTTAATTGCTTTAACCTTACCCAACTATTAGGCATATATTCATATTACACGGAAATGTAATAAATATTATCGGCCTTCAGCTAGAATTTTTTTAACATCGGCGTCGGCAGTTGTAACAGGTTTATTGGGATTAGCAGGACGACGAAGAGATAAGATGTAATTTTTGAATTCTTGACGTAATTTATTTTGGAGTCTTTCCGAACTTTCTAAAATAACTACTCCTAATTTACGAGCATGAGCTTCTAAATCAGAACGATTCATATTGGCTAATGTTTTTTCGTATTCTGATTCATCAAGAGTCCCATATTTTGCATGTTCATTAAAACCCCAAATTTGTTCTAACATCGTGGGCTTGCCATCATCAATCTTACCGTGAGTTTCAATAGTTGGTTGCGTTGATTTTTTATTCTTTGCCATATCTATGTTAAGTTATTATTGGTTTATCTAAAAAGAATTCTGGATATTTTTGTTTATAGTCCTCGATACATTGAAGGACTAGCGGATTAGACCATTTGCGAGAGAGTTTGGGAACGGGGAAGTCTTTAAGATAATAAATAATAATTGCTGCTCGTAAATTAGTTATTTCCATACAAAATAAATTTTTATTTTTCTGAAGATTTGCTTTATTTAAAATATTTTTTAGTTTTAAAAAATTATTTAATTCAAAAAGAATCCACTCCATAATTTTTAAATTACAACTATAAAATCTAATGCTTAATCTATTTTCTTTTGGTCTTAATAAAATAGAACCGTCTCCGTCTAAATATCCAATTATATATGCCATTTTTAATTCTTGGGAAATTATATTGGGGGGAGACATTCTTAATGTTTTATTTTCGACAATCCCGAAGTTCTTTTCTAAAGACTCTCTCCAAGGATTTACCCCTGTCATAATTAAAGATGAAACATTTTTTAACGTTTCTTTTTTATAATTTTTTCTTTGGTAAGAGCGAATTGGTCCAGAAAAATCACATGCCTTTTTAAAACTTTCTAAAAGTTCTAAATCTTTAGAATTAACTTGAAGAACATACATTGTTGAATTCCCCCTATATTTTAAATAACCATCTGCTGCAAAATTTCCAGCAAAATAAGAATTTACTAAATTTGGTTGATGATAAAATTCTTGATTAAAAATATGTTTCTTTTTTCTAAAATTACTTATTAGTTTTAATTTAATGGCTTTTTTTTGTAAACTAATAGCTGTTCTATTTGGAAAATATAGTTCTTTCATTTTATGGAAACTCATCTTGCCAGAATATTGTTTTAATTTTTCTGTTTCTTCAATTGTCCATAAAAAATAATTACTCATATAAGTATCTTAACAGATTCGACCTAATTTTTCTAAAAAACATGGGAGAATTTCTTCTCCCATGCGTGTAAATTGTTGACTATCAAACAATTATGCCCGCCACACTTCGCGCATCAAGACAAACACGACCCTCTTCAAGAGAACCATAGAACCCAACTTTCTCAACGCGAGAACCATACATATCAAACTGACCATCAGGAACAACAGTAAATGTTGAGCCAGTGTCAGACTGACGAGATACTGGGCGTAAGAATACTCCACGGGTATTATCCACTCCAACACAGATTTCGTCTGAAGCGGTAGTCCAGTTAGCTAAACTTGCAGCAGTAGCAAAACTTCCGAACAAAACGTTGTATTTTTGTCCGACACCGAATTCAATCATTTCAACGAGGTTAACTCCATAGATAGATTGCATTCCAGCATTGCGGAAAATTTCGTTACGAACATCGTCAGTTAAATACTGTCCACGGATACCAGCAATAGCTGTGGTTTCAGTCGTTTGAGCAGTATTAATAGGATTGTAAGCAAAAGCTCGGATTTGTCCTTTGACTTCTGGCGATACATAAAGGTCAGTTATACCATTTGTATAAGGCTGAACAGCAGTATTTCCAGAATACGACTCGTTGATTCTCTTAATACGAGTAATAAGAGCATTAAGGTCGGCTAATAAGAAAGTATCAGCAGCAACAGAATCAATAACGTGACCAAGAGCCCCGCCATTAACAGTTGTAGTGGAAGCTTCAGCAAGGGCTTTTAAAATAACAGCCCAACCATTACGTTCCTGCTTAATAAGGACTTCGTTAACCATTCGTTCAATAGCCTTGCTAACAACATCGAGACGACTCTTGCGAGCATACTTTTTGTTAAAGCTGACGGCGCTATCTAGGCGATAGGTTCCGAATTTTAATTCCTTAACCCCTTCGATTTGAGAAGTAGGAAGACCACCGGCTACATGTTGTGACCAGACGGTAACATATCCTGCTCCTTCATTGTAGAAAAGGTCTAGAGGAATAGATGGGTCTGAATCCTCGTCAAATTCTACATCTCGATAAATACGAGAAACTGTTCCAGCAGTCATTAATACTTCCTCGATAACAGGAGAGATAAAAGCTGCGACCGCTTCAGTAGCTTCGCGAGCTACGGTTGGGCTCTTAGAACCCATAGCCTTAATAAGCTCTACTTGCTCTGGTGTGTTTTTAAGTTTGATTTCCATAAAATTGTTTCCTTATAAATTACTTAAACTAATTAAAGCTTAGTAAAGCCCTCCCGCGTCAAATCTAACTACTGTAACGGCGAAAGCATCACTATTACCTAAAGCAATGGCGATTGGTCGTCCAGAAACAGAAACGTTAATTGGTAGTCCACCAGTTGTTCCAGTGGTCGTATAAGCGTTATAGTTTTGGGTTGTAAGAGAAGCGTTAGCCCCAGCATACAATTTTGCCCCAGCGGTAACAGCTCCAGTTAAACTATTTCCAGTCGTAATTCCACTATAAGCGAAAATACCCTTAACAACTACAGGAACAGCTTGACCTGAAATACAAGCTTCCATTTCGGCAGCTTTACGAGGATTATACTTTAGAGGAATACCATTCTCGTCTGTCTCTCTCATATCGAAAAGGGTCATCCCCAATACGGTATCTGTTTGAGCAGTAATAGGCGTAATCTTTGGAATAACTCCATATCGTTGGGCAACGACATTCGATACTGAAAAGTCGCCCATGTTTCCTAGCATTTCAACAGCGTCAGGATTATTGAGAGTCATCCCAGGTCCAGCTATTTTAACTAGTGTTCCCTTATTACAAGGGAGAGTAGTACCAGAAACGGTGAAAAGATTGATAACATCTTTCTCGTCATAGTCTCTGAATGGTCTTAATGTTGGCATATATTTCTCCTAAATTTTAAATTTTTTTAAACTTACATTTTAATTACAAAATTATCTTTTGCAAAAGCTGATTGATATTTTTCCTTCAAGGTCTGTGGTTCTCCAGATGTTCCGTTGGGAAGTCCACCTTTTTCTTTATTAGCATTTTCTAATGCTGCGGCAACCACTTCTTCTGAAGCCTTACTTTTCTTTTTAGAATCCATTTCCTCTTTTTCATCTTCACACTTTCCAGATTCTTTGTCTTCTTTACCCTTTTCGGCTTTGCTCTTTTTGGCGAAACCCTTAAGAAGGACCGAGGCTTTCTTTTTCCATTTATCAAAATCTTCATCGCTTGCTAGAGCCTTAACATCTTCTACAATAGCAGCTCTTACTTCATCATCTAGTTCGTAATTTTCAGCGATTTCTGACATACGGACGTTAAATTTGTCAACTTTTTCTCGTTCAAGTTTCTCGGTTGAAAGGGCTTCTACTGTTGCCTGTAATTTCTTAAATTCTTCAGATAGTTTAGCGTTTTCTTCGGTCGCTTTAACTTGAGCAGCCTTAGTGTCGGAGAGTAGCGTATTTAATTCTGTTTTTTCTTTTTCCCATACGACACTTCCTTTTTTAAGTTCAGCAGCAATTAAATCGGCCACATCAGCAGCTTTAGCTACTTTGATAGATTCGTCAGTAATGTCCTGAATAGATGTGATTTTCATAATAAGTTGTCTTTCTTCATTTACATTTATTTTTTCATTTTGGGAAATTATATTTTTAGAATCCTCTTGAGCCAGAACGGTTTCTTCTTGTGAGGTAGCGACACCTTTTACTTCGGCGGCTGGTTTTTCCGTAAAACCAATTCCTAAAGGTAAAACATCATTAACTGGCATTCTATAATAAAAAGTATCATCAACTTTTCCATCACCGCCAAAAGACTTAAGATTTATTTTAAGTGATTCTATCTCAGATGGTTCTGTAATTAATCTCGCTTCGGCAAGATTTTTAGATGTTCCCTCAATAGCAGCTATATAATAATCACTAAATCCCAATTCCCAACTAGCTGAAATACCCATGTATTTATCAGATGTCGGGTCATTAGTCTCTTCAATTAAATCGCTAATATCAGGATTTACTAATCTCCAAACGATACCCCCTAGAGTAATATTAAAAGGAATGGTTAAATTTTGGACCTCTTCAAGTCTCAATGGTTTATCTGTAACAAATTCGCTGAAGCCAGCGGTTAAAACGGTTCCAATTACTTTTTGTCTATCATGCTCTGTATTAATTGGTTTATTAATAAACTTATTAAAAATAGCAATTGCCGTTTTAGTATCTATGACATCGCCATTTTTATTTACTCTATTGGCCACACAAGCATTAAATGCAACTGGTAATAAATCTAAATTTTGAGCCATGTCAATATTAGGAATGAATTTTCCTATTTCTATTAAAGAAGCCATTGCTAAAAATTTGTCCTTCTCTTCTGACACTAATGGTTTAAGCAAACAGCTAAATGATGACTCAAATTGAAATTTCTTCATAATTCGTTAATTATTTACACTTAAAATAACCGAAAAAGAATTATAGATATTGCTGATAGAAAGAAGCGTCTCGTGAATAAGATAAATAAAGGCTGTCTATGGAGGATAAATTAAACGTTAGACTTGATTGTTTAATACATTCTTCCGCCGCCGAATAATGTTCTTCTGAAGGAGTCCATGAAGAGGTTAAATCTACCATTTGTTTATTAATATGATAGAGAGTTTTTTTATGAATATTATTAAAAGACAGCGTTCCTCTTAAAATATCTAAAAACATAAATACCCTTGCCAAGCATTTCTCTTGTAATGATTTATGTGGATTTTCATCATTAGCCCCAGATAAAAATACTTCTATTAATTGACTCATCCTTATCTTTTGCGAAGACGAGGAATTATGGTTATTTCTAATTTGTTTCAATGAAGATAAAATCTGACGAGTATAATCTAAATACTTATCTTCAACTAATTCTATATTTTTATTTAATTCAATAGTCATATTATGGTCCAGCAGAAGTCCACGATAAAATAAAATTAGTGGTTAAAACCCCACCATTATGAATATAATTATATTTAGCAGCTACCGCATCATTACTAGGAAGAGTATATGTAGTTAGGGCACTAATTCTATTTATTGGTGGTATAACAGGACTATCTGAATCAGTATTCCTAAATAATAAATCAAAAAAAGGAACGATAACCGCCGAAGATACATCGGCGAATCCCCACACCATAGCCCTTACTGGTTTATCGACCATATTAGAAAATCCTGCTGTCGAACCCACTATTTCAGATGAATATTGGCTAGTATGAGTTCTTACAGCTTTATAAGTATTATCAGTTAAATCCTCTAAAATAGCTACATGAGAAATTTTAGATGATGAACCGTATTCTACTTTCGTTCCAGCCTCGGCAACTTCTAATAATGTATCAATTTCTCCTTCTGTAGAAATATCTGACGGTTGAGGATAAAAAGGAAGAGTCCCATCTCGACGGATATTTTTCCATTTATCAGGAATACCCTCGGTTTTTAAATTAGATGTCGCCTGCCTCTGCCATTGCATAATTCCTGGCAAATTTAATTGTTTAGCTACGTCTCCATCAGCAATTTTGCCCCCATCTTTACCATTAGCCATAAATTGCATGTTATCTGTACTTGTATAAAATACTAAATAATCATCATCAACACTTGGGTCTAACGGATTTCCCCATCCAGGAACAAAAGATTCTCCATATTCAGTCTTAAAATCATATCCTGCCCATTGAGTTTTTCTTTCATTACCTGCTCCTAAATCGTAATTATTATCTGATGCTGAACCATCATTTATTAATCTAATCCCAGGATGAATAAGAGCGCCTGTATAATAAGCGTCTGAGCCCCAATTCCCTCCCCCAATTAAATTAATAAACTTGGCCGTTACTCCCTGTCCAGTTGTAAAATTTAATTTAAGAGAATATGTTACTTCAGAATAGTCGCCGATACCAACGGACATGTCTGTAATAATTCGGGCAAAAGCTTTATGGGCCGCACAAATTCTTTGTGTAGCATTAGTCGCCTGTTTTATATTAGAATAAGTATCAAAATCTACCAATGATATCGCCGCACAATCATTTCCATATCTATAAACGATATCTCCAACCCCAGGATTATCGGGATTATCTATAAAAACCGATTCTGTACAACTACATACTTCGGTTGGTATTGTTAATTCCCAATCAGAAAACCCTTTCATGGGGGGTGTTCCTGGAGAAACCATAAACTCTTTAAAATCATATGCAGACGTAAATGCTCCCTGTACTGGAATTCTCCATCCCCTTGTTAATTTTAAATAACTGGAACCACCTAATACATCTACCTCTGTAAATCCACACGAGCCATCTAAATATTGAGAAACTATTTCTGTATTTATATCGCTTGGAGTAGAATAATTACGACTTCCAATATACTGAAATAAAGCCTCTCCATCGACATCAAGGGATTTCGAATATAAACCAGTCGTTCCCCATTGAGCACCCCCCAACTCCGAACAAGTATCTGTAATATTATTAGCTGTATTACTTAATCCCAAAGATAAAAATCTAAAACAATCGGCAAAAGGAAAGAACGCCGGATAACATAATCCAGTAGAAGTAATAAAGTTTTTAATTCCTGATTTGGTATATTTTAAATGTCCACCAGAATCATAAACCTTAACACTTAATTCTCCACCAATACTAATAGAATGCTTTTGAGACATATAATTTTATGTACTAAGTGCAATTAGATGCATCGCCACATGGACTTGTCCATGTTAATGTTAAATTCATTTCTATACCATTATCAAAACCCAAAGCTGGATACAGTCCTCCTTGAAGCCTCGTTTCTCTATCGTAAACATCATCTTTATTAGGAAAAGCTCCATGAGGTAAAAGTCGAGCAAAATGAGTTCTACTATAAGAATCTCCTTCGCTAGTTCCCGACGATTCAAAATGAACCACATAACCAGTAGGGACACAAAAACCACTAGAGGCAACACCGCCGCCAGCCAAACCTGTGGGAACATATGCTGTTCCATTACAACCATTTGCCCAACCATAAGTTTTAGCAGTAGCGTTATCGTAAAATCTAATAGAATCCCATCTTATTTGTAGTTTAGCTCCCGCTGCTCCAGTATGAGGCCAATATAATGGTCGAGTATTTGTATTTAATGAATCAAAATTACTTGGAATTGTTTGCCCACCATTACCCCTATCTATTAAAGCACAGTCCATTTGAGTACTTGGCCATGGGTCAAAAGTAGCTGGCGAATAAGCTGGACCATTTAACATTAAAATCCCACCATATCCATATCCAGCACCAGAAGCATCAGTTATTTGTCTAACCATATCTCCCAGAGTACCAGTGGAATGAGTAGCTGAATTCAAAGCTTGAACAAAATATCTTTCATTGCCAGAATAAGAAAAAGGTCCAAGTTCTGAATGTTCAGTATTGCTTCCGGTTACCCCGCCCTGAACGGTTTGAATATTATTAAATCTTTCAATAGTATTAGGAACATTCCCCCATTGGTCTACAATAGAAAAATGAGCATTACATATTCCCGTTCCCCGTTGCGTTAAAACTATCCCACTTATCCACCTATAATGCTGTAATCTAGAATTACTTAACGTAGAAGCTCCAGATGCATCTTTAAAAAGACAATCTAAATAAGGATAATAATTTCTATCTCCCTCTGATGCTGAAGGATTTACACAATAAGCTAAAACCATGGAAGCAAACCGTCCATTATAACCCATACTGTTATTGGGAGAAAAAGAACACTTCCTTGTAATGGTCGCGGAACTTCTAACGTTTGGTCCAGAATAATCTATGGCTGTTGGGGGATTTCTTAAAAATTTAGATGAAAATACAGCCTTTATTCTTGGATGTTCATCCCCACCAATAGCTTGATACTGTTGATTGCCTGGGGTAGCAAAAGAAATAGATTCAGAAAAGGCATCGGTTTGAGTTTCTTGATAATTAAAAACTTCGGTTGGATTTGTCCACGTATTATCGACCTTATAATTTTTAATAGATGGTAGGTTAGGAGTAGCTGGCCCCCCCAATCTTATATTTTTTGGTGTCACTACTTCATCTCCAGGAAAACTACTATCAAATAATTGTGCAGCCGTTGGACTATAATAAAAACCACTTAAATCTTCCTGGGTAGTGATAGCGGTTAAATCTCTACTTAATGTTGCATTAGGAATTTGGTCGGAAGAAATAAACTTCATTAATCCGTCACTATTATAGGCTGAAATTTCGCTAGTGACAGCTCCACCATCAATATTATTAACTTCAAATTCACTATTATCGGGAGAAAAATAAAAGGATAACTGACTTAAATTAGTAGCTGATGGCTCCATTAAATCCCCATATTTAGGAATAAAAGAATGCCCTTTATTATCAACACATCTTAATCCATGATAAACAGGACGATATTTTCCATACAAATTACTCCAAGCTGTAACAAAATTCGTTGGGTCTTCTGAGGTGTCAGCATTAGTTGTATCAAAAGTATTTAATCCAAAAGAAGAAGCCCCCGTTTGAGAAAAAACAATTTTTAACTGATAACTAACTAAAGCCTTATAACCATTTGGTATAGATAAACTTCTGCGAATTCTACTAAAAGCATACTTACCTGTAAAATCTAATTCGTGACCAGGAGAAACCATAAACTCACTAATATTTAAAGCCCCCCCCGCTTCTTGAACCACAACTGATGAATCTCCAGTAGGAATATTCCAGGCACGAAAAAATCTAGGACCAGTGCTTGTTAAATAAGTTCCACAAGCAGAGGATGGACTGTCACTACCGACTTCGTAACCACGCCAATCTATCCATTGCCCACTTTGTTTTCCCTGATTAGTTAAAAAAGTTCCAAACGGGGAGGCTAATCCAGTGGTCGCAATCGTCCCACCATCACTACTTTTATTAACAGTAACACCATTACCAATAGACAAATATCTAAAACAGTCAGCAAAAGCATAATCTTTAACCATATGCAGCCCCGTATCGGTTATAAAATTATTAAACCAATCGGTCGTAGAAACGAGCTTTCCCCCGCTGTATAAATCCACTTTAAATGCTCCCTCTAATCCCACCTTAAGATTCGTATTCATATTATTTAATTACACTTTTCTAATTATGGACTAAATTGCTCTTTCCAACTTATTGTTACAAAATCAAAAGCTAAAGTCTCCTCATCTTGCATATCTATATTAAATCTTTCTGGACCTGCCTCAAAAGTAATTGACGAAAACTCAAAAGAGATATCCGCATCATCACGATTAGATGGAATAAATAAAGCTGACAAAGCAACAACATATTCTCCCGTTAAATTATATCCAGAAGTAACGATTCCATTGGGTTGTAAAGAAATATAATGATAATCTCCTTCTGGAGCCATTACCCCACCCCAAGAAACAGAATAATAACCTGTCCCTATAGTCCCACTAATAAGAGCCCCAGTGACAATACCCGAAAAGGTTTCTGTCATTATTTTATCACCACTTAAAACAGCTCCAAATGATGTAACAAAATCACCCGTATTTTTTGGATAACCATAAAAAGTCCCTGTGAAAGAACCAGATATACTACTGTTTAAATTATATCCGCTATTAACAAAACCACTTGCTCTTACGTCCCATTCTGGAGCACAAACAGTCGCATCATTATTTATCCACCAAAAATAACCATCCTTAGCCCCTAATTTTAATTCTTCATTAAAATACGACCCAGTAAAAAGAGTCGTTCCAGGAAAAATGGGGAAAACCCCATCCCCCGTAGTCTGATAAAAATTAAATGGGGCAAAAGTTACATTAGCTGCCATCGTCAACCTTACTAGCTAATAATAAACTAGCAAGAAAGTTGTCTAATTGGTGCTCGACAGCGATATTATTAACTGTTTTTACCCGAAGATGATTTTTATCTTCTGGATTTTCACCATAAACCTGAATACTAGATAACCAATTGGCCGGTTCTTCATTAGCCATTATCTGTTCAACAATTCCTGAAACTACTTCTTTTTGTTGTTTTGATAGTTTTTTTAATTTAAATTTTTCCCTAATAAAGGAGGCAACGTTACCTTCTAGCTCTTGAGATAATAATAAATTATCCCTTACTTTAGATAAACTATATTGGACAGAACCCCCAATAGGAGTAATCTTTTTGGTTGTTTGTGGGGCTTTTGCTCCTTCTGGACGGCCAGCGGCATTTGGGTCTTTTGGTCCACCGATAAGCGGGGTGTATAAACCCTTATCCCTTTGTTCTTTATAAGCCTTTTGTTCTTCTTCCATAATTCCTGGGTCTGGAAGAGTATTTGTTTCAATAGCTTTAAATCCTTGTTCTGGAGTAAGAACTCCGATTTCTACCATTCTCGCAAAGATTTTAGATAAAGTACTGTTGTCTTTTAATTCAATTTCTTCGAAATAAGGAGTCGGGAAATTTTTAAATCCAATAGATTTAGAAATCCTTTTCATTTCTGGAATGAGGAATTCTTCCAAAAAAGAATTTCTTGCCTGCTTTAAACGGGCAATAAATAATTCCACCTTTTGTTGTTGATTAGCGAATTTTTCTCCACCCATAAAGATATTATTAAGTCCCATGTTAATATCTCTATCGACAATTTCGTATTTTTTAGGGTCTAGTAAATCAGCAATTTGTGGAATAACGAATTCCGCCTTTGTAGTATAATCAGCAATTAAAACTCTGCCCACTGATTGATTTTCAAATAATCGTCGTAGAGCATCAATATTTTTTTGGTTAATGCCTCCCTTTTCTGGTTCCGCGCCCGTAGTAACTAATAAAACAATTTGCTGCATCGTCCTACAAATAGCCATATCTATTTTACGAAGCTCTGCTTTAAAATTAATATCCTCTAAAACAGGATAACCCATGGGAACAGAAAATGGTTCATAGTCTTGTTTCTTATAAAAAATAGAAGCTACCTTATCAGACGATAGAGGAATACTTACAGACCTGGAACCAGATTTTATTTGCTGTTTAGTTTGTTCTGGAAGACTATTAAAAATAGCTAAATCTTCTTCTGTTTGTGGTTTGGCTATACGAGACAGCTCAAAATCAGTTAATACTTTAAAATAAGTTCCAAATGCGAAATTAGCAGTTGGGACCATTTGAACGTCTGCTGGATTTAAAATAATATATCTAATAGGTAATATCATTTTTTCTTCTGGAACCGATGGAACCTTATCTGCTCCATATACTTGCGTAATTTTTCTAATATCATCGGGCTGGATTTCTCCATCCCATCGGTAAAAAAATACGTTACCAGAACGATAATACTCTCTGAAAAAACGGTCTTGTAATCCCCATAATCCAATTTTCTTCCAGAAGGCAGTAAAAAAATCTCGTGATTGTTTATTTCCTCCTTTAAAAAATATGTTATTAACTGAAAATTCCGTCATTAAATCAATAACATTACGAAAAACGGCGAAATTATAATAACATTTTTGACAAAGAATAATTGCATCCCTTACATCTACAGAAGAATAACCACTACCATATATGCTACTACTATTTTTAAATGGAACTAAACCATCATCAATATTTTGAAATCGTTGAGTCCTCTCTATAGTTCCAGCAATATTTCTTCTTGTGGAAGTCGTTGATGTTGAGGCGATTGACTCTGTCGCCATTGAAACCATAAATGGTTCCGCATCAGTTAAGTTAATTTTTTTCTTTCTCATATTATTATTTTAAATTGCTGCATTACTATAATTAGCCGAATAAGTACAATATATCCTATCATTACCCATATAATCGGGAAATCTAACAAAAGTATACACAGTACTTAAATTCGGATTTGGAGCAGGGGCATTAACGCTATATGGGAATCTAATATCGTTATACCACGTAATTAAATTATATTCATCTGTAGTTTTAACACCGAGATTGCTTATTTTTACTAATACTGTTTGTCCTGTTGCAAATCTAGTTAAATCGAAAGCAATAGTGTTTTCTTCGTCAGTGAAACTTAAATCCCATGCGTCGTATTCTTGAGGACTTATGGTTCTAGTATTGTAAGATGAAAGCCCTGATGGAGAAGTGTTACAGATAAATACTAAATGTCCGGTATCCCCACGGCCACCACTTGGTCCTTGCGGCCCTGTTGGACCTGGAGAACCTAATCCTCCTACATTAGTATCAACTAATCCATAATTATACCATTCAATTTTACCAGAAACTAATCCAGCAGGAGGATAAGGATTGTCTAAAGAAGTAAATTCAATAGCCCCATCATTAGTATTAAAAGAATCTACTCTCCCATAAAAATAACGCCCTGTAACAGAAGCATCAGAAAAAATAAGTTGTTGGGCAGCGGAATAAGTATTACCAATCATTGCTGAGATAGTTGTTCTAATTTGGTCGCCAGGACCAAACCTTCTTCCTGTTCCGGTACATAATACCCAATTACTTGTTCCGCTTGTTGTTCTATCAAATCCATAAAAACCAGTCCTCTGGATATCTGTCACATAATAACTAGCATAATAATTATCGCTAGCCCCAGCAGGTCCGGTCGGACCAGTCGGACCAGTAGAACCAGAAATTGATGTTCCACTAGTACCCGCTGGTCCTGTAGGCCCGGTTGGACCACCAGCCGGAAGAGAAGTCCAATCAGTTGTTGTTCCATCTGTTAATAAAAATCTAATGTCATTACTACTTCGTTCTATCCCAGTAATACCAACCCCAGAAGTTCCGAGCCCCATGGCCCCTCTTTGTCCTTGTGGACCAGCAATTCCTTGAGGACCAGTAGCTCCTCTTCCACCACTTGGACCAAAATAACTTGTTTCGACATCCCCTAAAACATAAAATCCCCAATACATTGAACTATCCATTACGCTTCCGTCGGCGAAAACGTATTTTTGGAATCCGTATTTATACGAAGAGGTTGCGTCGAAGTTAACTTTAAAGGTTATTTTATTTCTACTAATATCTTCAACAATATCTGATATTAAGTCGTCTGTGGTTAAATTAGCATCTAAAGTATTATAAGCAGAAACATCAAAATTATTTTCACTACGAAGAAATCGTCCAGTAGAAGGATTATTTAAAACTGTTTCAAGAACACCATCATCAAAAAATACTAATTTTAAATAACCAGTAATACCACTTTGAATAAAATAATTAGAATTATAATAAGACCCATTTGGAAAAGTAATACCAGTTAATTTTAAACCACTATAATCAATAGAATACGTCATTCCTTTTACAAATCTGAGTGGGGGATTATTAACTGTATCTGGATTAATATTATAAATTTTCCAATTTGGAGCAATATCTCCTGGAGAAGGTGGTCCACCAGTAAATCCAGTAAATATATCTCCGACAATGTTAATTCCACCAACCACTCCTTGCTGACCCGTGGCACCACTTGGGATTATAATAGTTAAACCTGTGGTTCCATTAGAAAATTGCGGGGTAAGATTAAGTCCACTTTGGGTAAATCCAGTAAGAGAAATACCTGTTGCCCCTGTAGCCCCAGATGGTAAAGAAATTGTGTTTGTAAGAGCCCCATTAGATAATAAAAATCTTACACCTGTAGAATTAATTCCTGTTGCCCCGGTAATACTTAATCCACTTGCCCCACTAGGACCAGTAACCCCCGTAACCCCAGATGCCCCAGAAGGACCAATAATAGTTAAACCCTGAGAAGAGGCCGTTAAATAATAAGAACCAACTTGTACAACCGCACTTGTTCCAGATGTATAAGCTGTAAAAAAATGAGGACCAAAATATAACCCACTTCCAGAAGGGATAGAAATCTTATTAATAAATAATTCTTGAAATGGATTTCCTGAAGAACCAAGGTTAGAGATGCCAGAACCAGTAGGAATAATGTTTCTTCCGCTGACATTGATACCAGACCCCCTTAATATAGGGAACATCGTCTGAGAAATATATCCAGATAAATCCTGTTGATTAATTTGTCTGAGTCGAATATAGCTGTCCATAAACCTTTATTTTATATTTACACTAAATTAAATGAAAATAGGTTCAAAGGTAGAAGTATTCTCTTCTGGGGCTTGTTTTATATCGTTAAAACATTTTATCCCCCAAGCAGCTAATAATAAAGCGGTATAACTATCACGACGCATTCTTGTTGAGGTCATATCTCTTTTCATGATTTGTGGAAGGTCAAAACTTTGGGTTCCCTTAGCGGTTGTTTTAACCTCAATAGAGGCGCATTGATATTTTGTTTGTTTTAATAAAATTTCTTGAGTATCTATTAAATCTGAAGAAGATTCTTCCCCAACAAATTCTAAATTTACCTTAGCCAAACACGCCTTCTCAAACGAATTGGCCGAACCCTTAATACTTCCCCCAAACCAAATCTTTTTATAATCAATACACCCCTGCAAATGTTCATTGGCTTTTCTAATAAAATCTGTTGTAAAATATTGAGAGAAAGCCACCTTATGAATAGTTTTATTATATCCCTTTCTCGCTAATTTTAATTGTTCCTCTAATTCTGCCCCGTCTTTTTCGGCGACAAAATCAAACACTTTAATTTCGATATTATCCTTCCTAAACCATTCGCTTTCATTAGCTGACTCTAAAAATTGATATCCAGCATAATCAATAACAATCATTACAATATTAAAATTAGTATATAAATAATAAAAATACTTAATATGGTCCTTTAAATCTTTCCCAGCCTCAGCATAAGAATGGACAATCGTTGCCCCTGGTCCATTATCATCTAATTCGGTTAAACACATAGCAAAATTATCCGCAGTTGGAGAATTACTAAAGTTAGGGTCAATAGCTAAGATATATTTTTTGTCTTTATGTCCCTGTAATAATAACGTGGGTTCTTCTCCATCAGGAACAGTACATTCTATCATTTTCTTCATAGAAAAATAACTATCTGAACCATCAATGAATTGGGCACAATATTCCCGTTGAAAAGTTGCCGAATTAGCTTCATTGCTTTGGGCTAATTCAATAATACTTTTATCCATCCTATCAGGGGGAATAGCGTCCCATGATAATTGACTTACAAAGTATCTTGCCTTATTTTCGGGCAAGTTATCGCTATAAATTTGCTTTACAAATTCGTCATATTTTTTATAAAGATATTCGCAGGTATATGATGCTGATGATAATGCAACTAGTTTAGCATTATTATGAAAGACCATTCTTTCTTCCTCAGTTATAATTCCCTTTCGAATCATATCTGTTTCTTTATCACGAATCATTTTCCTTCGCTTAATTTCCCACGCGGGCGTAGCGACAAGATATGGCATTAAAACCTTTTCTACCATTTCCTCGCCCATTAATAAGAACTCATCAATAACTAATACATTGGCACGGAAACCACGGATTTTTTCTCCGTTAAGAGGAATAGCAACAATTTCTCCACCGTTAATACTCCAACGAAATTCATCGTTTCGTTTAATTTTATGACCAAAAGCTTGAGCCAACATAACTGCTTCTGGTTGGTCAGCCAGTTTTTCTATATGATTAAAAATAAAACGAGACGTTCTAAAAGTTGGTCCAGCAACAAGAATAGAAGTATTAGGAAAAAATATACATTGTAAAAAACAATAAATCGACGCTAACCAAGTTTTCCCAATTCCACGTCCCCATACATTTAGGGAATAATTAGAATTTAATAATCCCTTAATAATTACGATTTGGTCAGGATATAGTTGAATACCAGATAATAGTTCTGTGGTTAAACCTAAATTTCTATACAGAAATTTAATGAGGGTTAGTTTAGCTTCGTTGTCTTCTAATTCTCCTTTTAAACTATACATTAAGTGATTAATGTCTGTTATTTCTTTTTTGTATTTTTCTGATTCGTACCACATTAGATTAAATTTCCTATATCATACAAATATTGAAGGTCCACATTTCTAAATTGTCCATTAGAACAAAAAATTCTTTCAATAGCTTTCGCTGCATCCTGTCTATCATTTACAAATAAAAATTGAAGAAATTGATTATTCTGAATAATTTCTCGCATGTTGTGAAGAACAAATTCTGGACTAATTCTTGTTTTTCCGGCTACTTGATGACGATAAATAAAATTGTATACTTCCTCCATGGGTTCTTCAATGACCACAACTAAATAAGACCCTTTGGCCTTGTTTATTTCTCTTAAAAAACGATTAAATCCCAAGCTTAAAGTCGTGTAAAAATCTCCCAAAGATTTTCTTTCTATGTGACAATCATATGAAAACAAAATATCATTCAAAATATAATCTCCGAACATCAGCCCTTCTGAAATGGTCGGAATCGAAAATGATAATGGCTTTTGTTCTCTTGTATCTACGATGATACGATGTTTTTTTGAAAATTTATTCCAATTTCCATCAAATTCAATAGAAGAAAACCGAGAAGATAATCCTATTTCCTTACCAAATGATAAATAGTCCCCAGTGATTTCATTTAGTAATTTAATCCCACCCATGGGTAAAGAACGCAACTCCACCTGAGAAGGTAAAAAACGAAGACCTTTTTTTGCTTTTCTCTCCAACAAAAACTTACGAATATATTCTATAGCCTGATTATTCGGAACCTTTTTTAACCACTTAATAGCATTCAATCGCGAATTAAAATCACTATTCAAATAAAAATCTAATGACTTAAATTTAATAATAAAACCATCGAATTGGTCATATCGCGGAAAATGCTTTTGATAATATTCCACTTGGGAAATTTTATGTAACCTTAAATGTAAATGCAAAGATTTAAGGGAATCAAATAAAACCTTACATTCTTGACATATTAAATTATCCATAAAGAATTTCCTCTTTAGATAGACCTAAAATTCTCGCTTTAATTTCCGGCAAAGATGATAACCTTTCTACTTCTACCCCCATGGCTTTTTGTTCTTTTTCAGCTAATCTAAGTAGGTCTTGTCTCCCCTCTTCTGTCTTCCACATTTGAACCAAATTAAGAATGCTTGCTGTATCTTTTACCTGTTTAGATAATCGAGTGCTTCTTTTTTCTTTAAGGTCGTCTAACAGTTTTTGCTGGCGAGTAATACATTGGTTTCCCTCATTTTGAGCTTTACCAATCGCTTCGACTAATGACATGGAAATTCTAATTGTTTCATCCCCCCGTTGTTCATCATCGGTAATATTTTCCAATTGTCTCTGAAGATTTTCGCTACGCCGTTGAATTTTAAATTGCTGAACAACCTCATTGGCCAAAATAATATATTGGTCAACCTCTTCTTGAGTTAAATCTGGTTTATCATAAGTATAACGAATAAATGCATCTTCGCATAAGCTTCTATGAGTTTGACTTTCATAAGTAGCCATTTGAGTTAAGAACCTAAAAGTATGAAGATAATTAATTAGCATCTCTAAACCCTTTTTCTGCTGAGGGGTTAGTTTTTCCCTGTCTAGCACAAAATTAACATACTTATTAACACGGCGCAAAACCTTATCCATAGTTTTTGGTGGTTCATAAGTGGCACTTTCAGGAACATCTTCTTCTGCGGCCTGATTATAAATAACACGAGTATCTAGGCTTTTTACATATTCGTTTACCGCACGAGTTTCCGCGTGGAGATTAGATAAAGATGGATTCGCGAACATAATTCTTGCCATCTCTAAAGAGTTCATAGTTGCAGAATTATTAGCTATATAAAGCTTTTGTTCGTCTGTTAAAGTAATTTCTTTATCTTCCCTTTCTCCTTGCGGGCGGGCGCGTATATTATGTTTGGATAAAGCTTTTTTAATAGCTTTCCCCTCTTTGCTTCTACCATCACATTCTTGACCAAAAATAGACATCGTTAACTCTTTTAAACCAGGAGGGTTATCTGGAGTAGAGTTCCAGAGATTTAATAGATTTTGTTCTTGTTCTGCTGTTAGGGTTAAGTCGTCCATATTAAAAAATATCTACATCTCCATCAGCCAAACATTTTTTTACTTTTATAATAATATTTTTGCGTATATTTTTAATTTGTTTATATCCAGGATTCCGCCCTTTTTCATTTGATATGTATCCTAATTTTTTGGCAATAATCGCCTCGTCTTCGTGCAAAATAAAAAGCCCCTCATATACTTTATATTCTAAGGGCTTTAATAGTTCTTTCATTTTTTCGTGAAGAACCAAAATGTGTCTAAATACGTTCGATGTTTCATCAAAAATTTGTCTTATTTCTTGAGTATGATTTTCAATGGAAACGGGTATTTTAATATGGGTAGCTGCTTGTTTTCTTTTTTGCCAGTGGGCATATAAAGGACATTTAGAACTCTGCTCTCCATAAATTTTACATCCTAAATCCATCGCCGCCGCGCATCTAAGGCATGGACGAGAATAATTTGAATAATTGTTTCGAATAAGATTTTTTATTTGATTTCCGATTATAGCATTTAGCCACGGAATAAGGGGTTTTTCAGAATTATATTGTCCCCATTTTTTATATATGTGAATACGAATGATTTGTGATACATCATCATAATCCATCCACGA